TCACGAGACAGGAAAGGCAGGTTGGTGCTTTATTGGGGAAGATAAAGGGTATAGAACTTGTTCCAAAGTGGGCGAAAATGACAAATGCATGTCGGGAGATATATTCCCTAGTCAAGAAATATGTATTAATCCAAGTTTGAGACCTTAAATTTGGATAACGCATAATTTAAAAATAATGTAAAATTTATAATACATTATTTTTATTTGAATTATTTTTATCATTTATTTCTTATTGTATTTAGTTTTTTATTTTTATTTCTTCTGTGTTTTTTGATGGTTTTATTGCGTTTTGTTTTATGAAATTTGCGAGTTTTTTTATTTATTTTTTTTTTGTTTTTGCGGGTTTTTCGTTTCTTTAATTTACCGCCTTCCATTGCCCTATTAAATCCAACAAATTTTCCAAATACATCACCTAGGTTTCCCAACAAATTTGACATATTTTTTCGAGTTTCTTCTGAATTATTTTTTTTAAATTTTTCTGATACTTTATTAGCAATTAATGCTTGTTGATTTTGTTGTTCTGAATTTAATTTTATTTGTAATTTTGTTAAAAATTCTCTTTGTCTTTCTAAATTTTTTTTTATTTTAGTTTTTTGAATTGTTGTATTTTGTTGTTCCATACTTGTTACTAATAGTTCAATATTTGTTCTTGCATCTTGAATTTTATTTTTTAACTCCGTCATTTTTGCATTATCAGTAGCTTCTGATAATTTATATTCTAATTCTTTTTCTTGATCAGTTTGTTTTACTGACATTAATATTCTTTGAGGTCTAACATTTTCTGAGGATTTCTCAAAAACTAATTCTTCAGCAATATCTTCAATTTCTTTTTGTGTCGAAGAAATCAAACCTTCATATGCAGTTGTTGCAAAACCTAGAACATGCACATAATCATGTACCATATTAGTTTTAGCAAAATCTAATAAACTTGCATCAAAAATATTAACTTTTTTAACAACTTCTCTAGATTTTCTTTCAATACCAATTGCATGTTTTAAAATTTCAACATCATTAAATTTTAGCGTTTTTTTTGATCTTAATGAATTGATTGATGCTAAAAAATTTAATTTTAAAAATGATGTTAATGTTCTTATTTTTTGAAAAAAAGTGCTACGTAATACTTTTTGTTGAAGTTCAACACCTATAACTTGTAATTCTTGTGGAAGTTCTTCAGCATTGGCTATAGGTAACTCAATAGGTTCTGTTAATTTAATAACTTCGTATATTTTTTTTAAAAATATTTCTATTTTTTTTAAAATTCTTAAACGTTCTGCTTGTTCTGCTGCTTGTTCTGCTGCTTGTTCTGCTGCTTGTTCTGCTGCTTGTTCTGCTGCTTGTTCTGCTGGTTGTTGTTGAGGTAGGCTGTTTAATAAATCCATTAAAAAAATTTTACCTTCTTCTTTCAATACTTTTTCACTTAAAATTAAAAATGATATAGATAAAAAAGCTTCTATTCGTGGTTTTAAATTTAATAATTGTATTTCTATCTCTGATCTTGGTTGTGGTTCTGATCTTGGTTGTGGTTGTGCTATTTGTATTCCTTTTATACGATCTTCTATACCTTTTATACGATCTTCTATACCTTGCATATCATGTTCTATACCTTGCATATCTAAGTTTTGCTCTAAAGAATCTATGGATTCTGTTAGTTTTCGTAGTTTTTTATCAAATTCTTGTTTTGTTTTTTCAACAATAAAAGATACTGATACATCCGTATCAGTCTGAATTTGTACCTCCGTATCAGACTCCATAACAGGGGAAGGTTGGGCTAAAATTTTTGTTATGTATTCTTCTTCTTTTTTAAGTTCTAATAGTTCCTTTAGTTCATGGTATATTTTTAGATCTTCATAAGGAAGTAACTCATCTAAAAAAACATTAATATCAACAGGATTATCAACTCTTTCAGGATTACCAACTCTTTCAGGATTACTATTTACAACCATTAAATCTTCATTGCCAGAATCACGTCTAATATCATATGTAGACATAGATTGAGAAATATCAACAGGATTACTATTTACAACCATTAAATTTTCATTGTCAGAATCACGTCCAATATCATCCAAGTGTGGTATTATTTTTGAAAGTGTAACATTTATACTTAATATATAGGTAGATTCATCAGCTTGACCAAGATTTGTAGTAATTGTATCAGTTCCGTCAATATCTTTTTCGTCGGTAACTGCATCTTCACCTACTAAAGATTTTTTAAAATTTTGTTTTCCAAAAAACCTTAATAATTTTGGGTCTTCTAATAATTTTAAATGTGGTCGAATACCTGTTCCGTTTAACATAAATTTGTTGGAAGTTAAATAACATTCACTTCCCACATTTTTATCTGTTGAACTTATATAACTTGTAAAACCATATTGTTGTAATTGTTGTAATTGTTCGGCTAATTTTTTTGAATAAAATACTTGCCATAAATCACCTAATGATTTCAATGAAAGTATAATCATTGTTAGAACTTCTTCTTCAGTTCCCAATTCAGATTTTATTCCTTCAGGAATTGTGGCATATATGGCTTTTGCAAAAGCATGTAATCTTGCCCATTCAGGATGTTGATCCTCTTGTTCTGCATCTAGGTTAACACGAATTTTACCTTTATATTCATGTACAAAAGAAGATATGGTTGAAATTGTAGTATCGCCTATATGTATTGGAAATGGTAATTCACGACCTTCCATAAAAATATTTATACCCATAAATTTTTGTTGATCCAGTGTTTCAATAAATTGTATATTTGTTACTGGTGGAGGATCTAAAGGAACGCCAAAATATCCTAAAAATAAATTGAGACCTTCTATCATGTTAGATTTACTATTTTCACCAGTTTCACCATTTATATCTTGTGATGCTTGTATATTTCCTAATTTTTCGATATGTGGATTAACAATATCTTCATGATATTCTAAATTATTCAAACCTTCTTTGACTTGTTGAATAAATGGACTATTTGCAGTAAAATTTATCTTATCAACTGGAGCTGTTGTTTTTGGATCTAACATACCAGGACCATTATCAATCGTAAAAAACGATTTTTTAAAATTTTCCACTTGATATGGTGTTGGATTACGCTCATGAACTAATGGCCATAATTTTTGCTGTGGTGTACTATTATCTTCTACAGATACAAATAAATCTTGTAAAGTAAATATTGGTGATACCGCACCACAACTCATAGTCATGTATAAATAAGGCTTATCTCCTAAAATTTTAATATAAGAAGGATCAATTTTACTAACATCTAAACGTTTATAATATTCAAGATTGGATACTTTTACAATAGTTAATTCATCAAATTTATCACATTTTTCATCCATAAATTTTAATACTGATGTATAATAATTCCATTCTGGATTGTTTCCTACTGAATTACTAGAAACTAAGTCTATAAATTCTACAACTTGTTTTACTTCAGGATATATATGAAAACCATCCCTATCTAATTTATTATGAAAAAATGTAATTACTTTACTATATATTGATTCTAAATTTGGCATATAAATTTTTAAATAAGGTTTAAAATCATGTTTTAATTCATCTAATAATTTTGCACAACCTAGCGCACAATATGCTTGACGTTTTGCATGAAATCGATCATCATTATCTTCAATTTCATTTTCAACATCCATCAAACCTGAACAAAAATCGTTATTACCACCACCTCTTGGAACAACACCTCTTGGAACAACACCTCCTTGAACACCTGGTGCAAGACCTGTTGGAACACCTGTTGCAAGACTTGATGTTACAAATTCAGGTGCTTGAAGTTCTTTTTGTTCTATAAACACTTTAACAACTAGGGGTTCTATACTATTAAATAGTGTATCTAACATAGAATTAATAAAAGACTGAACATTCATGCAATGATCAACTAATTGAAAATATTCCCTATTACTTTCAGATATTACAGATAGAAATAAATCAGTGTAGTTTTCAAATTCTGAAGATATTCTTATATAAAGCATTTCTAAAAGTTTTTCTTTAGATTCACGTGATAAACTTGCATTTTTAATTTGTTCTATTATTTCATTCATAAATGCATCTATATCTTCTATTTCATCTTCTACAATTTGCGTTACAATAACATTAAAATGAATTGTAGTAGTATCTCTTATGTCAGGATCAAATTGTTCTTGTAATTTATTTAATAAATAATTCACAAAATTTTTTAAAATCGGATCAGTAATTTTTGTCGACATGCCTGATAGTGTTAAATGATATTCTTCGCTTGCATCATGTAATGATTTATCTGCTTTTCGTAAAAAACCTTTAGGTATTATATTTTCATATTCATAATTGTCATCTAAGAAAAGTTTGTCTTCATCGGCTGTAATTTTAAAATCATGTGTAACTTTTAACTTTTTTTTTAATAATTCATATATTTGACCTTTTTTTAGAGATCCTTCATAGAACTGAGTTAAAGTACCAACTACTTTTACAAAATATTTTACGTCTACTTCCTTTTTTTCATTTTTATCATAAATTATTCTAATAAAGGTAATAATTTTATTTCCTAAAAAACTATTATTAACTTGAGGATTAAATTTAAAATATATAGAAAGTGTTCTTTGAAGGATATATAATGTATAATCTCTATTATTTCCATTTTGTATCTGTCCTAGTATATATTTTATAAATTCTTGATATTTTGTTGATGTATTTAAACAATTATGTATATATTCTTGTAATATTGTGTTTGTTAAAGCGTCTTTCGTAATAACTTGATTGACTCCTTCAATAATTTCACTAAAATATTTTTCTAATTTTAAACATTTTGCATCCCATTCGAGTCCACCCCATAGATCGGCTTCTTGATTGCCTTCTAGATCGCCTGCTAGTTTGTTTAATAGTTGTTTTTTTTCTTCTTTTCGTTCTTGTTCTTTTCGTTCTTCTTCTTGTAGTCGTAGTTGTTGTTCTTCAGAAAATGTTCTTTTTATTGCGGGGTAGGAGGTGACGGGGACGGAGGTGTCGGGGACGGAGGTGTCGGGGTCGTCAGTAAGGTTTTCAAATGTTCTTTTACTTTTAGCTGGTATTTCAGGGTTTTCCTCTTCTTTTACAAAAACAAAATTTCGAATATTATCTGTAATTTCAGATATAGACATGGATCTAAGTTCTTCCCTTGTATTTTTAAAAGTGACAGGTTCGGAAACATCAGAAACAAAGTTTCCTTTTTTGTCTATAATATGATAATTGTCGTTGTTTTCAAAAATAAGAATATATAAATCCATACATTCATAATCAAAATCTTTATTAAGAAAAATTCTATATGTACCAGGAACATCTTTTATTTTATCATATGTTTGGTAATTCATTATTTAATAATATAAATACAGATATTAAAATTTTATAAATAAACTATACTATTCGACGGCACCGATTCAATTGTATTACTCACCGACGTCATATATATTGCATCATTGATTTGCAAACTGCTAAATGTATAAGAAGTAGTAGTATAAGGAAACGAAGTAAAAAATTGTCCATTCACATATATTTTGAAGCTCGAAATGGGGACAATGCAGCTTTCTATAAAAGTCCATGTCAAAGTATTGCCCGTTAATGTAATTGTAGGAGGTTCTGGTTTCAAAGCGCTAACAAATCCCTTATAATTGTCAGGCCATTTATCTGTACTATTGTTATTTACATATCGTAATTTTGTAAACCAACTTTGTAAAGCAGGGTCCCAGCATAATGCAATCGGTGTACCAGGAACATCAGAAGCAGTACTAGGATTGCATATTAGTTCTCCAGGTTGTATACCTAAACTAACAAGTTCTCCAGTGCAAGGGTTCACATAAGACCCGCAAATTAAAGTACCGCCTTCTTCTAAAGAACCATTTGTATTACAATTATTCGGATTAGCTACATCTGGTTTAAAAGGGCCAGAAGGATTGTTTGGCTCTCCTACAAGGAAATTAGGGTAAGGGATTTCTCTCGAACCTACTCGTAAAAGTCCCTTTGTATTTGGATTGCTATAGGTTTCACTTTGTGTTGCAAAGACTTTTGTTCGATTCGATCCAAAACCTTTAGCTAATTGTGTATAACGTTGATTTTTAGTCAATCGCGCACTATTTCCCTTGTATTGCAATATATTACCTTTATATATCAATTGATCTTTATAGTTTGCTTGAGCTAATGTCATACCTTTGCTATCCAATCCAGAAATGATTCTAGTATAATCATCATTTGGATTCAAAAATGTGCATGAATTTTGCACACGGCTCCATACACGAGGTGGTTGTGGGTCGTAAGACATCTTCTATATAGTTTCATTATAGTAAATTTATAATGAAACTAACAATATTTATAATATTTACATTGATGATTCTGTGGATATTGTAGACAAATCAGGGTTGAATCCATTACCAGCTCCATAGAAGAACCATCTAAGCGACAAATAATTATATAAGGTATCGCTTAAACCATTTCCACCAATCATATGTGTATTTGGTCCCTGTTCAACTATTTTTTGAATTGCGCTAGTTCCTAAAGCATAATTATAATACCACAAGTTGGATACATATCCGGTAAATCCTCCATTAGCGCATACATATACATTACCATAATTCTGCTTAGGGACGCCAACAAGATTAATACTTCTGGAAATAGTTCCATTAATATAAACATCAAACGTAGTATTTTGGCATCGTATAATGACGTTCACCCATTTATTAATAGGTACATTAGGAATAGAAATTTCTTCATTAATGACTTTGTATGTATTCATGACTACAACTAACTCATTTTTATCAGGAGCAAGATACAACCCTGGTGCATTGTTAGGTTCCATCATTCCATCACTTCCAAATGTATAATTACCCTTGCTAAAAATATGTCTATATTGAGGAGTAGAATTAACAGGTGTCGTTATAATACTATCAATAAAAATCCAAGTAGACCATGTAAATTCAATACCATCATTAGCATTTATAGAACGATAAATAGTTTTTGCACCATTATTGCTAGGATCTTGTTCAAAAATTATCATTTGTTTCCCATCAACCATGCCATCAATAAGATGAGGCGAATCAGAAGGTTTCATAAAATACACTAAAGTAGTAATACCAATCCTTAATAATATTATAAACCCGAAAATAACCAATAATAAAAAAGCAAAGTTGGCGATTAAACTATTGGATTGCATAAAACCTTGATTTCCATATGCTCCAAACATGGCTGAATTGCCATAACCAGTATTTGAATATGGATTCATTTGTGAAATAGAACCAAACCCACTAGAATTATTTTGAGGAAATGGATTATATGAATTATTCATTATATATAATATATATATTAAATGAATAAACTTTTGTTGTACCTAAATTAAAATGTGGTTATAATATATTTTATTTACAACTGCATTTTTTAACCGATTGTGACACTGCATTTTAACCGATTGTGACACTGCATTTTAACCGATTGTGACACTGCTTTTCTCGCTACCATTTTCCATTAATGAAACTTCAACACTATATGCTCCAAATATGCTTAATGCGTTAGAATAACCCTTAGCATAAATATTCCAAACTTCCTGAGGATTCAATGAATTTGGATAGTATTGGAGTCTTGCAGTCCATCCATTAAAACCACCTTTTGGTGTTACATATAAATCCGAATTGTTATTCACCTTAGCGGTTCCAGGTAATAAGCAGGTTCGCACTAATTTACCATCAATATAGAGGTCCATAGATCGTCCATATACACTAACCACTAAATTCACCCATTTTTGAATAGGAACATTGGATACCATACAGGTATGAATAACACTATCGGTTTGGGTAGAAGCAGTATCATCAGAACCAGGGAAACAAGTTAAAGAAACCGAAATATTATTTTCGACTGGTTCTAAAATAACTGCAGGACATGGTCCAGTTCCGCTAACACCCTCAATAGAACCTGATCCATCTGTACTTGGTGTACCCATTCTTCCAAAAATAACCTTAGGTTCTCCGTAACGATAATTCCAGTCATTTATATAAAACCATATGGAATATGCAAAATTACTGGAAGGTACATCCCCATTTGTTGCTAAAGAAGATGCAGTAATTGTAGATGAATCCTTACCATTTTTAATTTCTTGAAGGGTATATGGGTCTACAAATATATATCTTAATAACATAATTACTAGAACAATTACAACTATTACAATTAAAATACTTAGAGGACTCATTGTATAATATAGATTTAGAAATTTTCTAGATAAGTTTGATTTTTATAAATGATTTAAATAATAAACATTCGCAACTAATTGCTTAAACATTCGCAACTAATTGCTTAAACATTCGCAACTAATTGCTTAAACATTCGCAACTAATTGCTTAAACATTCGCACTATTATTTTAAAGATTTTTAAGAGAAGAACTAAATTGATTTAAATTTTTAACTAAAATAGTTTTATTTGATTCATTCAGAAGTGGAGGTGTTCTGCTTTTAACCATATTATATAAATAATAAACATTTGTAGCAGATAATGGTTTTCTAAAATAAACTACATTGCAAATACCCCCTTCAATCCCTCCATCTTCGCCAATAGTTAAATTATCCAACTTGTAATAAGGTACAACACCTATATTTGATTTTACTAATTCACCATTTAAAAATATATCTAATACTCCTCCATCATAATTAATAATAATGTTATTCCATTTTTGTAGAAGGAAATTAGTGTTTTCATAAAGTATTCTATTTCCATTTTCATCTAGGTCCGTTAGTTTATAAAGTCCAATTTTAGGGTTATCGCTATCTTGTTTCGGTGTATCTTCTGTTACTTCCATTGTTACTAGCAGTGTATTTGTTGCTCCGTTATAAAGAACATTTGGTTTTCCTCCAAAATTTAATAAGGATGTGTATTTACCATAATGTGCATTCATATTTGCGCCAGCCGCATGGACAAAAACCCAGAAAGAAATACCATATTGATAATCGAATTGGTCGCTACCATTTAAATCAGCATATGTTCCTAATGCATATGATTTATTTGTATTTACAGGTTTATTCACTAATTGTTCACCACCTTGTGTGTTAATAATATTAAAGACAGATGGCATGTTAAAATATACGACAATTAAAATAATTGCAAGTAATAACATTAATAACGAACCTGATTCTCCTCCATAATTGCCTGATAAAAGTTGTCCAGCAGAATCAAATACTCCAGTGAATATACAAGGTATATAAAATATGATACTAATTATAAAATTAACAAATGCATTTTTTTTATTATTACCTACAGGTAATTCAACATTAATAGTTTTATATATTAACCCAAGAATAAGAATAACAATTACAATATTCAAAAAAAGGCTTGCCCAGCTAGTTTGTCCAGCATAATCTTGTATAGTAAAAGACAACCAACCAATTATTAATCCAGATATAACAATTCCAAATAATATTAATAATGAGCGTTTAAATAAACTTAAACCATCTTTCGCTATAGTGCTATCTACGAATTCAGGAAATGTATTTACACCAACCAATACTGACCATATAACAAAAATAATAAGTGCTACAACAATAAATAACAAAGCTGTTTCTTTATTATCAAAAAACCCATCCTTGCTACTATAAGACAAAATCATTATAGTTATCATAATGATAAACCCTAATAATCCCATATTACCATATGTTGAAAATGACGAAAAGTTGGAGAAAAAATTTGTTGATTTTTCACTTTTTTCTACGTATTTATCAGGTAACGTTAAGACAATAATTAAATATAAAAAGGCAAATACAGCAATTACAATACTAAGTAGAAATGTATATCCAAAGTATTGTGAAATATATCCTCCTGGGTCTTCATTATAAAAAATAATAAATGTAACGATTAAACAAAAGAATATAATAATAGATTTTATTCTCTCATAATTAATATTAAATTCATCAACATAACTATGCGATCCTGCCTTATAAAATACATATGCGCCTAAAAGTAATAAAATAGGCAAAATAATAAATGCATAATCATTGACAATAGTCGTAGATAAAAATCCAAAAAAAAGAATGAGTCCAATTGTATATATTATAGCATAACTAACACTACTAATTTGCTCAAATAGCTTTCGAATATCTTTTATATTTGGTAAAAAACCTATACATAATAAAAATATAGTTACACTAAAGAAAAATGTAATAAATACATTCGAAATGATTTCGTTTTGTGATTTACTTTTTTTACCAAAAATATTTAATTTAAAATATATAAATATTAAACAAATAACTAAAAATACTATAAGCGCAACACCAATATAAAATACATTTGGCATTTTTATGTTAGGTAACACATTTTCATTACTTGTTGGTGGATTATTATTCATATATTACTATAATAGAATAAATTAATGATAAAGACTAAACAAAATGGTGGCTGCAAAACTTTGTCTTTTTTTCAATAATAAAAATACTTTATTACCAAGAGTTATGTTAAAATAATATTTGTCTTAATTATCTGCAATTTGCGGCTCATATTCTGTATTTGATTTTCAGTTAAGTTTGATTATAATATATATTGTAATTTAATTTAAGGGGCTTAAAAATTTATTTTAATTACATATTTTCACTAGCAGTTTTTTTCCCGTGACAATTGCGACACAACGCAACAAGGTTCTGTACATCATTACCGCCTCCATATTCTAAACGCACCTTGTGGTCTATCTCGAATGTATGGTCCAATTGTTGATTACATCCACTACATTTCCAGTCTTGGGTTGCAGCAACGTATTTCTTCTTGGTTTCACTCACAGAACGTTTTGTGCCATTTTTTCCTGAGCTCAAAATCCGACGCTCTCCACAAAACCCAGAACCCATACTAGATGTATCGAGACCATTGAAGTTTTCCATGAAAGAACCCATACCACCTTCATCTGTGCAATCAATTATGGGACTCAACATATCCATAGAATTCTTATCAATAGGCATAAATTTAACCATATTGTTTGCATATAGCAACATATTTCGAGCTTGATTTGGATTACGCTTTAATAATATATATATACCTATTCCTAATGCAGCATAAAATATCATTTTATAATACTTTTTAAAAGACCATATCATTTTAGTATATTTTCCATCGGTATATGCATTATAGATGAAAAAAGCAGTTAATCCAATTACAAATATTTCTAATCTCATATATATAACCAATAATAAATATAACTATGATTTTATAATGAATAAATAATTTACTTTATTAAATTATTTACTTTATTAAATTATTTTTTTGGTTCCTCTTTTTTCTTTTCGCTATTCTTATCCATTCCTTCTGTAGTAAAAGCCTCCGCACCATAAGCACCTTGAAGACCAACACTTCTGAAAATAGATCTGTGTTCATTAATATTTGCAATTTGAAGAGTAGCCAAAAGAATAACAACGTAAGGCAACAAAACTAAGAACCAAGAAATGCTTGAGTATCCTTTCTTACACATCCAACCCAAAACATAGGTCCAAAAGAAGGCAAAAACCATCTTCATTAATACTGCACCAAATGATATACCTTTAGTTAATGCAATTATAGCAGCAATAACAGCAATTCCAAAATAAATTTTGGCAGGAGTACAGAGTTTGCTAAACATATTTTCCATTTATATAGTATTAAAATATTTTATTTTACTACCCAGAATATATTCTAAATTTGCTAGCCGTATATTCTTAGAATCAAATTATAATTAGAAAAGGTTTGCAATTTGAAGTATTGCTAGCAAAATAATAACATAAGGGAACAACACTAAAAACCAAGAGAGGTTCTTATATCCTTTGTTACACAACCAGGATAAAATATATGTCCATAACAATACAAAAACAAGCTTCATTGCAAAAGCTCCAAAACTAATATTATTATATAACGCATAAAATAATGCTAATACAGATATAACAAGATAAATCTTAGCAGGGGTACATAAACTCTCAAATGTTTTGTTCATTTAACTATATATATAGTTAAATATTTTTCTATTTTAAAGCTAATAAAAATGGTTTCTTAAATCTTCTTTTATTTGGCTGTCGCTTAAAAGAAATTTTTTTACTATAGCGATTATTTTTTCTAGTAGTTTTAAAACCTCGTGCATAACCTTCAATGCTAGTAGTTTTTATACCTCTAGCATTTTTTTTAGATTTTTTATTTTTTTTTAATTTTCCAAACAATTTAATCCGAAATAAATTACCTAAATCTTTCAATTCTGAGTATAACGCATTCACGTTGATTGGTTCATATCGCGGATTATACAAGTATTCTACAAATATATATTGTAACTTGTTAAAGATGACAATCTCTTGCTGTGATAATTTAGAATAATTATTAAATAAAATCTCAACAAATGAAAAATAAACGCTAATAAAACCCCATATATCCACTATTTTTATAAATACATTGTCTAAATAATCACGCAAATTTTTCTTTACATTTTTTCCAAATTTTGTAAAATGAACTAATACATCTATCAAGTAATTAATAATATAGTTCATGGTAATTTGCGTTTCTACTATATGAGGTTTATTATCTTCTGATAAAGAGGGTATAGAATGACTAAACAATTCAAACATAATTTCATTTATAAACTTATAATGACCTGCGCCTCTCTCTTTCATCCATCCAGCAACATAATCAATAATAAATGGTTTCAGTTCAATTTTATTTGGTTTTCCACCATTTTCTAAAAATGCAGTATATTTTTCTACAAAGCGGTCTGAAAAAAGAACTACAGAAAATGGAACATTAAATTGGAATGGACGATTTTTCCATGATATTGGAAATGTATGATCTTTAAATGGAAGATATTCTAGTGAAAGTCCCCAATCGATTAATCGCGCGTGAATACTTTCATCTATCAAAACATTTGAATCTTTAATATCGCAATGATAAATATTGCGATTGTTCATTGGTATGACACCTTTTTTAAACAATTTTATTAAACTTTCATGCACTTTATACATTTTTTCGAAAGAACCATTGTCATATAAATAATCATCCACTGCTAAACCACCATTTGGCATATTTAATGATAGCAACTTGTCTAGATTTGTATTTATATTAGATTTTGTTATATTATCTTTTGGTAATGCTCTACATTTTTCTGTATAATTAGATAAATCTTGTTTAGAAAGGGGTGCCGGTTTACATAAAGTTGCATCATAAATTAGAAAATAATCTTCATAGTTGGGTATATCTTGGAGAAGGTTTTTAATAGAAATAATTTCATCGTGCTCTGATATTGCGTGTTTTTCAGTCATTAATTTTGTTATTTTATTGGGCGACCTTTTCATCTCTCCTTCACATCTAAGAGCAGGGCTAAATACGCATCCGTAACCGCCAGATGCCAATAAATTTCCTCCTTTTCTATTTGTATTTTTATTTGGATTTGGATTTGGATTTGGATTTGGATTTGGATTTGGATTTGGATTTGGATTTTTATTTGGATTTTTATTTGGATTTATATTTGGATTTAACATTGTTATATATTGTAAACATTATAATTATCATGTTATTTGTCATATAAATAATAAATGGCTCCACCTAATCCTGCTAGAATCACCAAATATACTACTTTTTCTTGCATCTTATAATAGGCTGCTAATTTCTCATCATGTGTCTTATAAGCATCATAATATTTAATAAAAAACTCGTTTAAAGAAATAGTTGGTTTCTCCAATTTCTCGTTTATTTTATTATGAATAAAATGCATCCAGCGAACAAATGAATCTCGATTATCCAAATAAGGAGTAATTGGATATTTATCAATGAGTTTACTAAATTCACCAGATATTTGTTCGACTGGGAGAAATAATGGTAAATTTTGTATAAATTCATAATACTTCTTCTTAGTTACCTCATTTGGATGATGGGGATAAGTCATCGCTAACGTATGTAAAAAGAACCAATAATGAGGTCCCCAAACTTTGGGGTCTAGATAAATAGTCGGCATTAATATTTTCTATTATAAAAATATTAATTATTAAACTATAGTTCTTAATTTATTTGATATTTTTCATAAAAATAAACACAATATTGTTGTAAAATATTTTTAAAATTACCGCTTGTATATATATTTCCATTATTTCCTACAATTAATGTATATAAATTTCCTGAAAATGTTTGTTCGCCTAATTTTGACCATTTTAATCCATCATAGAATGCAACATAAATATTTGAATTTTTATCAACAGCATTAATATACACATAATTATTTTTATCTGTTGCTAATGTGTATATATCATTTTGAAATGATGTATTTCCCAATGCTGTGCTCCATATATTATTATAATTTGATACATACGTATTATTAGAACTATCTTTAAAACTACCACCAATATATAGTTGTCCTTTTACATTCATACTCATTGTATATATAGAATTATCAAAACTATTACCTAATTGCGTCCAATTACCATTTTCATTTATACTAACATATGAAATATTTGTAGGTGTTGTTACACTAATATATACTTTATCATTAATACCTGCTATTAAAGTATTAATATAATCATCAGGTGAAAAACTACCCCCGAATTGTAACCAAGCACCATTTGTATAAACAGCTACATATTTATTACCACCATTATTTGTAAAATTACCCGATGCATATATATTACTATTACCTGAAGCTAAATTATATATTTCATTATTAAAGCTTAAACCTAATTGTGACCACGCGCCATTTTTATAAACAGCTACATATTGTTTATTCTCATTATTTGTAAAAGCACCGGCAGCATATATATTTCCATTTATATCTGAAGTCAATGTGTAAATATTATTATTAAAACCTGTAGAACCTAATTGTGACCACGTGCCATTTGTGTAAACAGCTACATATTGTTTATTATTATTATTTGTAAAAGCACCAGCAGCATATATATTTCCATTTACATCTGAATGTAAAGAATAAATTCCATCATTAAAACCTGAACCTAATTGTGACCATTTATAAGCATATTGAGGAATATTTATAAATTTATAAATACATTCAGAATGATTCTTTGATATTTGTTTACAATAATTAAACATTCTAGTAGATGACCCAATACCTCTTGTGCTACCTAAATTTATCGATGAAGAAGAAATTTTATGATTTCCTCCAAAATGTTTTTGATTTAATCCAAAGTTAAATTTTGGCATATATATATATATATAATAATACTTTTGAAACATTTGTAATTATTATTTAAACATAACTTTTTATATTAAATAAGTAGTTATCATATGAATAGAAATACGAGTATATGCAATAATTGTGGTAAGCAAGGTCACATGTTTCATCAATGTAAATTACCTATAACTAGTTATGGTGTAATTGTATTTAGACCAAGTGTAGAAGGCTTGCAATTCCTCATGATAAGACGTAAGGATAGTTTTGGTTATATTGATTTTATTAGAGGTAAATATTCACCTTATAATATTCATCAAATTCAAACCATGGTAAATGAAATGTCAATTTCAGAAAAAAATCGATTATTGACAAATAATTTTGAGCAATTATGGAAAGATATGTGGGGAGATACTTCGAATTCTCAATACAAAAGTGAGGAAATCGCATCTAGCAAAAAATTTACGCAAATTAAAGAAGGTGTTTCTATTAATAATGATTCGACTACTCTTGCAAATATTGTCGAAAAGAGTGATACAAAATGGATAGAAACTGAATGGGAGTTTCCTAAGGGACGTAGAAACCCAAAAGAAAAAGATTTAGAATGCGCACTTCGAGAATTTGAAGAAGAAACTGGAATTTCCATTACAAAAATTAGAATTATTGAAAATGTGCTTCCTTTTGAAGAAATATTTATCGGAACAAACCATAAATCATATAAGCATAAGTATTTTTTGGCGTATATGCATGAACCAGAAGAACAATTGGATAATTTTCAAGTGACAGAAGTTAGTAAGCTAGAGTGGAAAACAATAGATAATTGTTTAGAAGATATAAGACCATATAATTTAGAAAAAAAAAAATTAATTACAAATATTAATAAAGTATTACAAGAATATAGATTATATTCATAATATATAGTAATGACCGAAGAACCGAATAAAATATCTAAAATATCTAAAAAACCTATTATTATTGATTCAGAAACTTCTTATAGCTCTGGTGTTCCAGATACTTCTTCATCATTAGATTCGACATCTACAAATACTGAATTAGATATTGGTGTCGATGATTTAAAAATGGATTATGAAAGAATTGTGCCAAATTGTGCCAATGAAAATTTTTATTCGCCTGAGTGCAATAAATTCTTATTAAAAAAGGAATTTTTGGAAACTAATTATCTTCTAGAGCATCCTGATGAGACACCTTATTTGTATCCCAATTTAAATGACGCTGATTTTAACGTGAAAATTGCTTTTAAAAAGGAATTCAATGATACCAAATATGACGGCAAAATACATGAGGATATTAAGGAATATTCAGATACTTTAGCCAAAGCGGATTTTGAATTGCAACCTCACCAGGCTTTTGTCAAAAACTTTTTATCTTTTCAAACGCCTTATAGTAGTTTATTGTTGTATCATGGTTTGGGGACAGGTAAGTGTATGAAAAAAGGTACACCTATTATGCTGTCAGATGGTTCAATTGAATTAGTGGAAAACATTAAAGAAGGAGATTTTTTAATGGGCGACGATTCTATGCCGAGAAAAGTTCTCTCTATTGCAACAGGTCAGGATAAAATGTATGACATTATTCCTGTCAAGGGAGATAAATACACAGTTAACAAAGAACATATTTTATGTTTAAAAACTTCTGGAAACTCGGAAACCATTGAAATTGCTGTAAAGGATTATTTAAAATTATCTGAAAAGGAAAAAGCATTGTTAAAAGGTTACAAAGTTCCAGTAAATTTTGAAGAAAAGAAATTACCTTTTGACCCTTATATGATTGGCTATTGGTTAGGAGATGGAATATCAAAAGTAAACCAAAATGATTTTTTAAAAGAGTTGAATTTATTGAATAACAAACACATTCCAATGATTTATAAATGCAACTCTAGAGGGAATCGTTTAAAACTTCTCGCAGGATTATTAGATAGTAACGGACATTTAGACAATAGTGGTTCTTGTTTTGAATTGTATTTGGAAAAAGAGACACTTATTGATGATGTTATCTATTTGGCAAGAAGTCTTGGTTTTGCATGTTACAAGGCAGAAAAAAAAATAGGTGTAATTCATATTTATGGAGAAGGGTTAGAAGAGATTCCTACACAAATTCCCTGCACCAGAAAACAAATAAAAGACGCTCTAGTTAGTGATATTAAAGTTGAATATGTGAATGAAGATGATTATTATGGTTTCACACTAGATGGAAATTGCAGATATTTAATGGGAGACTTCAGTGTAACACACAATACTTGCTCAGCAATTGGCGTGTGCGAAGAAATGCGCGATTATATGAAACAAATGGGTGTAAAAAAGAGAATCATTATTGTCGCATCTGAAAATGTCCAGGACAATTTCAAATTGCAGCTATTTGACGAGCGAAAATTGAAATTGACGGATGGAATCTGGAATATTCGCGCTTGCACAGGTAATAAATTATTACAAGAAATCAATCCCATGAACATGAAAGGTCTAACAAAGGAGAAAGTAGTAAGTCAAATTAAAAGCATAATCAATGCATATTATATTTTCATGGGATATGTTCAATTTGCCAATTACATTATTAAGACAATGAATTATACAGAAGAAGTTCAAAAACAACGTAAAGAAAGGTTTAAAAAAGGCAGAAAATCTAGAATTCAGATGCTTAAAGATGTGAAAATCGAACTGAATAGTCGCATCATTAAACGTCTTCGTAATGAATTTGACAATCGTTTAATTGTTATAGACGAGGTACATAATATTCGTAAAACAGATGACAATGAAAATAAAAAAGTGGCCATCAATTTGGAGCTTCTAGTGAGGTCGGCACAAAATATGCGATTTTTGCTTCTCTCTGCAACTCCAATGTATAATAGTTACAAGGAGATTGTTTGGTTGCTTAATCTCATGAATACCAATGATAGGAGAGCTCGTGTGGAAGTAAAAGATATATTTGATAAAAATGGTAACTTCAAGGCAAAAGGTGAAGATATGCTTATGAGAAAGGCTACTGGTTATATTTCTTTTGTACGAGGAGAGAATCCATATACTTTCCCTTATAGAATATATCCTAGTGAATTTACAAAGGACAAATCATTTTCTACAATTGAATATCCTTCTACAATTGAATATCCCTCTTATCAGATGAATTTGAAAAAAATTAAACATGAAGACAAGAATGCAAAACCAGTACTCAAGTTATTGTATTTAACAAGACTGAATGATTGCAAGACATGCGGTAAATGTCAGTATTGTGCATATAAATATATTATAAATAATTTGAGAAACAAACAATTTTCGATTACTACAAAAACGGGTATTGTAAAAGAAATGCCCAGTTTCGAAAATATGGAGTCGTTTGGTTACACTTTGTTGCAAACACCTTTAGAATCGCTAATTATTTCTTACCCGGTTCCTGGTCTAAAAGAGCTTCTTGATGAAATACCAGCTGACACTATATCAGATGATTTCTCTCAAAGTTTCTCAGAAAGCACTCCTCTAGATGAGGTAGAAAATGAAATTAATGAAGATGTTATCACAGGTCCAGTAGAAGATATAAGTGAAGAAACCGAGGACACATTATTGGATTCTCATGAAGAATCTACAGAGAAAGATTCTACTAAAACACTAGTAGGTGGAAGACACTTGGATCCCCATTTATTAACAGGAAGAATCGGGTTAGAGAGAATGATGTCATTTGTCGACACAAGGGCGCCACCTGTAAAAGGTGATTTCGAATATAGACGAGCTACTTTGAAAGATTATGGTAGAATATTTTCGAGAAAACAAATTGGTAATTATAGTGCAAAAATCAAGACCATCTTGGATAACATTGCTGAATCAGAAGGTGTGATATTAATTTATTCACAATATCTGGACTCTGGGTTAATACCAATGGCATTAGCATTGGAAGAACTGGGATTTACTAGATACGGAGACGCAGGTGCCAAGTCTTTATTCAAAACCCCACCAACACCTGTTGTCGATGTTAGAACGATGAACCCGCCACAAGACAAGAGCGATTTTGCTCCAGCACGTTATACGTTGATTACAGGAGAGCCACGTTTATCACCTAATAATGATTTCGAAGTAAAGGGCGCAACTGGAGACGATAATAGAGATGGTAAAAAGGTAAAAGTAATATTAATTTCTAAAGCAGGGTCAGAAGGTATTGATTTTAAATTTATTCGCCAAGTGCATATTTTGGAGCCATGGTATAACATGAACCGAATTGAACAGATTATTGGTCGCGGAGTTCGTAACTTTTCCCACAAAGATTTGCCTTTTGAGAAACGTAATGTCGAAATTTTCATGTATGGAACCATATTGGGAGAGAATAAAGAAGAAGCCGCAGATTTGTATGTGTATCGTGTTGCTGAATATAAAGCAGTTCAAATAGGAAAAGTTACTCGTATATTGAAGGAAACCGCAGTGGATTGTATTATTCATCATGATCAAACAAATTTTACTCAAGAGAAAATAGAACAAAAATTAAAAGCAGCATTAAAAGAACCCATTACACAAATTCTCCCGAATGGTGAAGTTTTAAAAGATTTCAAGGTTGGCGATGCTCCATTTTCACCTGCTTGCGATTATATGGCAAAATGTGATTATGATTGTCGTCCTAATGCAGAAATAGATGAAACACAATTAAACGAAGACACATATGATGAGAAATTTATTCTTATGAATACTGAGAAAATTTTACAACGTATTCGAATGCTCATGAAGGAAAGTTTTTTTTATAAAAAGGATGTTCTTCTAAAACAAATTCGTGTTCAAAAAGAATATCCATTTGTGCAAATTTTTGCCGCACTCACACAATTAATTGATGACCAAAATGAGTTTATTACAGATAAATATGGTAGAGATGGTAGATTGATCAATATTGGCGAATATTATTTATTTCAACCACTTGAATTACGTGACAAAAATACAACCTTATTTGACCGCTCAGTGCCTATTGATTATAAACATGATATGGTTAAATTTTCTATTAAGAAAGATATTACAAAATCAGTTTCAGAAAAGAAAAAACCTGCTAAAATAGTGAGTACACATGCACCTGTTGACAATTCTTATTCTGAAGGCAGGCGATTATTAGACGAGATGAAGATAAATTTTGACCTTTGTTTAGAGTTTACTAAAAAACCAAGTGTTCCTAGAGGAGACGATAATTGGTTTAAACATTGTGGAATTACTATGAAGAAGATGACAAAAGATTACCCAGATTCAAAAGAAATGTTAATACCCTTTTTAGTAGCGCATATGTTAGAGACCCATTTATTTGAAGAAAAACTAGAAATAATGAATTATTTGTATTCATTAGAAAAAATCACGCGTCAAACTCTTGAATGGTATGCCAAAGAGTACTTCCAAATGAATAGTATTACTATGAAGAGTTTTACTGCATTTATTATGTATAAATTAGGTAAACGAATGATTATGATATTGAATGAAAACAATCAGTGGACTGCAGCACAACCAGAAGACCAGAGAGAAATTGCTTCATCAAAATCAGCAAAAGAGTTGTTAACATTTACTTTATCAGATTATAATAAAATTATAGGGTTTATTGGTTATGAAAAAAGCAATCGTTTTTTGGTATTTAAAACAAAGGATATTACATCTAAACGTGATACAGGTGCTAGATGTGACGAGTCTGGTAAAATTAAAACAATGCAAAAGTTAAATGAAATATTAGGAGAAGAAATTTATACAAAGGAAAATACAAAAACACAGAAGAAAGGAAAAGATATAATTAGTGAGGCAGTTGGACAAGTAGAATTATGTGTGACACAAGAGTTTATATTAAGATATTTTAATGCTATAAAGAAGGATAGTAAAAAATGGTTTTTAATGCCTGAATTGGCTATATGGAATAAGATGTATACACTATAATATGTATATGGTAGGTCATGTAATTTTTGTTATATTATTGTGCAATAAATATAACAAAATATAAAATTGAATGAAAATAGGATAAAAAGATAATATGTATAATATATAATGGAACCAGTAGTAAAACAACAAAGAAGAAGAAGAGATAAATTACAGACTATTTATTCTAGATGTTTGCTTACTAGGAAAATCGTGTTACCACTTGTTAATATTGGTAAGAATTTACAGGAAAATATCGAAGAAAATATAAAGGTCAGTTTTGAAGGTAAGTGTGTTGTAGAAGGTTTTATAAAACCAGGTTCAGTTAAAATTATTACACATTCAAGCGGAACAATTCAGCGAGGTAATCATATATTATTTGAAATTGTATTTGAATGCGATGTTTGCTTCCCAGTGGAAGGTATGATTATTCCATGTGTAGTTAAAAATATTACCAAGGCAGGTATTCGTGCAGAAAGTGCTGATGAAGTTCCGTCGCCAGTTGTATTGTTTGTTGCAAAAGACCACCATTACAATGTCCCACATTTTGCTGATATTCAGGAAGGTGATAAAATAAATGTAAGAGTCATTGGTCAGCGTTTCGAATTGAATGACAAATATGTCTCCATCATTGGTGAGCTTATCAAAGAAAAAGAATTCGTTCCCAATCCAAAGGGTAACAAGTTTGGAAATTCTAAACCTAGGCTGGTTATTGAGGAGTAATAAATGCATTAGATGACACATAATCCCATGTTAATATGTCTAGATGAAAAATTTCCATTTTACATTTATTTTCTATACAAAAATTGATTGCTTCTTTGGCATCAAATGTAACAAAATGTTCTTTTAATATACTTTCACTGGAAGGACTATATAAAAACATATATTTTTCTACCTTTTCTACTTTATCTAATAACATTGATCGATGATGTTCTTCCATAATTAATATACAATTGTTTTGTTTATATAATTTGTTCTTATATTATTATTTAAAAACAAATTATCATATAATTTATATTATATTAAAATGGAATCAGTTATGACTAGCATTGATTTGAATGATGTAAATAACTATTCAGTTAGCGAATTAAATTATATTAGAGAAACGATTGAGAAAATGAACAAATTTAATCAAATTGAAATATTGCGAATATTAAAAAAGCATGAAAGTGTTACATTGAATGAAAACAAATATGGAATTCATATAAATCTCTCTGAATTAGACAAAGATATTATTCAAGAACTCTCAATATTTATTAAATATGTTACTACACAAGAGCAAACACTGAATAGCATTGAGAGACAAAAAGAAGACTATCGTAATACATATTTCTCTTTCTCAAAAGATATTAAAGATAAAGCCTAATAAAATATAGGAAATGTCATATTTTGTTGAGGAGCCATATAATGATGTAGTCAATAAATTACAGGATTATATACTTGATGATGCTAATATAAAAAAAGCATTACGACAAAAAATTGTAAGAGAAACAAGAGAAACAAGAGAAACAAGAGAAACAAGAGAAACAATAATTGCTGGAAAAAAATCTCTTGTTAATCAAGAACAAGAGAAAACCAAATCTATTGAACAAATATTTGTACCTTCTGAACAAGACACACTTTTTTGGTGTTATTATATTATTGTAAATGGTGATACTGCATATGAAACATTACCAAACAAAAATTCATTAATAGCAAAGCAATTGAAAATCGATTTGGTTTCACTTATTCGAAAAAGTAAAGAAATTGTTAAAACGTATAAATTTGATACTATTACAAATATCGAAAGTAACCTTGCAAATGATGCATCATTGAATGCAAAGACTTTTTTAACATTGTCTGCAATTGCAAATATAAATGTTATCTATATTAGCAAAAAAACCTATTTTGAATCCTTCATGAATGATACCGAATTGGTATATATTATTAGAGAGCAAAATCAAGTTTCAAAATATGTAAAAAAATATGGATACCAACTTGGAACAAAGGAAGACATTCAATCTATTAGAGATACATTATATAAGTTAGACAAGATTGATAAACATATAAAAGCCATGTCTGCATACAAAGTAGAAGAGCTTGTTGTCATATGTGAAAGATTAGCAATCGAGACAATAAATAAAGAAACCGGTAAAAACAAGACAAAAAAAGATTTATATGAAGCAATTGTTCAGTATTTTTAAATATTAAAAAAATTGAACAATAATTTAAAAATATGTCTTATTATATATTATAACGATGAGTTCTAAACAAGAAATACCCAATCAAAAAGAATATGATTTAGAAGGAGGAGCCGATTTTGGTTCCGATAAATTAAATAACTTTTATAAAAAACTAGATAAAAGTGTTCAATTGAAAATAAGACCTATGAATAGAGAATCCGCCATCCAATTATTAGAAACCATGAGCAATCCAAATATACAGGATGTGTATGATGGATTGACAGATAAAGAGAAAGCTGATTTGAAGAAAATGGGTCTGGTAAATAAATATACTACATTGAAGAAGATGTTGGACAAGAAAGTAAAGGATACTACATTTGTTTTATCTGTACAAAAATCGTCATCTTCTGAAAAGTTAAATATTGGTCACGACGATCCGAAAGATACTCCTTCTAGATTTTCACCAAGAACACCTAGTGATGGACCAAATTCGCCTGATTTACCTCCTCCACCTGATGGACCAAATTCGCCTGATTTACCTCCTCCACCTGCAGAAAAAAAAGAAGAAGAAGTAGATGAAGGCGAAGAGGAGGTAGCACCAGAAGACAAAAGAGGGAGACCATCACCCCAAGTTCAATTTGACAATTTAGTAAAAAGATATTATGACAACAATAGAGCAGGTGAACTCGAAGTCAAGTTCGGCACCAAAGGTATTAAGAGTATTACAAAAAATAACTACGATAATGTAGTTAGAAAATTGAAGTCTTCTGGGTTTACTACTCTAGGTGAGGAAAATGGCGACTATTATTTGCGTGTAAATTGTGAATATTTGGATAGCACTACTGGACGATTTAAGATGTCGAATATTAGAACAGATATTAGAAGTTTGCCAAATATTCAAGAATATTGTAAGACAAATGACATTAAGGCTTTACCGAATAAAATGTTTGTCGAACACATGACAAAGGGTCCCATGTTTATTAATAAAGAAAAAGTGTTCCCGGTGGATTTTGATGACTTTAATTTCAGAATTACTTATAGTGCTGAAAACGGAATAAATAAATCAGGAATTATTCAAGGTATAATTGATAGTTGGCGAAAATCAAAAAAGGAATTTCGTTTTATTAATCGCGTGTCATTTGAACATCCTGATTATCCTTTCAATGTGGATTTAAGTATTGTCAAATATGGTAATAAAATGGCAGACAAATTTGGTCGTGAAAATCGTGGGGCTATTGTTCGCGTCTATACTCTTGAAGAGTCCAATATATTAAATAATGAAGAAATATATGAAATTGAGCTCGAAATAGATAACAAAAAAGTTGGTCCTGGAACCAAATTTAATACTCCGCAACTAATCTTAGATGGGCTTCGAAAGGGAATTAAATGCGTGCTAAGTGGTATACAAGGGACAAATTATCCTGTATCATATCCTGAACAGAAGGATATAATTGAATCTTATATGAAACTCATATGGACAGACTCGTATGATCCAAAGAAATATATTAATAGTAGGTATTTTATTGGTCCGAACTCTTATACTTTGCAAATGGAAAACGTTGCAGCAATAGATGAAAATTCGAATCAACCAAATATTCGAAAAGGATTTGTTGTTACAGATAAAGCAGATGGAGAGCGTCATTTATTATATATTGGCAAAGACGGCAAAATGTATTTGATCAATACTAATATGGATGTTATCTTTACTGGTGCTAGAACTGCAAATGATGAATGTTTTAATGCACTACTAGATGGAGAGCTAATTACACATGACAAATATGGCAAGTTTATTAATTTATATGCTGCGTTTGATATATATTATATAAAACGTACAGATGTTCGCGCATATACTTTCATGATGAAAGAGGGAGAAAAAGATGTATATAAATGCAGATATAATTTATTACATTTTGTGAGACAAAACTTGAACGCAGTAGCGATTACAAATATCAACAAAGGCAGCAAATCAAAAGTACCAGAATTTAAGGCTATGGATGGTCTACTATGCCCTCTCAGATTTAGCGTAAAGGAATTCTTCCCGAATAACCCAAAACAGACCATATTTGAAGGTTGTCGACAAATTTTGGATAAACAGGGAGATGGACGTTTTGAATATACTACGGATGGTCTTATCTTTAGTCACGCATTTTATGGAGTAGGTGCTTCAGAAGTGGGTCGTGCAGGTCCTCCTGAAAAAATAACATGGGAATATTCCTTTAAGTGGAAGCCACCACAATTCAATACGATTGATTTCTTAGTGACCACTGAGAAGGGTCCTAATGGAGACGATGTAGTAAAAACTCTCTTTGAAGATGGTCAGAATAACAGCGAAGTTGTTCAATTGAATGAATACAAAAAAATTGTATTGCGTTGTGGTTTTAGTGAAAAACGTGACGGCTTTATCAACCCATGTCAAGATATTATTGACGATAATTTGCCACAATATCAGGTGCGTTATGAGGACAGAAAGGAGAACGATTATATTCCACAGCGATTTTATCCTACAGAGCCTTATGATGTAAATGCCGGGTTATGTAATATTATGTTGCGAAATGACAGCTCTGGCGGCAAGAAAATGTTTTCCGAAGAAAATCAAGTCTTTGAAGATAATACCATTGTAGAATTCAGATATGACTTATCAAAGTCTGAAGGTTGGAAATGGATACCTTTACGTGTCCGTTACGATAAAACTGCCCGTTTGAGAAAGAATGAAAAGGAATATGGAAATGCATATCATGTGGCAAATAGTAACTGGAAGTCCATCCATCCATCAGGCAGAATTACTGAAGACATGTTGGCAACTGGACAGAATATTCCTGATATTAGTGTAAGCGAAGACAAATATTACAATACACCTGTAGGAAAATTCAAAACTGACATTATGAAACAATTTCACAACTTATATGTGAAAAGACATTTGATATGTGGTATAACAAAACAAGGCGACACATTGATTGATATGGCTTGCGGTAAAGCAGGCGACCTGCCTAAGTGGATTGCCTCCAAATTATCATTCGTATTTGGTGTGGATATATCGAAGGATAATTTGGAAAATCGTCTAGATGGTGCATGTGCTAGATATCTAAAGGCGCGTAAATTAAATAAGCAGGTGCCTTATGCTTTGTTTGTTAATGGTAACAGCGCATATAATATCCAGGATGGTAGCGCCATGTTGAGCGAAAAGGCAAAACAAATTACGGCAGCAGTTTTTGGAAAAGGACCCAAAAGTTTAGGACCAGGAGTTGCCAGACAATATGGTAAAGGTGCTGATGGGTTTAATGTGTCCTCCTGTCAATTTGCAGTGCATTATTTCTTTGAAAACCCAGATTCATTAAGAGGATTTCTGAAAAATATTGCAGAATGCACAAAACACAATGGCTATTTCATTGGGACGGCATATGACGGCAAGTTGGTTTTCAATGAATTGAAGAAAAGTAAGACTGGCGATTCTATTAAAATTGTAGAAGACGAGAAGAAAATCTGGGAAATTACAAAGGGTTATAGTTCGGATACATTTGACGACGATTCTAGTTCAATTGGATATAGAATTGATGTGTTTCAAGAATCAATTAACCAAGTTATATCAGAGTATTTAGTTAATTTCGATTATTTCAATCGTGTGATGACTGCATATGGTTTTGAAATAGTGACTCGCGATGAAGCACAAGAATTTGGCTTACCAGAAGGTAGCGGATATTTCAGTGAGTTGTTCTTACATATGTTGGATGAGATTAGTCGAAATAAATTCAAGGCAAAGGATTATGGACAGGCACCTATGATGTCAAGTATCGAAAAGAAAATTTCATTCTTAAACAGATATTTCGTATATAAAAAAATAAGAGTGGTGAATACAGAGGCGGTGGAACTCGAATTAGGAGAGTATAATGAAACTGCTGCTCTGAGAAACAAAAAAGAAACGGAACATGCGGTAGAAGTAGCTGAGGAAGTTATTGCTTCAGAGAAACCAAAAATTCGTAAATTGAGTAAAAAATTATTACTAGTTGCAGCAACGGATGCATTGGATGAACCAGAAATATCTGAAATAGAAGAATCAAATGTTTCTATGAAAGAAAAGAAGGAAATGAAAGAAAAGAAAGAAAAGAAAGAAAAGAAGGAAAAGAAGCCTGCTAAAAAAGTAATAATTATTGAATCTGACGAAGAGGATGATTAACTATAAAGAAAATAATAGACTTAAATATATTATATAATATACATATAACATAACCTATGAGTTATTATATAATACCAAAAATAAATAATTGGGTGAACATCAACCCAAAACATGGAGAAGGACACATATTATCACCATATATTTCAAGTAGTTTGTTCCAATATTATAAAGATCTAAATGAGCAAATTAAAAATAATATAAAAACCAATACAGAACTAATGCTTGAATATGATGAAGTTATCAAAATTGTGAATCCGTATGAATATATTTTTTCAAAAGTTCCTGGTTCTAAATTTTCTGTTAGTAAATTGAAACCAAAAACCAATATATTTTACGATTTTTTGGAAGTTTCTACAATATTAAATGTTTTCGAGTTATATAAAAACAAGCCTATTAAAACATTGCATTTGTCTAGAAATAATAATGATTCTATTGAATGTTTTGAGATGTTGCGTGAAAATTATAGCGATGAAATTGTGTGTCATGATGAAATAAATGATAATGTTATTGCTTCTATTGGAGAAAACAAATTTGATTTTTTATTTTTTGAAGCAAATATTAAAAATTATGATAGTTATATTATTTCATTGATTCAATGTGTAATGATTATTTTAAGAAATCAATTATTTAATGGTAGTTCTATTATTAAAATAGACAATATATTCCACAAACCTGTTGTAGATATATTATATATATTGTCTTCTTTATATGAAAAAGTTTATGTTTTAAAACCAAATACTAGTAATATAACTACATTTGATAAATATATTGTATGTAAGAATTTTCAATATAATGAAAGCAAAGCGAGATTTTTAAAATTAAACTATTATAGATTATTAATATTTCTGAAAAAGCTAGAAAATAATCACATTGACTCTGTTTTAGATTTTGATATACCTTATTATTTTACTATGAAATTGGAAGATATTAATATAATTATTGGACAACAACAAATAGATTCACTAGATTTGATTATTAACATATTGAAAAATAAAAATCGCGACGAAAAAATAGAAACAATTAAAAAATCGAATATTCAAAAATCTGTTTCATGGTGCGAAAAATATAAGATTCCTTTTAATAAATTTTCTGAAAAAACCAATATTTTTCTACCTATTTTAAAAGAATATAAGATGAATATAAGGAATGAAGAAAATGAATTAATAGACAATGAATTAATAGACAATGAAGAAAATGAATTAATAGACAATGAAGAAAATGAATTAATAGACAATGAAGAAAATGAATTAATAGACAATGAAGAAAATGAATTAATAGACAATGAAGAAAATGAATTAATAGTCAATGAATTAATAGAAAATGAATTAATAGACAATGAATTAATAGAAAATGAAAAATAACTTGGTAATAATATCTATTTATAAGCTTGTGTACCTGTTGAAGTATTATATGTGTTGGGTGATTGTGAAAAATGATTCGAGCTAAAAATTGTTCCCGGATAATAACGATATGGTGCTGATTCAGATGCAGGAACTTGGTATTCAGGCAATTTTGTGAAATGACAGAATTTTTTGTTTTGGTATTGTCTTGATTGAGAGAAATTAAGTGGCCATGGTGCGTTGCAATTATGTGCCTTGTTTTTATGCAAGTTTGTGCGTGCAGGATCTATACCAGCATATAATTGATTGGCAGTGATTAAGTGTTGTCCAGTGTTATTATTTTTTTGGATAGATGCCGCATTAGTAGAAATAGTATCTACCATTAATTTCAAGTTTCTTGTAGAAGAGTCCACTGCACCTTGTTTAGCATATTGATAGTTGTTTGGTTTATAGACAACCAATTGACAACCTACTGGATTCGATGGTCCAGAGAGAGGCATTCCCCAATAAGGATTACTAATAAAATCAGTAAATACATTGAGAGATCGTTCCTTTTGGTTTTCAGGTAGTCCATTTAACCAATTAAAGAACCCTTGGATAGAGTTAATGTACAGCGTATTAAATGTATTCACTTGGGCTTGTGTCAGAATATTTGCATTTACCATGATGGACAACATTTGCGCAATCAGAGCATTTTCAGTGGCGTCAAATATTTGAGCACCAGGTTGGCAGTTAGCCAAGTAGGTATTTGCAAGGGCAAGTGGACTGCCAGGTGTGGCACCTTTATTGCCGTCAGTGCTAATATAATAAGGGTTTTGAGATGTATTCGTTTTATAAGACAAGAAATTAAATGCTTTTTGGTCATATGTTTTGCAGCGGTTTTGCAAATATTGCTTGGTAGTTGTGTAATAATTCTTCTTTAAGTTTGTGCTGGCATAAATTGCGCGACGTTTTGCCTTGATTTCGTCATTACAACATAAAACTCTGTTCTGTGTATTTGGTTCTGGGTTTTCTTGTAAGAATCTTGTATTAGGATAATAATCGGATACAATTGAAATACCTTCGCATTTTTTACAATCTGCATCAGATTTTATAATTTCACCAGGAGTGTTGAGTCGAACAGAGAAAGCACCTGGTTTGTCTTGCATTTCATTCATTAATCCAGAACCACCAGCACCACCTCCAAGAGAAGCGCCTTTGCTGGATTTAACATAGCGGTTCATGTTATAGTTGATAAGAGCAGCCTCATTGATATCAATAGATATAGCACCATTTGTAGGGTCGACGCCTTTCAAATTATTGGCAACAACTGGATCTGCTACAATGAGACGACCCTTTCTAAAATGTTTAATGGGTCTTGGTAATCCAAATCCGGTTTGAAATACATTACCAGGGTCATTATTTGTTAATGGTCTTATGTGACCTGGAGCAGTTCCTACTGGGTTGCTATTGATGCCAGTTCCTTTCCAAGTAACATATTGTTTATTTTGAGTTGTGCTTCTGTGACTATATCCTGAAGCAGGTTTTGAATTCATTCCTAATGGGTAAACTGCTGATGACATTTATATTATTATGAAAGAAAATAAAAAGTAATATTATATATATATTCATGTTATTAAATACATTAATCATATTTTTTCTATTTTTAATTGGTTATCAAATTATTTTAGCAAATTCGCCTGTAAGAGAAGGAGTAGAAAATCAATGTGATACTGCAGGAGATGCTTACAAAATTTCACAACAAAATTCAGCTGAAATAAATACATTAAAGAGTTCAATGACTAAATCAGAAGAAAAAATATATAAACGTATGGATAAATTAGATGAAGACATGAAACAAGTAATGCAATCTGTTAAAGAAATGGGTAATGAAGTAAGTAAACCCATTAAACCAGAAGAGTCGTAGTTTAATATAAATATTTCAATATGTAAAATAAATATATTTATATATTTTAATAAGTAATGTCAGAATCATCTAATTTTTTGGGAAAAGATTACCCATATCAAAATAATATTAGAATGCCTGAGCAAATTAGTATAAATGAGGCTGGTACCATGCCACAACTCGGAAGAAATATAAAAGGTATGGGAGAATATGCTAAATTATTAGTATCTGGAAACAGCAGAGCATCTGTGCCTGGAGGACCTTTAGGAAATAAATATTTTTTAAAAACTGGTGCGAAATGCAAAGCTGTAGATACGTGCACAAAAGATGAAACTGGACAAGATGTGTGTCAAGATGTTGATAGGTATATTTATATTAATAATATTCCTGGTGGAAATATTCCACTTCTTTCCAGTGGTATGGGTGTTAACTTTTCCGAATTTAGAGGATTAATTCCTGGTGCTATTGAAAACTTGAATGTCTTGAACCCAATGGCCATTTTGCGTGCATTTAAGGATGGTTCAAACCCTCCATGTCAAATGTTAAAAATGCAAACAATTGACAATAATAATAATAAGAGTTCAGAATCTCATTATGTAACAATTGCAGATATTACATCCATGGACCCTTGTTGGTTTGGATATACACCAGAATATGGTGGAACTAATCCTGTTTCAGGTCAAAAATGTAGATCTGCATTTACCACTTTGTCTGACAGCGAACCCGTTCCCATGTCTAGCGACCCAATGGACCAAATATATTTTGCAGGTTTGGCTTGTATCGGTATTTATGTATTTTATCGTATTATGGAGAAATCTAAATAAAATGACACTTATATTTAATAACAAATTTATTAAATATAAATATATTATAGAATGGCACAAAAAAGTCGCATCAATAGACGCAAATCTAGAAAGACCATTAAACGTGCAAAAACTCTGAAACGTGCAAAAAGAAGTAGAGTTGCAAAGGGTTCAGAAGATGATCTAGTTAAATGTTGCATGTGTGGTAAAAGTATTCACATGATGTATGGTCTCATGCCTGCAAAGTGTTATAGGAAAAACGGCGCCATCAGAGCACACCGAATTTGTAAAGAATGTTGGTGGTCAGGATTCGCCAAAGAAGGTGTAAACCATGCATGTCCTGGTTGTGAGAAAGGTTTGCCTCTAAATGGGCCTCCTATTGACTACACTGAGGTAGTTGAAATATCTGATTAGGTCTTTAAGTTCATTTTTAAATATATTATTATAAGAGACTTAAAGCCGGTCCCTACACATGTAGGACTGACTTTTTGATATTTTTGGGCAAAGTATTTTGGGATTTTCATTTTTGGACATTTATTTTGTCCATTTTTCAAAATCCCAAAATACTTTGCTCAAAAAGTGAAGGTCTGTGACCATAATTGAATTTTATGGTGTGGTCACCAAAAAAATAATGCAAAATTTGTTACGATAACTTTTTTTATATATTTACGAAAAAGATTTAGGCATTTTTTCTTTTCCTAATATATGGAAAAATGGAAACCTAAAAAAAATGCCGAAAATGCCGGTTTTGAATGCAAAATTTGCAACTTTAAATGCAGTAAACAAAGTAATTACAATAATCATATCCACACCAAAAAACATATGCATCGTGTCAATGGAACTGAATTGGAAAAAATAATCAAAGAAAAAAATGCCGATTTTATTTGTAATTGTGGTAAAAAATATTTAACAAAGTCTGGACTCTGGAAACATAATCAAAAGTGTGAACATTTTAGCGAATCAAATAATATCATTGAAACTAATGAAAGTAAAATAATTGATATTACAGATGTTAAAATCCTTACCAATATTGTATTAGAAGTTGTAAAACAAAACAATGAAACACAAAAGCAAAATCAAGATTTAATAAATAAATTATATGAAATATGTAAAAATGGTACAATTAACACAACAAATAATAATACAAATAATACAAATTCACATAACAAGTCCTTCAATTTGCAGTTCTTTTTAAATGAAACTTGTAAAAATGCAATGAACATTACAGATTTTGTTAATTCTCTCCAATTGCAGATTTCTGACTTGGAAAATATTGGTGAAGTTGGTTACATCGAAGGTATTTCCAATATCATTATAAAGAAGTTGAATACCTTGGATATAACAGAGAGACCCATTCACTGCACAGATAAAAAGAGAGAAACTATGTATATTAAAGATCAGGATAAATGGGAAAAGGAAGATGACAAACGTATTAAAATGCATAAGATGGTTAGGAAAGTGGCATATAAAAACATAAACCTTATTTCAGAATTTCAAAACTTACACCCAGAATGGAAGAAATGTTCTTCCAAATATGCCGATCAACATAATAAAATTGTTATAGAGTCCATGGGTGGAAAGGGTGACAATGATTATGAAAAGGAAGAGAAAATTATCAAAAAAATCGCAAAAGAAGTGTTTGTTGACAAAAGTCTTTAAGTATGTTTAAAATAATATATATAAAACATTCAAATATTTTTGGGCAAAGTATTTTGGGATTTTGAAAAATGGACAAAATAAATGTCCAAAAATGAATTTCCGAAAATACTTTGCCCAAAAACCTTGTGTCTGTGACCATAATTGAATTTTATGGTGTGGTCACCAAAAAAATAATGCAAAATTTGTTACGATAACTTTTTTTATAAATACTTAAAAATATTTTCTAATCTATAAATATGGAAACTTTTGGAAACGCAAATCTGCCCAAAATCTGCCAAAAATATAATTGTGAATTTTGTCACTATGGTACAAGTAAAAAAAGTAGTTATGACGACCATTTGTTGTCTGCAAAACATAAAAAACATACATTTGGAAACGTTTTGGATACTTTAGGAAACAATAATCTGCCATATTTCTGCCCACCATCTTTTTCATGTAAAAATTGTTCTAAAGAATTTAAAAATCGTTCTGGATTATGGAAACATAATAAAGTTTGTTTAAATGAAGAAAATAATCAAACAAAAACTTTCGAACTTACACAGGAAACTATAATGCAAATTTTAAATCAAAATAGTGAATTTCAAAAAATGCTTTTAGAACAAAATAAAACAATTATTGAATTGTCGAAAAATAGTTCAATTACTAATAACACTACACATACCAATTCTCATAACAAAACATTTAATTTACAATTATTTTTAAATGAAACTTGTAAAAATGCAATGAACATTACAGATTTTGTGAATTCTCTCCAATTACAACTCAGTGACTTGGAAAATGTTGGCGATGTTGGTTACATCGAAGGTATTTCTAATATCATTATAAAGAAGTTGAGTACCTTGGATATAACAGAGAGACCCATTCACTGCACTGACAAAAAGAGAGAAACTATGTATATCAAAGATGAGGATAAATGGGAAAAGGAAGATGAAAAACATTTGAAAATGCATAAAATGGTTAGGAAAGTGGCAAATAAAAATATAAACCTTATTTCAGAATTTCAGAAATTACATCCAGATTGGAAGAAATATTCTTCCATGGTCTCAGATCAATACAATAAAATTGTTATAGAGTCCATGGGAGGAAAAGGAGACAATGATTACGAAAAGGAAGAGAAAATTATTAAGAAAATTGCCAAAGAAGTGTTTGTCGACAAAAATTAACTATATTTTTAAATTTAATCAAAACTTATCAAGTCCACTACAATATCAGGATTCTCTTTGCTTTCCATCTTTTTCGTCAAATGAGCAATCAATTTGGTATAATCATTATTCTCTCTTTGTAGCTTTGCAATGACCATTTTTTGAGTAGAAATTGTCTCATTTAACTTTATATTTTCACTGAAATAGTTCATCTTATTGTTATTCAAATCGGTTAGCCATTTTTGATGCGTTTTTGTTTTAGTATGTGATGCAAAACTCTGGCGACTATCAAAGACATGTTCTTTCCTTGAACCACATGCACATCGCAGTCCATTTTGGAATTTACTTGAGGGTGGTAAATAATCTATATAATTGCTCTTTTCATCCATAATTGGTTCATAAATATCGGAATCTAATGCTAAATCCATTACTACATAGTTGTAGTAATAGATTTTAAATCTTTTTTCTGAATGTAATTAAGTATTTAGTGCTTTCTTCCGCGAGTCTTTCTTCGTCTACCACCGGAGAATCCCTCGGCAGTTGTGGCAAGACTCTTAGGTTCAAAAGGGTGATTACCACCACGTTGTTTTCTTCCACGAGTTCTGCGCTTTTTGCCTCCATAATTACCATAATTTGGACCTAAATCTTGTCCAATAAATGATGCTCGTCCAGAGCCCTGACGACCCATTCTGGGATCCATTCTGGGATCCATTCTGGGATCCATTCCTCGACCTCGACCTTGTTCCATTCCTCGACCTCGACCTTGTTCCATTCCTCGACCTTGACGTTGATCCATTCCTCGACCTTGAGGACCACCTTGCATATCATCTTCAAGGTCTTCTAATGCAACTTCATTTAGAACTTGAGCTGCTAATTCAGGAGAAATAAATTGCTTTAAAATGTTACTAACTTTTTCAGTTCCGTTCATTACCATTTCATTAAGAACTTCTTCCAATTGCATAGCTGATTGTTGTGGGACACCTTGCTGTCTCACTTGTAACAAAATTTGTGGTATTGTTTGTTGGTTAAGCTTTTCACTACCTCCAAATCCAAAAAAACCCGAAGATTGTTGTTCTTGTCCATAAGGCTGTCGATTATATTGTTGTGGAGGTCCTCCAAATCCAAAATAACTCATTATATATTATATCAAAAGAAAATAAAAGAATTCCTAAATAGCATTATTAACGTATTTTTATATGCATAAAAAGCAACAATAGCTGCTAAAATTTTAACTAAAATATATGGACCCAAATCCGACTGAAGTCCAAGTGAATAACACTAAATATTTTTTATATATATATATTCTATTAATAATTTTGACGCACAATGGCACCCCATGCACAAACTTTTCCATTAGATAAACTATGGTTTTCAATAGCACCCTTCTTTTTAGGTGCTACACATCCACCTGAACGCGCTCGTCTCAAACTACTTCTAGCGCCACTAGGATAATAGCTTTTAGTTCCGGTAGGTGCTGTATTGGGTAGATTCACTTTATACGCAGTTTGACCCACCGCATTGCTTTTCTTAATATTCACATAAAGTGAACTATCAATGGGTGCGATATAATTCATGTGAGACGATGTAGCAACATGTCTTTGCGATGATTGTATCATATATGCAAGCGGACTGGAAAGCTTACCAAGTCGGATTTGTTCTACTAAATCCTTTTTATTAACATGTGTCCTTAAATATTGATGACGAGCATTGGTGTTCATGTCGGAGGCAACGGGTGTTTGCATGGAATAAAATTGAGGAGGTGTTGGTCTGAGACCTGATAATATACCATAGCTGTGATAAGGAATTTGGCAAGGTGTTTGATTGGTGCTTAATGGGCCAGTAATGGGGGCATTTACATAACTATTATAAGATACGGAACCAATATTTGTAGATACGGCATATGGAGTAGTCATTTATATATATATCCACTTTTTTAAAAAGTGGAGCAAAACTTTATATCCATCCATCTTTTCTAAAAAGTGGATTCAAAACTTTATATCCATCCATCTTTTCTAAAAAGTGGAGCAAAACTTTATATCCATCCATCTTTTCTAAAAAGTGGATTCAAAACTTTATATCCATCCATCTTTTCTAAAAAGTGGATTCAAAATTTAATAAAATTAAGTTCTATAATTTGGCTCCACCTTTCCTAAAGGTGGATAAAGGTGGATAAAGGTAGACTAATAGTAATATTGATTTGTGTATGGATTGTATCTTGGTGGTGGAGGAGGGACATAACCATAACGAGGTGCCTCTGTAACAACAACAACGGGCTGTCTTACTGCAACTGCTCTAGTGGTAGTGGTAGTGGTAGTAGTTGTAGGATAACCTATTCTGCTGTAAAAGAAACCAACTACAATTAAAACGCCAATGGCGATGGCTAAAATATGCAATTTATCCATATATATATATATATATATATCCACCTTTTAAAAAATCCACCTTTTAAAAAATCCACCTTTTAAAAAATCCACCTTTTAAAAAATCCACCTTTTAAGAAAAGGTGGAGCCAAAATATATACAAAATTAATTTGCTAAAATCCAAAAAATAAACTAAACTAAAGTATATGGAAAACAAACATAGAAAGCAAATGGTGTATCAAAAAACGCAATTTAACAATTCCTTAATTTGTCAGCTTCCATGTATATTCAAATGCATTAAATGTAAGAAAAATAATAACATTTTAGTTGAAAAAGATGTTATTAGTCAAAATTGTTTATTTTGTGGGATGCCTAATTACGTAGCACTTTTAAAAAAGTCATAAGAGAATCGGAGGAGCAAAATAAGTAATAAACTTAAAAAAAAGACACAAGAGAATATGAGGAGCAAAACAAATATTATTTATTTATTAGAACGCTTGTTTTTATACTTGCTTTTATTCTTTAATATAATTTAAATATTATTGCACGCAATCTTTCTTAAAAGTGGTAGAACCTTTTAAAAAAGTTACAAGAGAATCGGAGGAATAAAACCTTTCCTAAATGGTTATAATTTTGGCGCAACCTTTTTTAAAGGTTGCTTTAGTATCGTCGAATAGCACGTTGAGCAGATTGACTTGACTTGTGTTCATCACCGCCATACGACAAATCATTGTAGTTCTTGTTGACCGCCTTTTGCTTCAAATATGTAATATAATCAGAACTATCGTATACCCACTTCACGTTACATGTAGCAGAAGGAACACTACGATTCAACTGCAAACTATTATAAGCAGACGAAGGTGTGCATGAAATAGACGTGGAACCAAAACGAATGCTTAATCCCTTCAATCCAGGGCGGCTCTGAAAACTCTGGCAGCTTCCACCACATGAATAGTTGTCACGACTCAACAAGTCACCAGCATTATTGACTGCACGGAAAGGTGTAGTAATACTGCGTTTAGGTAAGTTTGCCTCACGCAATTGGCTGGGATAAGTGGTATTCCAAGCATTCTTCAATGTGTAACGAATTTGCTCAAATTCTTGATATCTCTTATCTACATTTTGAGTAGTTTGTGGCATGTAACCATTAATAGCTCCACCTGGACTGAGTGGATTCTTTGCAAAAATAGTAAAAGCTACATTGGATCCGTTGATTGGGCTAGTATATCCGATAGATGGCATTTATATAATATACCACGTTTTTAAAAAAAGAGCGAGCTAAAAAATATCTTTTATACTTTTCCTAAATTTATATTTAGTGGTACCTTTAGGAACAACAACTTTGGCTCAACCTTTCCTAAAGGTGGATTAAATAAAATATCAATAATATATATGTTCAATTTTAGATTATTGATAAGTGCCGTTCTATTTGTAATCATTGATTCTGTTTACTTGAATTTTATGAAAGATTATTTTCAAAAACAAGTAATAAAAGTTCAAGGATCTCCAATTAAAATGAATTTTTTAGGAGCCGCGTTGTGTTATATATTTTTAATTGCTGGCCTAAATTACTTTATTATTAAACCTAATAAAAGCGTACAAGATGCGTTCTTGTTAGGTATAGTGATTTATGGTGTTTATGAAACAACGAATTATGCGATATTTAAGAATTGGTCAATTATCTCTGTGATTATAGACACCTTATGGGGTGGTATATTGTTTGCTTTAACTACATATATTATACGATTTATTCATTTCTAAGAATGATTATAGTTAATCACATAAGGTATAAAATAAAGTGAAACAATCATTGAAATAATATTTGTATTTAAATTATAAATGGCAAAGTGCGAGCTCAATAAGCAAGATATGATCATCATAAAGCTATCGCCTAAAATAGCACCAATACCTACTTCTTTAGCGTAATCCTTAAAGAAATCGATCATTTCATTATATCCGCGAGGAATATTAGAAAACATGAAATAGAATAAATAATCGTGAATGATTTGGATGAAAACAGCAAGACATGTAAATTTCCATATGCTAAAAGAATCAAACAAATAAGTATAGAAAAAACGCGCTAAAATAATGCCAATAAAAAGAATAAGGACATCGGCTACAACTGCGCTTAATTGATATTTTTTATACCATTTCATTAAATAACTGGATTGAAAGAAACCATGATAAACCATGAAAATAATAATTAAATCCGCATTTAAGCAGCCATTTAAAATCGGTAAATAGTCATTTACATTATTGAAATCGGAAATGTCTTTGAATAACATATTTATTATATTAATATAATATTTATCTATTTATTATATCAAATATTACAATTCTTTATTATAGTTCATTTCAATTCTATAAACATTTTCGTAAGTTTTTTAATTGTTTTTCATTAAATTTATTGTTGTCTATAATTAAATTATTATATTTTTTAACTATTTCTTCTTGTTCTTTTGGTGTATATTCTTTTAATTTGATATACAATTTTGCAGTAGGATTCTCAGGATCTAATGTTTCACATATTAAGTTGTTTACTATCATTTTATCATGTTCTTCCATAAGTACATTGTATAAAATCTCTCCTTTATATTTTGTTTTATAAATTTTTTCTGAATACTCTATACATTCCATTGCTTTTCTCATTTTTTTATTGCAAAATACTTTATGGCAATTTGTTATAAGTGTTTTATGTGAAGGAATATTCTCTCCTAAAGCATTTTTTTCAAAACATATCAAGAATTCATAAGAATTTATTGTTTGTAAAATTCCAACTATTTTTTTATTACGAATTGTATGAATAGATGTATTTATTTTCTCAATAGAAATAATTCCTTGATCTGTTGTAATAAGGGTTCCTGCAGGAAAACATATGTTGGATATAAATATTGGATAAGAAGTAAAAGTAGTAACACTTGATTTTCCAAAAAAAACAACATTATTAGCAGGTGATGGTATTCCTAATGTGTTTGAGGATGAGATTATTACTGATGTTAAACTTGTACAATTAATGAATGCATTATCACCAATACTAGTAACACTATTTGGTATAGTTATAGATGTAAGACCCGAACAACCACTGAATGTATAATCACCAATACTAGTAACACTATTTCCTAAAGTTATTGATGTTAAACTTGTACAATCATAGAATGTAAAACTACCAATACTAGTAACACTATTTGGTATAGTTATAGATGTAAGACCCAAACAACCAAGGAATGCATAATCACCAATACTAGTAACACTATCTGGTATTGTTATTGATGTTAAACTTGTACTACGGAATGTAAAACTACCAATACTAGTAACACTATTTCCTAAAGTTATTGATGTTAAACTTGTACAATCATAGAATGTAAATCTACCAATACTAGTAACACTATTTGGTATTGTTATTGATGTTAAACTTGTACAATTATTGAATGTATAATCACCAAAACTAGTAACACTATTTCCTAAAGTTATTGATGTTAAACTTCTACAACCAACGAATGTATAATCACTAATACTAGTAACACTATTTGGTATTGTTATTGATGTTAAACTTGTACAATTCTGGAATGTATTAGGACTAATACTAGTAATACTATTTGGTATTGTTATTGATGTTAGACCCGAACAACCACTGAATGTAAAACTACCAATACTAGTAACACTATTTGGTATTGTTATTGATGTTAAACTTGTACAATAATTGAATGCAGATTCACCAATACTAGTAATACTATTTGGTATTGTTATTGATGTTAAACTTCTACAATTAAAGAATGCATAAGTACCAATACTAGTAACACTATTTGGTATTGTTATTGATGTTAAACTTGTACAATTCTGGAATGAATAACCACTAATACTAGTAACACTATTTGGTATTGTTATTGATGTTAAACTTGTACAATTCTGGAATGCATTATTACCAATACTAGTGACACTATTTGGTATTGTTATTGATGTTAAACTTGTACAACTACTGAATGCATAAGTACCAATACTAGTAACACTATTTCCTAAAGTTATTGATGTTAAATTTGTACAATTATAAAATGAATAACCACTAATACTAGTAACACTATTTGGTATTGTTATTGATGTTAAACTTGTACAAGAAGTGAATGCAAAATCACCAATACTAGTAACACTATTTGGTATTGTTATTGATGTTAAACTTGTACAATTCTGGAATGCATTATTACCAATACTAGTAACACTATTTGGTATTGTTATTGATGTTAAACTTGTACAATTACTGAATGCAAAAGTACCAATACTAGTAACACTATCTGGTATTGTTATTGATGTTAAACTTCTACAAGTATCGAATGTATAATCACCAATACTAGTAACACTATTTGGTATTGTTATTGATGTTAAACTTGTACTACGGAATGCAGAACTACCAATACTAGTAACACTATTTGGTATTGTTATTGATGTTAAATTTGTACAATTATAAAATGCAGCATCACCAATACTAGTAACACTATTTGGTATTGTTATTGATATTAAACTTGTACAAGTATCGAATGCAGCAATACCAATACTAGTAATACTATTTGGTATTGTTATTGATGTTAAACTTGTACAATTCTGGAATGAATGACCACCAATACTAGTAACACTATCTGGTATTGTTATTGATGTTAAACTTGTACAATTCTGGAATGAATAACCACTAATACTAGTAACACTATTTGGTATTGTTATTGATGTTAAACTTGTACAATTACTGAATGCAAAATTACCAATACTAGTAACACTATTTGGTATTGTTATTGATGTTAAACTTGTACAATTCTGGAATGAATGACCACCAATACTAGTAACACTATCTGGTATTGTTATTGATATTAAACTTGTACAAGAACTGAATGCAAAATCACCAATACTAGTGACACTATTTGGTATTGTTATTGATATTAAACTTGTACAATTATTGAATGTAAAAATACCAATACTAGTAACACTATTTCCTAAAGTTATTGATGTTAAACTTGTACAATTCTGGAATGAATAACCACTAATACTAGTAACACTATTTGGTATTGTTATTGATGTTAAACTTGTACAATTATTGAATGTAAAACTACCAATACTAGTAACACTATTTCCTAAAGTTATTGATGTTAAACTTCTACAATCTCTGAATGCATAAATACCAATACTAGTAACACTATCTGGTATTGTTATTGATGTTAAACTTGTACAATCATTGAATGTATAATCACCAATACTAGTAACAGAACTTGGTATTGTTATTGATGTTAAACTTCTACAATCTCTGAATGTACTATTACCAATACTAGTAATACTATTTCCTAAAGTTATTGATGTTAAACTTGTACAATTATTGAATGCATAAGTACCAATACTAGTAACACTATTTCCTAAAGTTATTGATGTTAAATTTGTACAATTATAAAATGAATAACCACTAATACTAGTAACACTATTTGGTATTGTTATTGATGTTAAACTTGTACAATCTCTGAATGCAAAATCACCAATACTAGTAACACTATTTGGTATTGTTATTGATGTTAAACTTGTACAATTACTGAATGCAGAATAACCAATACTAGTAACACTATTTGGTATTGTTATTGATGTTAAACTTGTACAATTATTGAATGTTAAACTACCAATACTAGTAACACTATTTGGTATTGTTATTGATGTTAGACCCGAACAACCACTGAATGCACTATTGCTAATAGTCGTGACATTATAACTTATATCACCTACTCTAATAGTACTCGGTATAGTTATTGAACCAGTCGAACTAGGATTTGAACTAACTGATACGGTAGTACCCGAATATGAATAGTTAATTCCATTAATAGTAGAAAATGAAGTCCAGTCTGTTAAAATATTATTAACAAAATTTTGTAGTATAGGTGTTCTATCACTAGTTATTGATCCTATATATTTATAAATAGTATTCGTTTTTATACCAAATAAATTATTCATTATACTACAACCAATAAAAGCGTCACTACCAATACTCGTAACAGAACTTGGTATAGTTATAGTTGTAAGACCCGAACAACCAGTGAATGCACTATTACCAATACTAGTAAGACTATTTGGTATTGTTATTGATGTTAAACTTGTACAATTTTTGAATGCAGAATTACCAATACTAGTAACACTATTTCCTAAAGTTATTGATGTTAAATTTGTACAATTATAAAATGCATAAGTACCAATACTAGTAACACTATTTGGTATTGCTATTGATGTTAAACTTGTACAACCAACGAATGCATAAGTACCAATACTAGTAACACTATCTGGTATTGTTATTGATATTAAACTTGTACAATTATTGAATGTATTAGGACCAATACTAGTAACACTATTTCCTAAAGTTATTGATGTTAAATTTGTACAATTATAAAATGCATAAGTACCAATACTAGTAATACTATTTGGTATTGCTATTGATGTTAGACCCGAACAACCACTGAATGTAAAACTACCAATACTAGTAACACTATTTGGTATTGTTATTGATGTTAAACTTGTACAACCAAAGAATGTATAATCACCAATACTAGTAACACTATCTGGTATTGTTATTGATGTTAAACTTGTACAATTTATGAATGTATAATCACTAATACTAGTAAGACTATTTGGTATTGTTATTGATGTTAAACTTGTACAATCCCTGAATACAGAAGTACCAATACTAGTAACACTATTTCCTAAAGTTATTGATGTTAAACTTCTACAATTATAAAATGCAGCATCACCAATACTACTAACACTATTTCCTAAAGTTATTGATGTTAATCTACAACTACTGAATGCATAAGTACCAATACTAGTAACACTATTTCCTAAAGTTATTGATGTTAAATTTGTACAATTATAAAATGAATAACCTCTAATACTAGTAACACTATTTGGTATTGTTATTGATGTTAAACTTGTACAATTAACGAATGCATAATCACCAATACTAGTAACACTATCTGGTATTGTTATTGATATTAAACTTCTACAATTATTAAATGTATTATCACCAATACTAGTAACACTATTTCCTAAAGTTATTGATGTTAAACTTGTACAATTCTGGAATGCAGAAATACCAATAATAGTAACACTATTTGGTATTGTTATTGATGTTAAACTTGTACAATTCTCGAATGCAGAACTACCAATACTAGTGACACTATAATTTATATTATCTAATGTAATCATTTCTGGTATATTCACAATACCAGAAGCACTTGGAGTAGCAATAACTTGAGCAGTATTACCCGAGTAAGAATAGTTAATGCCGTTAATAGTAGTAGACATTTTTATATATAAAATATAAAATAAAAATATCTAAATATATTATTTTTGTTTAGATATTTATCTTGTTAAAGTCATGAAAATCCTACAAACAACTACCATTATTAAAATATTTTTATAATTTTATCTATTTGACTCTTCGCTTTGCATAACCTTTTATAAAGGTGGATCTAGTGATCAGTAATCAATCTCGGCATAATATTCATGGTATTTAGCTCCTGGAACAAAAGCTTACAAGCATAAGGAATTTCTACATATGAGAAATCAACTCTGTTATCACAAGTGCGGCAATGATGAATGTGCATCTGGTCATTGTATGACGCAATAATCCCGCATTTCTTACAGACAAACACTGAATATTTATCTGACGCATCATACATTCTACCTCTTGTGAATCGCGCTGCACCATGCGAAACCATGGCATCCTTTTCCATCTCACCAAATCGTAAACCACCATCGCGGCTACGACCTTCTGCCGGTTGCCTGGTAAGGTTCACCATCGGACCATTCGAGCGGCTATGCGCCTTGTCATTTACCATGTGCTTGAGACGCTGATAGAAGACCGGACCCATAAACACACTGCATTCATGTTGTTCGCCTGTGAGACCATTATATAAAAGCTCATTGCCGTGTGCCTCGTATCCGACTTTAATCAACTGGTCACAAATATCTTTCACGTCGAAATCGCCAAACGATGTGCCGTCACCAAAGAGACCGAGTTGTAATAGAACCTTGCCAAGAATAGTCTCTTTCAGTTGACCAATCGTCATACGAGATGGAATTGCATGCGGATTAATGATGATGTCGGGTTTGACGCCACAGCTGGTAAAAGGCATATCGCACTCTGGAATAATGTTGCCGACTGTTCCCTTCTGCCCGTGTCGACTCGAATTACCAGTAAATGAACACCTACCACGACGTCTAATCAAGAAAACTTCTGATGGTACTCTAATACAATATACTTTTCCATTATAATCAAGTATTTTTTCTGTTTGTCCATTTTGTTCATTTTTATGTCCATGATTTAAAGTAGGAAACAACCTTTTTCTACGAATTCCTATATCCCATGCAGTAGATGTACATGTTATTTTTCTTCCATCATTCATTGTACTATAATCACCTGGTTCACTTTTTGAAACATAATAAGCTGTGTATCCAGCATGTTGAGCTAAGATTTGAACATTATCTCGTAATTTTATAGAAGATGTAAAATAATGCAATGATGTACTTGTTTCATGTCCATCTCCTAAGCATAGACCATTTAATAATATTCTGGACTGACGTTCACTTAAATTGAGATACCATTCTGGTAAATATTTATTTGTAGCACCCACGCTGTAATTTTTAAATTCATTTGTTAATTCTTTATTATTAATATAAAACTTAAATGTTTTTTCATTCATAGAATAATTCAAATTTAATATATTACATGTTTTTTTTAAGTGTTCTTGAACTCGCAATTTGTTTGCAGCAAACTCAATTCTGCAAGTATAATTTTTTTCGCTAATATATGTCCAACCTTCTGCAATAAATATTCCAAATAATATAAGAAATGCATCTAACTTTGAACCATTATATAAAACATTTCCTATTTTTATTTCTAAATCAGAGTTATTTATAGGAGAACTACCTGATTGAAACTGCACACGTTTTCCAATCATTTTTTCGGCAGCAACTAACTGATAATTTTTGTTATCTCTTTTTTTTATCCACATTCTATGATTCATTGTTACGCATTGACTAATTCCTTGTGTAGTAACATCATACATTTCACCTATATGGTCAAATTCAAGAACTTCTAAAGGATTAACATATTCAAGTTTACTTGTTTCTTTATTTAACTGACCAACTAAATCTGTTGTTTTTACTTCATTAATTTTAACCCAACCACGATTCAATGTTAATACATCATGATCTGCTGTCATACAGAATTTGTCACCAATCACAGGCTTTCTTGTAGTCCGGAGTCGCACCTTGGCGAAATTATATCCCTCGCCATTTCGGTCAATATAATTTTTATCAATATATGTCTCCTCCATCGTCTTGTAAATCTTGCTCTGGTCTTCAAATTTAATGACCTTTGTGTGATCATTTCTGTTTTCCTTGATGGGTGTGACTTTGGCAATAATGACATCGCGATTTTGCACCAAAGTGTTTTCTGGAATGACGCCCTTCGAATTCACTTTATTATAATTACCAATCTTCATTCCCTTTGTCTTAGACGCATCAGGTTTGCAGCGAATTTCTTCGTCACCATTAATCTTTTGTTTGTCCTCATCCTTTTCCGTATGATAGACTGTTACTAGCGACATACCTCTATCAATAGATGCCTTATTAATAAGCAATGAATCTTCCTGATTGTAACCCGTGTGGGTCATAATGGCGACAATGACTTGAGTTCCAGAAGGTATTTCATTTAATTTAATCAAGTTCATAATACGTGTGTCGACAAGTGGTCGCATCGGATAATTCAATACATAAGCGGTCTTATCCATTCGTCCCTCGTAATTAGTAACATATACACCCATGGCTTGTTTACCCTGAGCACATTGGTAACAATTTCTTGGCGATTGATTGTTTTCGGGGAATGGGATACATGATGCGAGCACTCCAAACATAGTGGATGGATGGATTTCACAATGTGTGAACCTTGCTAGTCGATTATCTGGGTGAGCAATATCGCGAGGTTTCGTTGCAATTAGAGACCAACTTTGCTCTTCAGGGTCGATATATTCAATCACTGCATTATCTAACTTAGAACATGTTAGTAAATCATCCCACGTAAGCTCACTTGTTCCAAGTTTGCGAATCAAATCATGACTAATTAGAATATTTTTATCTTTGACACGTAATAAAGGTCGCGTCAATCTGCCACTATCATTGCAGACTCTGATTTCGCGCATTTTGAAATCAAATACAATGGATGTGTAAATATTAATAATACCCTTATGTTTTTTATCCTTCAACATGGTATATAATTGCTCGGGATCGTTTGTAATGCCAACCCATGCACCATTAATAAAGACCTTGACTTTATCATGCATAAAAGCAGAGGTTACTTCTTGACCACCAATTTGTTGAATATGTGGTATAATATATTCATAAAGCGGCATAGAGTTGGAATAAGTGCTAATATGAGTCATATAGCTGAGATTCTTTACAATACCAACAGATTGACCTTCTGGAGTCTCAGCTGGACACAAGAACCCCCATGTAGTATTATGCAATTTACGAGGAGGAATCAGCTTACCACTCTTATCTGTAGGAGTGGAAATTCTGCGAGCATGACTCAAACTTGAAACATAATTTAACCTATTGAGCACTTGAGCAACACCAACTTTATTAGAATTTGTGTGCTTAATACCAAAATCACCAGTTGATAATGCACGCTTGATACCATTTTCAATTGTAGTAGATTTTATTATTTTATAAATATTGGTCATATTAATAATACTCTCATAATCGTCTGATGATTTCCATGACCCGGTATTGATTTCGCGGATAATTTGCTTCTCCATATCCTTGACTAATTTGTTGAAATAATTTCTATACAAATTATTCAAAAGTGAACCAACACAATCAACTCTTTTATTCAAATAAGAATCTCTATCGTCTTGCTTTACTTGGTCAAAGGAAGCAATCAATAAACGATTCGCCATATAACCGAGGAAATATATTTTTTGTTCCATGGTATGGCAATGCGGAAACAAGTCTCCATTCAGAATTTCTAACGTAAATTCATGTTTTTTCTTTACACCCGTTTCTTTATCCATATTTATTGGTGTATACATGACAAAACTAGTAATAAACTTTATACATTCTTCTTGCGTAATATATTTGTTTGACTCAATTATAGAAGGTTGCAATGCATCTAATACATCCTTATCTTTTCCTACTACACCATCTATTTTGAGTAAAATCCTTTCACAGATTTCTTTATCTGATATTACACCTAGTGCTCTGAAAACAATAAATAATGGGATTGGATGCTTTACTCGTGGCAACTCAACACAAATTGCATTACTCAGTCCTTTTGTCTTTATTTCACAACCTTTTGAATCTTCTGATTTTGAAATAGAATTCTTCGAGCGAACCATCATATTAATCTGCTTAGGCGAAATACATTTGAAATCAGGGACAGATTTTACTTCAGCCTTCCATGTGTATTTGGTGTCATTTTTAGCAATATTGAAACAATAGACGCGATTTTCTGCAGCTCTTTCTTGTCCCAACACAGTCTTCTCAGATCCATTAATGATGAAATATCCACCAGCATCAAACTTACACTCACCTGTTTGCGTATTCTCGAAATGTTTGTATTGACTGAGCACACATATATTAGACTTTAACATAATCGGCAGTTTACCAATGTGGACCTTTGGAATAATCTTGTAAAAGGTCTGCATATTTTCTAAATTGGGACCATTCCGCACAATATATTTTATATTAATATCAATAGTTGTGGCAGACGCATAAGTGAAATTCCTCAAACGTGCCTCCTGAGGAAACATTAGCTTAATAGCGCCATTGTTTTCGTGTATTTGCGGTCGGTAAATGTGGAAATTTTCAAAGGTAATAAAGAGCTCTAGTGAATATTTTTTAGATTCCAAATCGAAATCCTGTTCGGATGCAATATGAACAGGGTTGAACATTTCTATTGTTTTAATTATTTGGTATCCAACGAAATTATTGTAAGATTCATGTTGATGTCTTACAAATCTATCAAGATGTTGACCTTTAAAATATGATTCGATAATAGACCAAGGTGTTTCTATATATTGCTCAGTAGCAATATCAAATGAAGTTGTTTCAGGATTCATCGTCGTAGTCTGGGTATTATGTGCAATCATATTTTCGGTTATTTTATATTTCAATTTATTTTTAAATAGTTTTTATAAATACATTAAAGATGCATACATAATATTAAATGTAAATAATATAAATGAATTTATATATATTATATAATGCTTAACAATCGAACAATTACGCACTCAAAGATGAACCCAAAGAGAATCAGTAATTATAATAAATTTTTGTCTACTTTGGATAAAACAATTCCAATCATACCTATTAAAGAAGACCTGCTAGATGAAGATAAAAATGAAGAAGAAATGAAAAAAATTATCGATAAAATCATTGAAAATTTAGAAATGGATTTTGAAAAAAATAATTTGGATTCCACTAAATTAACTGGACAAACACAAAATGATATTATTGTAGCCAATTCAGAAATGAATGACCCGAATGAATACATTGAACCTAATAGTTGTTCTACAGGAGACACATGTTGTCAATCCCAAGCAATGAAAAAGGTTGTAAAAAGAATTTATAAAGAAAAGGAACCTGTTGTAGAAATTAAACAGCATATAAATATTGAAGTAGAAATTAATGATATTGCTGATATTTTAAAATTGATAGACACATACAAGGCAGATCCATCTATAAAATATAATATTAATATGAAAGCAATGCATGATATTAAAAAACCTTTGGAAGATTTGCAAGATATGGTCGGGATGAAAGATATGAAAAACAACATTGTAGACCAAATTTTGTACTTTGTTCAAGATTTACATAAAGACCAAACGTGTAAAGGAGATTTTATGCATTCGGTCATTTATGGACCACCTGGAACAGGCAAAACTGAAATCGCAAAAATAATGGGGCGAATCTACTGCAAGTTAGGTTGTCTATCGAAGGGAGTGTTTCATAAAGTGACACGAAGTGATTTAATTGCCGGATATTTGGGCCAAACCGCGTTAAAAACCAAGGATGCCATTAAAGCGGCAATGGGTGGCGTTCTTTTTATTGACGAGGCATATGCTCTGGGTAATTCAGAGAAGCGCGATAGTTTTGCCAAGGAATGTATTGATACACTTTGTGAAGCATTAAGCGACAATAAGGCGGATTTGATGGTGATTATTGCTGGCTACGAACATGAACTGAAGGAATGTTTTTTCGATTACAATCAAGGACTTGACTCGCGATTTACATGGCGGTTTAAAACGGACGAATATAGTTTTGAAGATTTATATCAGATTTTCTTGAAGAAAGTAAAAGAAATTGGCTGGCTAATAGATGACAACTCATGTATTACAAGTGAATGGTTTAAAAAGAATAAGGATTATTTAAAATTTTATGGGCGTGATATTGAAACTATTTTAGCAAAAACAAAAATAGCTCATAGTAAAAGGGTATTTTGCAAACCAGAAAATGAAAAGAAAAGAATAAATTTAATGGATTTAGAAAATGGATTTAAAATGTATTTGAAAAATGAAAACGTTAAAAATAGGAAGAATGATTTGGAAAAAAGGCAATATTTATATAATACATTGTATTCATAAATTTATAAATAAATAAATAAATAAATAAATAAATAAATAAATAAATAAATAAATAAAATTCAAAATTATTTATTACAAACTTTAGTTTGGATTTAATTAATATTTTATATATTTTATTTAATATATTAAATGTCTAATAAAACAATTAAAGCAATTTCAATTAATCCATCATTATTTACTATTGGAGGCACAAAAAGTAAAAAAAATAGAGAGAAAAAGGTTACATTACAACCACTCAAACCACTGATTAATCCGAATGTTTTAAAAAATAAACTTTTGAAGCGAATTAAAGAACATAAGAACAGAGAAACTCAAGATATGGATAAAACAAATAATAATACACAACAAATACATGTTAAAACTGATAATTTTTCTGATGAATTTAGTGATTCTATTAATTATTTGCAAACTTTATCAAAACAAAAAAAAGTAAATGATGAGAAAACAAATTATGAAAAACAAAAACAAAAAAGAAAAGAGGCATTAGAAAGAAAGACTCTTAAAAATTATAATTTTCCACAATCTTATAGCTTAGCACAACCATCTATTCAAACACAACAACAAGACCCAAATCTTTTAGTGAACAATCTTTCACATAGCAATGTAAATATCGATTTACCTGAAGAACTAAAAATATATGAAACTATGATGCAAAGTCAATCAAATGTACCACCTATTGTATTAAATAGAAATAACTACACAATAGATAATGTTCCTTATGGAATATTAAAAGGTGGCGCAAAACCCACCTACAGAGATTGGACAAGAACACAACGTAATAATGTTGTTACCAATCCAAGTAGTGCATTCACAATTCAAGGTAGTAATATAACTAAAGAAAAAATTGAACGCGAATCTCGTTTACATAGTCTTAGAGAAAAATTAAAACAAAAAGAGGCTGAAAAACAGGCTGAAAAACAGGCTTCAGAAAATCCAATAAGCAATGAAATTAAATTAGGTGAATTAATGGTTACTGAAAAATTAATTAAACCAGTGGATACTTCACAAAATATTCAGGAAGAAATAATTGCTACTAAAAAAATAACAAAAAAAACAATCAAGAGAAAATATACATTAGGAAAATCTAAAATTAAAAGAGCAGTTGGTATATTAATTAAAGATAGAGGAACCAGAAAACAAATTATACTTGCACAAAAAGATTTGAAAAAAAAACCAATCAATGATGTAAAATCTTATTTAAGAGATCACAATTTATTGAAAGTAGGAAGTAATGCTCCAAATGATGTTATTCGAAAACTTTATGAGTCATCAATGTTGGCAGGTGAAATTACAAATAGTAATAGTGAAACATTATTGTATAATTTTTCAAAGGAAGATAAACAACTATAGAACATAGAACTATATAGATTTTATTTACAAACTATAATAAAATCTATACGTATTTTATTATGGAGACTACTAAGAATGAAATGCCAGAATATAATAAAATATTTTTTGAAAAAATGAAGATCTATTTAGATACAAAAATATATTTTTTTGGTAGCATTCAACGTCCGGATTATTTTCAAATTGGTAGCGATATAGACGTTGCAATATTCACTGACAATATAAAAAGCACAATTTCTAAATTACAAGTATTTTTAAATGTACAAACATCTGATTTTCAGAAATTTGTCTGGAGGCTTAATTACGATAATAGTTTAGTAGAAGGATATAAAATTATACATAAAGAACCAGAACATAATTTTGTTGTAGAAATTAGTATCTATGATGAAAAATATAAGGAAGGTATTTTAAATGAACATAATGGTAAAAAAGATCTGCCAATGTATGCCACATGTGCGCTGATAATAATAAAATATTTATTTTATACGTTAAATATAATACCGGCTGAATGGTATAGATATTTAAAGGAATATATATTGACCAAATTAATATTCAAAAAACAAGATGATTTTGTTGTTTTTAAAAATAAAAAATAAAAAATAAAAAATTTAGGATTATTATTTAGGATTATTATTTAGGATTATTATTTAGGATTATTATTTAGGATTATTATTTAGGATTATTATTTAGGATTATTATTTAGGATTATTATTTAGGATTATTATTTAGGATTATTATTTTAGGATTATTATTTTAGGATTATTATTTTAGGATTATTATTTTAGGATTATTATTTTATTTAAAGATGCGTATTTAATTTAAATGCAAATTTGTGTATAATTATTGCGTTTAATGTAAATATTTAAGAATAATTAAATTTAAATAATTTAATTATTTTTTTTGATAAAAAAGAAATATTAGCATATCTTATAATGACAAGTGTTGTGAACTTTGCCGTGAATTCAGCTCCTGGTGGCTACTTAGCTACCTGGACCAATGATCCTTCTTTAAACGCCACCAATGTATCTTCATTGTCTCTTATTTACACAACTACTGAACCAAATGATTCGTATAAATTAATTAATATAAACCCAATAACAAAAATCAATACTACTACTGGTGTTGTTTCTGTTGTTAATGAATACTTATTGACATCATTACCTGTTGGTTATACATACCAAATGTCTCTTCAAACTACATCTACATCTAGTAATCTTACTCTTTCTGGTAGTTCAAATACTGCAAGCTTTTCAGTTGTATCAGCTCCAACAAAGCCTGTTTTTAAGGTGACTGCAGGTGACCAGCTTCTCTTTTTCGCCTTATTGAATGCTTCAGGCACTTCTATTACTAGTGCGGATAGAAATACAATTTTTGATGGTTTTGATGATTTAACAAAGATTGATGTTTCTTTATCTGATAAGACTGCAGGGTATGGTAAAAATATCACATTATTAGCTTATGATGCATCTTATAATAATGATCCATCTTATAACTTTTATACAGATGGTGGTTTTATACTCGATACAAGCAATTTTACAAATATGCAAAATAATCACACATATGCTGTTGCACTTACCTACTACAATGAGAATGGTAAGAGTGTTTTATCTGATACATTGTTTTTCACACCTTCTCAGCTTCCTATAGATATGGATGTTGCCGCTGTTGAATCTATTTATGTTAATAGAACTACAACTGGTGGAACAATTTTCTGGAATCCTCCAAAAAATGGTCTTAGTGGAATTCAATCTGTTGCAAATGTTAAAAGCTATGCTGTCTGGCGTGCCATAGTGGATGCTAGTGGTGCTGGAGTCGCAACAAAATTAGCAACAGATTTCATGTTAGATGTTTCTGGAAACAATTCTTCTATTCAAGCTGTAGATGTCTGTGGAAATTATATTTATTCTACGTTTGATAGCATATCTTATAAACACAAGTATGTTGACACAACTTCTACAAATGGTATAAAGTATAGATATTATATTACTGCTACAAACCAATATGGCTCATCTACTATCAAGGATAGCTCTAGCTACGCTGACGTCATTGTTGGTGGAATTCCATTAGCTCCTGTTATAACATCTACACCTGGTGACCAAAAACTTAAGCTTTTTGTTAATACTACAGATAAGTTAAATGGTCTTAAATCTTCTGGTAAAGTATACGTCAAGCTTTATGCTGCCTCTCAAATTAGTTTGACTGATGCTTCACGTAACGCTCTTCACGGATACAACTGGACTGAGATGACTCTTGATCCTAGCAGCTGTGTTACCCTTGTTGATTTGATAAATGGAAAATACTATGGTGCAAGTGTTAAGATTGAAACACAATCTAATGTCTTTGTCCAGGCCATGTATGTCTCTCCTGAAGGAAAAATTGCTTCAGGCTCTGCCCCTTACAAGGTTCCTAGTGTTCCTACTGGATTGTTCATCTCTCCTGTGGATGCCTCTTCAAACCCACTTGATGGAAAGTTGACCCTCTCATGGAATGCTCAGACTTATTTGGCTGTAAATGGTTTTGGTCCTGATGCTTCTGTTAACTTTGTTGTTTGGAGAAACGAAGGTCGAGATGCAAGTGGAAATAAGATTAATGCTGTGATTTTCCAAGCTAACACTGCTACCACTTACCAAGATACCAATCTTACAAATGATAAGATCTACTACTATCAATTAGAAGCGAAGGTTATGAATAGTGAACTACAAGCGTATGTTGATAGCGCTGAATCTACACCTCCAGTTGCTGCTGCACCATTCAGAACACCTAATCCAGTTACTTCTTTAGTTGCTGACTGCTCTGGTAATGGTGACATTTATGTAAACTGGGTGAATATTACTGATGCATCTGCTAATTACAAACTTGTATTAAATAAGATTGAAAATAATCTTTTAACTTTATCTGTTACCCTTTATCCTACTGCTAGCGGAGTTATTTTAGCTAATAGCGTGTACAAATTCACTATGGGTACCGCATATACAATTGCAGTAAGTTCTGTTATTATCAGAAATGAAATTCAATACTCCTCTAATGCCACCAATACTACAGGTACTCCTTATGTTACACCTGGAGTTATCCAAGATCTTCAATTATCTGTTTCATCTGGACAGATATTGTCACTTTGGGAAAAGCCACTTAACATGGATCTTAGCGGTGTTGTTACAGGTGTTACCATTACTAGTTATTATGTAGCATTAAAGGATGCATTTGGAATTGATATTTCTGGTGGATCCTTTAATAGTTCTTTATCTAATGTAAACTATAATAGTTCACTTTATAAGTTAATCATGGGTTTAACAAATGGTATATCATATAAAATTGCAGTTACAGCACGTGGTAATGTAGGTAGTAAGCAAGTAAATGGAACAGAGTTTATCTCTTCATCCGTTAAGGTCCAAGCTGGACCTGCTTCAGCTCAATTGTTAACTTCTGATGCATCTGATAAAACTATTAAGTTGAACTGGATTCATGATAATGAATCAATTAATATCTTTAAAATCTTGCAAAATGATGTATTGCTTAACAACCCAAATCCTACAATTGTGAACGAGGGCGTATATAATAGTAATGGAATAATTGGATACAAATGGTCTGCAACTATTACTGGATTAACAAATGGTACAAGTTATAAATTTGAAGTAATTGCCAGCTCAGGAACATCTGATGCCCCTACAGGGGTTGCAAGTTCTATTGTTACTAATGCTACACCATACAAAGCACCTTCTGCACCAATGCCTGCCGCGCAACCTTTTGCAGTAGATACCACTAAGGTTACACTCAACTGGAGTGTGCCTACAGATAATGGTGGATTTGAATTGCTTTACAAGGTTGAATTATTTGATACATCTAATAACACTCTTTCTGATGCTTCTGGTATACTTATGAGTGGTTACCCAGCAATGGGTATCAACGAATTAACAAAATTATGTACAAGTCTTGTTAACGGAAGATTCTATTTTGCTAAGGTTTATGCTTATTACCAAATACCTGGTTCTAATCCTGTTGTTAACTCAACAAGTGCACCATTAAGAATCCCTGCTTCTAGTTCCATGAAAGTAAATGCTGCTCCTCCAAATGTTACAAATCTAGTTGCTACTCCCGGTAATAAATCAGTTAAACTCACATGGACTGATCCTAGTAATGTTGCTAACTACACTTACACCACAACTATTGTTCAAAGATTCGATTTGGCCTCTGGTATATACGTTCAAGTTGCAAGTCTTAAAAAAATTGGTACTTACATTGATAATAACTTGATAAATGGTGTAACATATTCATACAAGGTCATTGCTGAACATAGCAATACTTATGCTCAACAACCTAGTGGTGTGATAGTGACAAATAAACCTGTTGGAGCTCCTGCTTTTGAGGTTAGTAACACATACAACAATGTGGATGTCTCTGGCAACCTTGACTTCAAGCTAAAATACAACAGAAATGGTGCTGATGTTACTTCAGCCACACTCATTGGCATTGACTTTAATGGTATTGCCCGTGTTAAGAATGTTACTACTGAGGAACTTGGTAATAAGAGACCTCTTTTATCTGCAGTATTTAATGATGTACCATGCCTTCCTTCTGAAACATTTGAATGGACATTACCACGCATTGATGGAGATAATAAGATCCACGACCTTCTCATCATTATGACCAATAGTGCTGGTTCTACAGTTGTCAGTTGGCCTATCCCTCCTAACGCTTTTGAGAATATTTAAATTAATAAATAAATTAATAAATTAATAAATAAATGATATAATTACTTAATAATTACTATATCATTTTATACAATTTTGAAACCAATAATAGGCCTAGCCACCTTTGATTTTTGTTCTTCTTCTTCTGCTATTCTTTGTTGTTCTGATATTCTTTGTTCTTCTGATATTCTTTGTTCTTCTGCTATTCTTTGTTCTTCTGCTATTCTTTGTTCTTCTGCTATTCTTTGTTCTTCTGCAATTCTTTGTTCTTCTGCTATTCTTTGTTCTTCTGCAATTCTTTGTTCTTCTGCTATTCTTTGTTCTTCTGCAATTCTTTGTTCTTCTGCTATTCTTTGTTCTTCTGCAATTCTTTGTTCTTCTGCAATTCTTTGTTCTTCTGCAATTCTTTGTTCTTCTGCTATTCTTTGTTCTTCTGCAATTCTTTGTTCTTCTGCTATTCTTTGTTCTTCTGCTATTCTTTGTTCTTCTGCTATTCTTTGTTCTTCTGCAATTCTTTGTTCTTCTGCAATTCTTTGTTCTTCTGCTATTCTTTGTTCTTCTGCTATTCTTTGTTCTTCTGCAATTCTTTGTTCTTCAGCAATTCTTTGTTCTTCTGCAATTCTTTGTTCTTCTGCAATTCTTTGTTCTTCTGCTATTCTTTGTTCTTCTGCAATTCTTTGTTCTTCTGCAATTCTTTGTTCTTCTGCAATTCTTTGTTCTTCTGCAATTCTTTGTTGTTCGGCTGCTCTCATTCGTTGATTCATAATAGCCTGATTCTTTTGTAGAATTGCTGCCTTTATTGTCGCTACTTGCTGCTGTTGAGCCTGAATAATTGCATTCTTTTTTTGTACTTTTTGTTCTGTGCTAACAAAACCAATCATTTATATACACACTAAATATTATTTTATGTGAAAAAAGATTATATAAAAAAGATTAAAGACTTCTAAATATATTATAGTATGGCGCTAATAAAAGAGTATTTCGAATTAACAGAAAAATATCAAGCAGAATATGGAGAAAATACGATTGTTTTAATGCAAGTAGGTAGTTTTTTTGAAGTGTATGGTATTTATAATAAAAAGTTGGATACAATAACTAGCAGTAAAATCGTTGATTTCTCTCAAATATGTGAATTGAATATTGTTGAAAAAAATACATGCGTTGGAACAGACAATGTCATGATGGCAGGTTTTAAAGATATGCAAATTGAAAAATATATCAAAAAAATCCAGGAAGTAGGATTTACTGCAGTTGTTTATGTTCAAGATGAAGCCGCCAAAAATACGACTAGAAGCTTGGGTGGTATTTTTAGTCCAGGAACTTATTTTCATACAGAAACGAAAAACCTGACAAATTCTATTACTTGTATTTGGATCGACTTTATAGAAAACACAATGCTTATGAAAGGCAAATATGTTGTCGTTGGTGTTGCTAATATTGACATTTATACTGGCAAAACAAATATATTTCAATTTAAAGAAATATACATGAATAATCCAACGACATATGATGAGTTGGAACGTTTTATTTCCATTTATAATCCAAGTGAAGCTATTCTAATTTCAAATTTTTCTGATGAAAAGGAACTCGATTACGTTATCAATTATGCAGGTATTAATTCCAGCTTGATACATAAGATACATATTCAACGTAATAATATGAGTGAAAAAGTAAAACGCGTTTTAAACTGCGAAAAACAACCTTATCAAATGGAAATTCTCTCTAAATTCTACAAAATAGATGATTTTCATGTCTTTTTACAGAATTTTTACGACAATAATATTGCAACACAAGCATTTTGTTTTTTGTTAGATTTTGTCTACCAGCATAATCCCCATCTTGTAAACAAAATTTCAGAGCCGATTTTTGAAAATTGTTCTACAAGACTAGCGCTTGCAAATCATTCACTTAAACAATTGAATATTATTGATGATGGAAATGTAAAGTCAGGTAAATATTCATGTGTATGCAATATGTTGAATGAATGTTTGACTCCTATGGGTAAACGCAAATTTGCATATAATTTTTTGAATCCAGTATACAATGAAATATATTTACAAGGCGAATATGATATAACTGAATATTTTTTGAGTATATTTGATATACATGAATATTCACTTAAAAATAATCTCTCTACCATAAAGGATATTTCAAAATGGGAGCGTCAAATTTTCTTGAAGAAAATTTCACCCAAAGCCTTTTATAATTTATATAATAATATTGTAACCATTCAAAAGATTTATAATGTTTTTGCATCAGATGCTACAATTATGCAATATATGCAAACATTTGAGCCTGATATTTTACAAATTGATCAATTTTGCATTACTATTATTAAATTTATAAATACCAATTTAGATTTGGAATTAGCAAAAGATTTAGAGCAATTTCAAAATTTTGAGACTAATTTTATTCTTTATGGCGTAGATGCAGAATTGGACAAAAAAACAGAAGTATTAAAAGAATCTGAGTTGAAGTTGGATTCCATACAAAATTATTTAAGTTCACTCATTGAAGGTACCGAGAAAAAAGGCAAGGGTAAAAAAGATGCATCCAAATCAGAGTATGTGAAACTGCATGAAACGGAAAAGAATAATATAGGAATTATATCTACAAGTAGAAGATGCAAACTACTTACAGAAATGCTACCGAAAGATGCCAGTATTATTTCATTATCATATAATATTAGTCCCACTCAGTTGAAACATTTTGATTTTAAAATATCCAAATCTCAATTCAGTTTTGAAAAGCAAAATGCATCCAATAATTTTATTATTGATGAACAAATAAATGGGTTATGTAAAAACATTTCAAGTATTAAAGTGTATATGAAGGATTTGATTACACTTATATATAACAAATTCATTATGCAATTTGAAGGGTATCAGAAGGAATTAGATGCGATAATTAAATTTATTACACATATTGATTTAATATATACAAAGGCATCCATAGCCAAAAAATATAATTATTGTAAACCTTCTATTGTGAAAGCTGAAAAGTCTTTTATTGATGCGAAAAATCTAAGACATTGTCTTATTGAACAATTTCAGAATAATGAAATCTATGTGACAAACGATATTATATTGGGTGATGGAAAAACTGACGGCACACTTTTGTATGGAACCAATGCATCTGGAAAAACAAGTTTTATTCGATCTATAGGAGTATCTACTATTATGGCACAATCTGGACTCTATGTTCCTGCATCATCGTTTCGTTATTGTCCATACAAATATATTTTTACTAGAATTATTGGTAATGATAATATCTTCAAGGGTCAGTCTACATTTGCTGTAGAAATGTCGGAATTACGCACCATATTACGTCTTGCAGATGAGAATAGTTTGATTTTAGGCGACGAATTATGTTCTGGAACAGAGATAATGAGTGCAATTAGTATTTTTGTGGCTGGAATTCAGAAGCTACATCGTTGTAAAAGTAGTTTTATATTTGCTACACATTTGCATGAAATTGTCGATTATGAAGAAATAAGTGATCTATCAAGTGTTGCTTTAAAACACATGGAAGTTATTTATGATAAGGAACACGATATACTAATTTATGACCGCAAATTGAAAGATGGTCCAGGAAACAGCATGTATGGATTAGAAGTTTGTAAATCGCTTAATTTACCACAGGATTTTTTGGATGCAGCATATGAAATCAGAATGAAATATCAACCCGAAAATGGCAGTATGCTTTCTCTAAAGACATCACAATATAATGCAAAAAAACTTGTTAGTACTTGTGAAAGATGTAAAAAAAATCCTGGTAAAGAGGTGCATCATTTGACTTATCAATCAGATGCTGATGAAAATGGTATAATAAAAACAAACGACTCTGTATTTCATAAGAATAATTTAGCAAATTTAATGACATTATGTGAAGATTGCCATAATGACATACATAAAAAGAATGAGAAATTTAAAAAAGTGAAAACTACAAGGGGAACGCATGTAAAATCTGTTTAGTGTTTGCGATGTGTTTTACGAGGGTGTTTTTTACTACGCTTAGATTGTCGTCTTCGTTTTCTTGAGACAGATTGAATATTACTTGCAACGTTTTTAGCACCTTTTATTCCTAAATTAAATCCACTTGACATAGTTCCATAAACTGCAGCTACACCTTTTTCAACAATAGGCAATGTTTCTTTAGCTACATTTTTTGCCATAACTCCTACATTTTTTAGGTTATTATTGATAACAGGTAATGATTTTTCAGCATTTTTACTAGAAGAAACAATAAATTTTTTTGCTCTATTTTTAAATGATATTCTTTTTACCATTATAAAATATACGTATATAATATTTACTTTTAATATAGATAAAATGGTTTTCCACAAATTAAATAAAAAAAGTATCATGAATATTGTTATTTGTATATTACTTTTCACACTAGGATGCAGCCTAATATTATTTTTATGTACGCATTTATTTAAAAAATATCAATTAGAAGGGTTAGAAACAAATTTAGAAAATATGGGATATGATACTTCTATTTCAAGTGATAATGCTCATAATTTTTGCGTTGCAAATCAAAGCACAGGTTCCGGATTAAATGAAAGTTGTCGTAAATTAACAAAATTAAATTGCCAGTCGACAGAATGCTGTATATGGGATGTTTCTATAAGTAATACTGGTAAATGTGTAGCAGGTGACAAAACAAATGGTCCTTTGTTTTCGAATCTATAAATATATTTATAAAATAAAAAATTGATATTAAAATAAAAACATATAAGAATATTATAATATAATATATAAGCAATGATAATTCCTGTGAAATGTTTTACTTGTGGCATGGTAATTGCCAACAAGTATAGATATTATGTTGAACAAGTGCGTAAGAAGAAATTAGCAAAAAGAGGCAATGGTGAATCGATTGATATTGACAAAGTTTTGTATTTAACAAAAGAGTTTGCAGACAAGACACCAGAGGGTGAGGTTTTAGATGAATTAAATATGAAAAAAATGTGTTGTCGTAGACATTTCTTAACTCACGTTGACATCGAATAATTTCTTGCTATATAATATAAATGGGTAAAAAGACTTTAAAAAGACAACAAAAACTTTATAAAATGAAGGGTTGTTCAAAACGAAAATCACGAAAACATGGTCGCACCCATCGTGGTGGTAGTGGACCTTTAGCATATACAGGTGAAAAGATACATTTTCAGTCAAACCCTTTTTTAGCGTATACTGGAAAAGGTGGCGCTGGAACCTTAACACCTGAAACAATTATGTATACAAATACAAATGGAGTAGATAAAACAATGCCGAATACTGGACCTGAGTTTCAAGGCTCTACACCTACTAATACAGGTTTCATACACCGAGGAGGAACCTGCAATACCTGTAGTAATATAAATATGACTGGTGGCGGTTGCGATTGTGGTAAACTTTTTGGTGGCGGTCGTGGTAAACTTTTTGGTGGCGGTCGTGGTAAATTGGGTGGTTGTGGTCCTACGTGTCTTTCGGGCGGTAATAACTTGCAAAAAGGCGGAACATGGGCACCTCAAGGTTTTGTAGGTAAGTCATGGACACCTACTCCTTCTGGCTGGCCTGGAGTAAATAGTTCTAGAAACTATTTAGACTATAATCAGTATAAAGTAGACCCTCAAACTGCAATGGTAAACGTAGGTCCAAACCCACCATTTTTAAATGGTGGAAAAAAACGCAGAGGTAAAAAGAGTAGAAAACAAAGAGGAGGTGCTCTTTCTAATTTTTTAACGCAAGATGTTATTAATTTAGCCAGACAAGCACAATTTGGTGTTGGTAGTACTTATAATGGAATAAATGGATATTCTAGACCAGTGAATCCATTACCTTGGAAAGACCAATTGCCTCATGGTTCATCTATTAATGCATTACTCTAATTTTTTTCTATCATTAATACATAATGGCACCATTTCCAAAAACACTAAAGGAATTATGCACACCCGCGTTGATTTATTTTATTATATCAATATTAGCACTTGTTATCATTTTATTTCAAAATTTAGGAGATAATAATAGTTACAATGTAGGGGCTTTTTCATGCAGTGTTCCTAGCACTGCAGTAATATTTATCATTAAAATTATTTACATCGTGTTTTGGACATATATTTTGAATTTGATATGCAAGGATGGACATAGTGAACTATCTTGGTTGCTTGTTCTTTTTCCATTTTTACTTTTATTTGTTTTTATTGGTATTATGTTGCTGTCATTTTAAAAATGTAATGTATTTAACAATTCATAACTATATTTCATATTTATGAATTTATTTCCTGTATCTGTGAATAGCTTTGCGACTAGCCTTTCTGTTAGCCTTTCTACTAGACTTACGTTTATGCTTGCGATTCGTCTTGCGATTAGACTTGCGTTTTCGTGTTCCACCCTGTTTATCATCATCAGGGTGGTGCATGAAGCCGGCAAATCCTGTTAAACCGGCATTAATACTTTGTCTGGTATTCTTCCCGAGATTGCTCATTGTTTCGACTCCATATTTTGTAGTCTCCTCTATTCCCACAGCAGTTGCGTCAAGAAATTTATAACCTTTTTCCGCATCAAAAAAAGGTTCACCATCTGTGCCACTTTTAGGATTACAATTTTGTAATCCATCTGGAGTCTGAAACCACCCATTCTCTTTTAAATATACATCCTTATATTCATCTATATTATATATTCGATATCCAACTAGAATTGCCGATGCAAAATTTCCACCTAACCCTAACCCAGCATTTTTTATATCTGGAAACTGACCTGGTTGCTGTAAATTTTTAATTTTATTAAAATCTAACTTCCAATTTAGAATACTTTTCATTTGATCATTTGATAATTTGATTCCTATGGTAGCGTAAGGTCCCTCAGGATATGTTCCTATAAACTCCTTTTCTATAGGAGACCTTCCCTGTACTTTACCTTCAATACTAACTTCGTCTTGTTTCCTGATAGCTTCTGTTTCTTCGTCTTGTTTCCTGATAGCTTCTGTTTCTTCGTCTTGTTTCCTGATAGCTTCTCTATATTCTTCCTCCATATCTTATATATTATAAAAATAATATAATTCCCTAAAATTGGTAAAATATAATTTTATATTTTTCTCCACTTTTTAAAAAGTGGATTAATTTTATATTTTTCTCCACTTTTTAAAAAGTGGATTAATTTTATATTTTGCTCCACTTTTTTAAAAAGTGGATATATATATATGTCATCAAAAATTAAAAATGGAATCTCATATGATAAAAATGGATGGAAATATATTTCAGTAAAAGGCTCGCCAAAAGAACGCGGGTATGCATATGGATTTTTCTGTGCAAATGACTTTAAAGAAATACAGAAAATGTTGGAATTTGTAATGATGGAAACTTTTGGCATGCCATGGTCCTACTTTATTAAGGAGGTTAACGACGATTTTAAGGAAATGACCAATAAAGAATTTAAAGAATTTTATGAAGAAATGGAGGGAATTACTGAGGGTTGCATTGCAGGTGGATGCAAAACGGACATTGATGAAATGATTGCTTGGAATTTCTATATCTCTATTCCTTATTGGTATGCTACAAAATCACAAAACCATATAGGAAAAGAAGGTGGTGGAGCAAAGGACAGATGCAGTGCATTTATAGCAGTGGGTGATTGGACAAAAGATGGCAAAATTGTTTGCGCACACAATTCATTCGTTGACTATATCGACGGACAATATATGAATGTTATCCTCGATTTAAATCCTGATGAAGGTCATCGTTTTATTATGCAAACAAGCCCATGTAGTATTTGGAGTGGCACTGATGTATTTGTTACTGCTAAAGGTATTATTGGTACTGAAACAACCATCGGTGGATTCTATCCTTATGAAAAACGCTGGCCCGTCGGTTATAGAATTAGAAAGGCAATGCAATATGGTAATACATTAGATGAATATTGTGAAATACTTTTACATGAAAATTCAGGAGATTATGCCAATTCATGGCTATTTGGCGACATCAATACAAATGAGATTCTTCGCATAGAATTAGGTCTCAAATATCACAAAATAGAGAGAACTAAAAATGGCTTCTTTATTGGATTCAATGCCCCTTATGATGAAAAAATCCGCAATTTAGAAGTGAATAATTCTGGGTTCTATGATGTGCGTCGTCATCAAGGTGCTAGAAAGGTCCGTTTAGCTGATTTAATGGATGAATATAAAGGTAAACTAGATATTGATGTTGCAAAAAAAATAATTGCAGATCATTATGATGTATATTTAGAGAAAGACGATAATCCTTGTTCAAGGACAATTTGTTCACATTATGATTTGGATGCACGTGAATACATGTCGGATCCTTCAAGACCAAAACCATTTGATCCTCATGGCGCGATAGATGGTATGGTATGTGATAGTACTATGGCAAAAAATATGTCTTTTAGTGGAATATGGGGTAATTCTTGTGGAATGCCATTTAAAGCAGCCGATTTTTTTAAGAAGCATAGGCAGTTTGAAAATTTTGCTCCCTACATAAAAGATAGACCAACGGAGCCATGGACTGAATTCACTATTGATGATAGTTATAATAAAAACAAAGTGAAAAAATTTAGATTGACAAGAAAGGGTAAAAAATCAAGTAATAAAAAAACAACAAGGAAAAATAAAGAGGAAGAAGAGAAAGAAGAAGAATAAGAGAAAGAAGAAAAATAAGAAGAAGAGAAAGAAGAAGAATAAGAGAAAGAAGAAGAATAAGAGAAAGAAGATGAAGAGAAAGAAGAAGAAGAAAAAGAATAATTACGTTAAATATATATTTATAATTTATATTTATAATTTATAAATTATAAATATAAATGAATAAAGCTCTCTGTTTGATAACAATAAACCCAAATAAAGTATTTTTAGATTTTTTTAGACAATTTAAAAATTATGATATTTATATTATTATTGATAATAATAATGATTATACTCATGTTATAAGTTTATATCCTTCTATTAGTTTTGTTCAATTAAACAATGAAAATTGCTTGTCCAAAGGTTTTTCAAATTTAAGTTATATTACACTTCATAAAAATGTCACTGGTTGGGAAAAAGCATTGTATTATTTTGCACATATTGAAGAAAAATATGAATATGTATGGTTTATGGAAGATGATGTATACTTTTATAATGAAAATACATTTCTAACCATAGATAAAAAATATGAAAATACTGATTTATTGTGTAATAGTTCTTTTGGAGAAGCAAAATTAGATGAATGGTTATGGGATAGAATACAAATCAACTTGGCGACTCCTTATTATTGTGGTATGATGTGTATTGTTCGTTTTTCTCAAAAAATGTTACAATCGATAAAAGATTATGCAACAAAAAATAATACTTTATTTTTCTTGGAAGCATGCTATACAACAATTGCGGTTAAATATGATTTAACATATATTAAAAATCCGGATGAATTTCTTAGTGTAACTCATCGTGATATTCATAGTATTGACTCATTAAATAAGTATTCTTTATATCATCCGATAAAAAATATTGACAACCATATAAAGGCGCGAAATACATAAACACCATATATGATATATTATTATATTTTATATTATATTTTAGGTAAATTTGTATAAGCAAAATAAATAATATTATAATAATTACATTATAAAAAAATATGATTATTATATAATATAAAATGGAAAAAGAAAAACAAGAAATGAATGAAGAAATGAATGAAGAAAGTGAAATATTATTAGACAAAGACAATATATCTTGGAAACTTATTGACAAATACTTTAAAGACAACCCTACATGTTTGGTATCCCATCATTTAGAGTCTTATAATGACTTTATTAGAAGTGGTATTCGTAGAATTGTAAAAGAAAACAATCCTATTCGTTTCATTGAGAGAGAAGATGAAGGATCTGAGCCTGGAAAAAGAAATGAATGTCAACTTTATTTAGGTGGCAAGGATGGATCAAAAATATATTATGGAAGACCTGTGATATATGATGACAATCATTCACATTATATGTTTCCGAATGATGCACGTTTAAGAAATATGACATATGGAATCACTATACATTATGATGTAGAAGTTGATTTTGTTTACTATGTTGGCGACGAGAAAAAAGAGCATTCGACTTTGTTGCCAAAAATTTACCTAGGACGCTTTCCTATTATGCTTCAATCAGACTTGTGTATTTTAAACACATTGAATAAAGAGGTGCGTTTTAATATGGGTGAGTGTCGCAATGATTTTGGTGGATATTTTATTATTGATGGAAAAGAAAAAGTTCTCATTTCACAAGAAAAATTCGCGGATAATTTGCTATATATTAGAGAATACAAAGGTAATGACGAGATTTATACTCATTCCGCAGAAATCCGTTCAGTATCTGAAGATTCATCCAAACCGATTCGAACTACATCGGTAAAAATTGTTGCACCTAGTTCTATATTAAGTAATAATCAAATTGTAGTATCAGTTCCAAATGTGAAAAAACCAGTACCACTCTTTATTTTAATGCGTGCGCTAGGAGTTATATCAGATAAAGATATTATACAAACCTGTTTACTCGACAATATAAGTGATAATGACAAAAACACATATGTAGATCTATTTATTCCATCAGTACATGATGCTAACAAGATTTTTAATCAGCAAAATGCACTTGAATTTATAGCTGAATTGACAAAGAGAGGAACTATATCAGGTGTTATCGAAATTCTCTCTGATTTTTTTTTACCACATATTGGTGAGTTGAATTTTTTAGAAAAGGCATATTTTATTGGATATATGGTAAACCGATTATTGAAAGTCTATTTAAAGGAAGAGAAACCGACAGATCGAGATAATTTCAGATTTAAACGTGTCGAATTATCTGGTTCTCTCATGTATGATCTTTTCAGAGAGTATTATTTGATTCAAAAGAAAGACATTACACGAAAAATTGATGAGGAATATTATTATCACAAGGGCGAATACAAAGAAGACGAGACTCTCTCTAGAAAAGAAAAGAAACAAATAAAATCTAAAGATAAAGACAAAGGTAAAGAAGAAAATAAATACAAGGATAATTTTATTGGTTTAATTGAATCCAATTTTAAATCCTTCTTCAAAGAGAGAATTGTTGAACAAGGTTTTAGAAAAGGGTTTAAAGGTAATTGGGGTTCAGAAGCACACACAAAACGATTAGGTGCTGTACAGGATTTGAATCGTTTAAGTTGGTACACATTTATATCACACTTACGCAAAATTAATTTGCCACTTGATTCTAGTGCCAAAGTTGTAGGTCCTCGTCTACTCAATTCGTCGCAATGGGGATATATTGATCCAATAGATACTCCTGATGGTGGTAATATCGGTTTACAAAAACACTTAACAATTACCGCGTATATTACAAGCGGATCAGCAGCTTTCCCTATTATTAAATGGCTTAGAATGAATACACCTATTCGTATTTTGTTGGAATGTAATGCAGAACAATTAGGTAGTAGTTCAAAAATTTTTGTAAATGGTAATTGGGTTGGTGTAGTTGATACACCAATTGAAATTGTTAATTTATTGAAATTATATAGAAGAAATGGTATTATTCCGGTTTATACAAGTGTATCTTTCGATTATAAGAGAAATGAAATCTATATTTATACAGACGCTGGTAGATTGAGCAGACCTCTTTATTATATTAAAAACAATAAAGCGAGCTTTAACAGGAGAAATATAGTAGATGGATTAGATAGTGGAAAAATCACTTGGGAGCAATTGATTGGAGGATTCATTGATAAATCAGATGAAAATTATAACAGCAAAAATAACAAGTTGTATGAATTGAAAGAATTATATACTTCTATCGGTTCTGATAAAGCGAGTATTTTAAGGAGTCTAGAAAAAGGTCGCGCAGCTATCGATTATTTAGATACTTCTGAAGAAGAAACCGCATTAATTGCAAATTCTCTCGATGACTTAAAAAGGAGTAAATGGTATACTCATTTAGAAATTGATGCGTCACTCATTCTAGGTGTAATGGGTAACTTGATTATTTATCCAGAAAATAACCCTGTAACTCGTAATGCATTTTCATGCGGTCAGAGTAAGCAAGCGGTCTCTGTTTATCATAGCAATTATCAGATGCGCATGGACAAAATGGGTGTCATATTGAATTATGGTCAAATACCTCTTATTAAATCTAGATATTTGGAATATATCAATAATGAGGAACAACCTTATGGTGTCAATGCAATTGTAGCTATTATGAGTTATACAGGTTATAATGTAGAAGATGCTATTCTTATTAATGAGGGTGCGATTCAGCGTGGAATATTTAGAACCACTTATTTTTCCATGTATGAGGCACATGAGGAGAGTTCAAAAGTTACAGGTGGTTCTAGTTCTAAATTTGCCAATGTAGAGAAAAATAATGTAATTAAAAAGAAACGTGATTGTGATTATAGTCATTTAGATGATCATGGATTAATTAGAGAGAATGTTGAATTAAATGATAAGATGGTGCTTATCGGCAAAGTGAATGCCAATATGGAAAATAAAGATGTATGGATTGATGATTCTGTGAAACCTAAGAAAGGTCAGCTTGGTTATGTAGACAAGGCTTTTATTACACTTGGAGAAGAAGGTTTCAATATTGCAAAAGTCAGGGTGAGAGAAGAACGTCTGCCTGCAATTGGTGATAAAATGGCTTGTGCTTTGCCAACGCAACAAGTATTAACTGATAAAGGTTGGGTTGAAATAAAAGATATAAATATAAATCTTCACAAAGTAGCAACTCTTGATATAAACGGAAATATGTGTTATGAATATCCTGTAAATAAATTTGAATATGACCATAATGGAAAAATGTATTATGTAAAAAATAAGCAAGTTGAAGTAGTTTGCACATTAAATCATAAGTTATATATCAAAAGAAGAGAGAAAATGAAAGGTGAAAAAGAATACGAATTATTAGAAGCTGAAAAAGTAATGGGAAAAATGGTTAGGTTTCAAAAATCAATGAAAAATGTATATCCTGATGTTGAATATATGGTTTTAGATGAAAAACAATATAAAATGGATGATTGGTTGCAATTGATTGGAATGTTTATTGCAGATGGGTCTACAAATTCAGGTGCAGTTTATATATCAGCATTTAAACAAAGAAAAATTGATTTCAATACAGATATACTAACAAAATTAGGATTAAAATATAAATATGATAATATTCAATATAATTTTGTTATTTTAAAAGGACAATATCCAGAAATTTATGAAGTTCTTCATAATTTAAGTGTTGGTGCATTAAATAAATATTTACCAGAATATGTTTGGTCCTTATCACAAAGGCAAAGTATTATATTATTAGATGCTTTACTACAAGGTGATCGTGATACATATGCTGATGGATTTTCACGTTATGGAACCATAAGTCCTAGACTAGCTAGTGATATTTGTAGATTAGCAGTTCATTGTGGTTGGTCTGGAGTTACTAAAATTGCGGCTGAACCTGGCAATAATCCACACTTAATTAAGGGGTCAGGTAAAAATAAGGATAAATTTCATCATATTGAATCAAAAAATACATATTATAAAATAAGTATTATTCGTAAGCAAAATCAGCCATATATTAATAAAAAAGTAAATGATTCCAATGAGGAAAAATTAATAGATTATGAGGGAAAAGTATATTGCATTGAAATGTCATCGTCTCATTTATATTATATGCGAGAAAATATTTTCGCACCATCTATGCTGATAGGAAATAGCCGCGCGGGACAAAAAGGTACATTAGGTCTCATTATTCCAGAAGAAGATATGCCATTTACCGAAGACGGAATTCGCCCTGATTTAATTATTAATCCGCATGCTATTCCAAGCAGAATGACAATCGGACAAATTACAGAATCACTTTTTGGAAAGGTATGTGCTAGTTATGGAGCATTTGGGGACTGCACTGCATTTAAGGTAAAGGGTTCAAATTATTCTACATATGCGCCACTCTTGGTGAAAGCCGGTTTCAATTCTACAGGTAATCAAGTTTTATATAATGGTATGACAGGCGAGCAATTAGCTGCGGATATTTATATGGGTCCCACTTATTATATGCGTTTGAAACATATGGTAAAAGACAAAATTAACTTCCGTGCTAGAGGACCCAATACAATGTTAACTAGACAACCCGTACAAGGTCGCGCGAATGATGGCGGTTTACGTGTTGGAGAGATGGAACGTGATGGTATTTGTGCACATGGTATGGCCTACTTTTTGAATGAATCGTTTATGGTTAGAGGCGATGAATATTATGTAGCGGTTTGTAATAAAACAGGAGCAATTTCTATTTATAACGAGGCAAAAAATTTGTTTTTAAGTCCGTATGCAGATGGTCCGATTGAGTTTTTCACCAATCCAGATGGAACACAAAATATTAAGAATTTGAGTCGTTTTGGTCGCTCTTTTAGCATATTAAGAGTGCCTTATTCATTGAAACTATTGATCCAAGAGTTGCAAGTGATGAATGTGCAAATGCGTATTATTACTGATGAAAACGTTGATCAACTTCTAAATATGTCTTACTCAAACAATGTTAATAAATTATTAAAGTCGAATGAACCAATCGACCTTCTTTTGAGGAAAATATCGGGTAGTATGAATGCAGAATTGAAGAAAAATCGAGTCAGAGAGAATCAATATGAAATCCAAGAGTTTGGAGAAAATCCTGAATTTGGAGTCACGTCTAGCGATGAGGCGCTTAACCCAGAGTCTCCTCCTTATGCTCCTGGTTCTCCAGGATATAACCCTGAATATAACCCTGAATATAACCCAGAGTCTAATCCAGGATATAACCCAGAGTCTAATCCAGAGTCTAATCCAGGATATAATCCAGGATATAACCCAGAGTCTCCTGCGTATGCAGAAGAAGGTTCTATTGCTTATTCACCTATAGTGCAAGAATTTGGCAAGTCTCCTTCTACAGAAAATACCTTAACATCTGAACAGACTATTTTAGAGGTGGAAGAGCCACAGGCTGAAGAGACGAAAACTGAGTCTGTCAATACAGAACCAGATGTAAAAAAAATCGAAACATCAGAATCAAGCTCTACAAATTCAGAAGGAACTAGAAAAATAATACTATAATATCATGAACCACAATTAACAAATATACTTTAAATAAAATTGAATTAAAAATAATTCAATATGTTTATATTATAATATACTATGGCTAGTCAAAACTCAAGTGTTCTTATTTCATCTATTTACAATTCAAGAAAAATTGTTTTAGAGCTTATGGCAAAGCAAGGTTATAATATAAATGATTATGCAAATTTTAGTATAAGCGAAGTTAACTCAATGAAGCAAAACAATCAATTAGATATGCTTTTAGAGACTAGTGATGAAAAAGTATCACCTGAAACACCTAAGAAGAAAATTTATATTCGCTATTATTTAGCAGCAAGACCAGCACCTAAAAATATTCAAGAAATGATTGATGATTTGTTTGTTTTAAGTGAAACACTTCAGAAAACAGACACATTATTTATAATTATTAAAGATGAACCGAATGAAACATTGATCAATGAGCTTAAACATATTTGGGAAGCAGATGGCATTTTCATTGTTATTGAAAGCATTAAGAGGCTACAATTTAACATATTAGAACATTCTCTAGTACCACCACATCGAATGTTAGTGGATTCAGAAGTAGATATCATTATGAAGCGATATAATATTATGAATAAGTCGCAAATTCCCAACATTTCTAGATTTGATCCTGTAGCACGTGTTATAGGATTAAGACCTGGACAGGTGTGCGAAATTTTAAGACCAAGTAAGACATCTATAATATCAAATTACTATAGGGTTTGCAGTTAATAAAATATTAATAAAAACTAGATATATACATAATGGAAGGTGAAAATATAGACTTTGAATTACCTGAAAAGAATGGGTATACAATTTATAGTAAGTCGGGTTGCCCAAATTGTTTGAATGTAAAGGCATTTTTAACAGATAAAAAAATAGTTTTTAATGTAGTAAATTGTGATGAATATCTCATTGAATCAAAGGTATATTTTTTAGAATTTATTAAAAATTTAGCTCAAAAAGAATGTAAAACATTTCCAATTATTTTTTGTGATGAAAAATTTGTTGGAGGGTATAATGAAACAAAACAGCATGTAGACAAAACTTTACTTGCATTTGAAGAAAATTTATTTTTCTAATAAATATAATTTGTTTTAAATATAATCAAATTATATATATAATGGGTGACACATTAGATTATTATACCGAATGTGAAGAATATATAAAACAAGATTCTTTTTTAAATAGTATACAGGATAATGAAGCAGTACAAAAGACAATAGTGAATATTGAAACTAAATTATCAAGTTTAGACGAACAAATGTTATTTGCTTTGGAAGAATATAAAAAATATTATGTTTACATACATAAAAACCCAGAAAATAGAGAATATCAGAGCCTGTTTTCAAATGCGCAGTCAAATCTTACAACTATTGGTTCAAAAATTTTTGAAATATCAAATCAAATAGACATTGATACAGATTTATTAAATAACAGATTAGAATGTTTAAATGCATTGATATCTGAAGAAAAGAGAAAAAATGTTGTTTTTAAAAGTCGTCTTGGTATTATTGAAAATACAAATAATGCTTCAAGTGAATTAATATATGATTATAAACAAATATATGACGAAGAATATTTGAAAAATTGGGCACTTATTATTAGTATTATTATTGCTTTTATTTCAGTAAAAATGATGTATAGTAATGTTAACGGAGACATGACAAGTAATGTTAAAAATATTGCTAGTAATATCTCTAGTAATATCTCTAATATAGGAAGAAATATGTATAATAAAGGCAGCAATATGTATAATAATATGGGTAGAAATATGTATAATAATAATAAAGGCAGCAATATGTATAATAATATGGGTAGAAATTACAGATAGTTTAAAATCGTTATTTAAAATATTTTAATATTTTAATATGTTTTTTTTTTCAAAACATCGATTTTATAATAAGAAACTTAGTGATTATTGTAAGGAATCAACTATTGAATCTATAAGACGAATCACTGAAATTTATAATAAAAGGAAACAACTAATAACTTGTTCTACATCTCTAGTTCCTCCTCTAGTTCCTCCTCTCAGAATTATAAATATTTGTGTATTTATCTCTATATCAAGCATCTTATTTTATTTTTTCAGCTCTACAAAAATTAATAAATTAAAAAATATTTAATATAAGAAACGGATAAATAATTATGTTTTCTTATATTAAACATATAGATGGATTATAATGAAGAAACAGATGAACTATCAGATATGCAAAAAACATTATTAAAAAGAGACCAGGATCAAGAAGAAAGCAAATCATTAGCATTAGATTTAGAAACTTTAAATACCGAATATAGAAATCTTTTAGTGAGATATAAACAATCCGTTTTAGATTATACTGATTATTTAAATGCAGAAGCCGCAAAACCTTGTTCAAGATACACCGCAACTAGCAAAAATATCGATCAAAATTGTTATAATGAAATATGGAAAAAGTCTGGTTGTACAACTACTGGTGTTGTAAATGCAAGTAGTGATTTTTCAAAAACACAAACTCTTAACCAACTCATTTTGGATTCATTTTCGTGGGCTACTATTAATGATGCAACTCACAGAATAGGTTGCTATGGAAAATATGAGAGTCCTTATTGGATAATAGGGATTGGAACAGATGGTCTATTGTATAAAAGAAATGGATTAGAAGGAACTTGGGTTAAAATTAATGACGATGCAGCAAAAGATTTGACTTCTCTTTGTACAGGCAAAGATAAGAATCAAATTATTGCTACCACAAAAGCATATAAAATTTATTCAAAACCAACATATGATTCTCCAAAATGGCAACCAGTAAAAAACCAAAATTGTTGCGTTAGTTCTGTTGCTATTGCTCCTGATGGAACTCTTGTTGGTGTTGGAACTGATAATAAATTATGGACAAAACCAAGCTTAGAAGGTAACTGGAAACAATCTTCCAGCTCAGGTGAATGGATAAGTGCTATTTGTATTGGTCCAGATGGTTCTATTTTTTGTATTGGAAAAAATAATAGTATTTGGAAAAAAAATAGTTATCAAAATCTACCTAGTCAAAGTTGGCAATATCAAGGAAATCTTACATGTTGTGTAAAATCCATTACTATTGCACCAGATGATACTTTTATTGCTGTTGGAAATGACGGAAAAATTTACTCAAAGGATAGTTATACAAATATAGCTCAATCATGGAGAGGACCTTATACAGATAGCTGTTGTGTAATAAGTATCACAACTATTCCAAATCATACCTTTAGTGGATCATATAGTAGTGCAAAGGCGCCTAATTATAATATTAATGCACCTACATATATTGAAATAAAGGGTCAAGCATTTTGGGGAACATCTCAAATAGGAGTGATTAATAATGGAACATTACAAGAGTGTAATGCATCTTGTGCGACTACTCCAGGTTGCACAGGAGCAACTTATAATAAAGTTGACAATGCAAAACCAGTGTGTTCGTTAAGAGGAGGCGATGGTTCTACTATACCAGCACTTCCGAATGATTATGCAATTGTTCCCAAAAGTAAACAATTATTAAAAATAGTAAAAGGTGTTAGTAGCGATTTACAAAATGTTAATTCAAAAATGCAAGTATTAATAAATAGAATTCGTGAAATATATGGTGACCAAATACAAGAACGTGATGTACAAAATTATAATTTGATAGGACAACATCTAAAATTAGAGGATGAAAGAATAAATATTCGCACCATGTTGACACAATATCAAAATTTGGAAAATCAAGAATCAGAAGTCGGGTTATTTGTTACACAAAATTATTATTGGTATTTTTTATTGTTTGCGCTTGTAGTATTTTGCACATTTATTTTAGCATATTCGTCTGTTGACTCAAATACTAAAGAAGTAATAAATAATAATGTTAGTGCTGCTATTGTATTACCTATTACAATAGCTAAAGAAACAGCAAAGGTAGTTAACCCATATTATGTATTATTTGCAATTATTTTATTATTCACTATTATATATATTTATAATCAATATTATCAAAACGTTTATAATAATATACCATCTATTAAAAAAATGTTTACTGAAACAATTATTTTATATATTTTTGTTGTTTTATTAATTGTCGTGGGAATAGGTAGCAGATTTATTAAATAATAATTTTTTATTATATTTTCATACTATTTAACATATATAATTCTTTCTAATTATATATATAATGTCTTCACAATTACAAAATTTAAGTAGTCATTTTAACTCCTTATTGGCTGAATATAAAAACACATATAATATTTATCTAGATGTATTAAATACAAATGATACTACGTTTACATATGCACAAAATTCTCAATTTATAGGAACAAGTAATTTAAATGTTTTAGGAAGCTCAAGTGTTTCTGCTTGTGAATCTGCATGTTCACAAAATAGGTTGTGTGCTGGAGCAACATTTAATAATACTTTAAATAATTGCACCCTGGGAAGCGGACCTGGTGAAATAGTTTATACCGATCATTCTGTAGCAATCGTTCAAAAGGCATTATATTATAGTAATCGTTTAAAACAAATAAACACAGACTTGACCACGATAAATCAACAAATGATAGATATATCAAAAAATAATAACCAACAATTAAATCAGAGTAAAACACAAACAAAAGATCAAACAGAGATTATGGTAAATAATCACAATGTATTACTTGATGAACGTAATGAAATAGATAAAATGGTTAGGCAATTTCAAACCATAGATGCTGCTTACAAAGATGGAAATATCATTGTAAATGCAAACTATAGTAATTATATCGTTTTATTATTTGTAGTTGTTTTTTTAATGTTATTACTTATGAGATATGCATTTACTACACCACAATATGGTGGAGGACAATATGGTGGAGGACAAAGAGAAATGAACGCTTCTACTATTATGCTAATTGCATTTGGATTTATGTCTTTTATTATTGTAGGGAATGCATTGCTAAAAAACGATTATTATTAATATATTATTTTTTGTATCATATTATATTATATTAATATTACAAGTATGTCAAACCAATGTGATAAGTTAGCTAATTTAACAAATATATCATTTGATTCCAATATATCACCTGGACTAAATCAAGGTATTAAATTTAAAGATTATCAAAATAAATTTTTAAATCATTTAGACAAAAAGAGCATGCCTATTAAAGAAGGATTCGAAACTGGAGAATCTGGTACAGAGATATCACAAGCAAATATATTGGCAACACAATCAAACGAAATTGTTGAGGAAAATGATTTTTCAGATAATCAGGAAAACATTGAAAATTTAAGGGGACAATATCACGAGAAATTAGTAAAATATCAAGAATTGATGGCTAGAATCAATGGTTCTGCCAATAATTATCTAGATAGAGTCAATAATAATCCTTATTTAGGTAAAAATATTAAATTTACAACTGGACATATTTGTTATGTTACGCAACAAGGTGCAGTAAAACATATTCCTGATCCCGCAACATGGGATAGCATAGCAGACAAGAATAAATGTCCTAGTAAAACAAGTACCGACGTGAATATACCATGGCTCCCGGAATATGATACACCTGGTATGGCTATTACAGAATTAAATTTAATTACAGGCACACAAATGGAATCAGGACAAAGTTGCGGATTTGCAGGTAAAAATGTATTTGTAAATTCATTAGTAAATAATCCAAAAGAGAGATATGTAGGGTGTTATAGTGATAAACCACCTAGTACAGATATATTATTCGTTCCTATAATGAATAGTACTAACAACGTAGGTGGATTTAAATCATATGCTTCTAGCATGTATCAAAACAACAATATATGGGGAGCATGGACTGCTTTTAATCGTAGAGATGATCCATATTGGCATAGTGCAGTAGGTTCTAATACTAATTATAACGGAAATTCTGGAGTATACACTGGAAAAACAAAAACTGAAAATGTAAAAACAAAAAAGGGTGTTCAAGCGATTTCAGGTGAAAATTTGCAAATAAATTTACCTCAAAATTATGCATTAACAAAATATGATTTGAAAGGAAGACAAGGATGTTGTGGTAATCCAAATGGAAGAAGTCCTAATAGTTGGATGATAGTAGGATGGAATGGATCTTCATGGAATGAAGTTGATTTGAAAGAAAATCAAGGTCTTAATTATGAAATGAGAACTTATTATATTACTGACCCAAAACCATATAATAGTTATAAAATTATTATTACAAATTGTGGTAATCCTGGTGATAGAAGTGGTAACAGATATTGTGTTCAAATAAGTCAATGGAATTTATATACTAGTTCCGATTATGAATTTAAAGATGATAAACGCGCTATGACGTGGAATCCTGCAGAAATCGGATATACAGATTTGGAAACGTGTAAGAAATATGCCGTCGATAATGGATGGCAATATTTTGGAATGCAAGATGCAAAATCAGACGGAACTGCGGCATGTCTTGTAAGTAATGATCTTGCAAAGTCTGTAATGTATGGTAAAGGATATAAAATGACATCGATTGTTTTATGGGAGACAAAAACAGGCGATGGTAAAGGTAATGTCGCATTGTTGGATAAACAAGGGTCATTAGCTGTTTACAACTTGCAGCCTGCAGCAATTTGGATGTCGCCTGGTGCTAATCCTTCCAATTATTTGGGTTGCTATGGCGATTGGGGTGATAGACGTTTACCTACAAACCTCGGAAGCGGAAAAACATATGGAACTTGTCAAAGTGCTGCACAATCAGGGAAATGGAAATATTTTGGTTTACAATATGCGCAGCCAAATAAAACAACTGAATGTTGGGTTGGAAATGATTTTAACAGAGCTGTTTCTTTAGGGAAAGCGAGTAATTGTACAAAACTTAGTGACGGATCAATATTAGGAGGAGGTTGGTCAAATGCTATTTATAATACGAGTGAACCAACTATAAATTCGTTTTTAATATTACAAGATGATGGAAATATGTGCATTTATAGAGGTACTAGTCCAACTGATAATCAAGGAGCTATATGGTGTTCACAAACGAATGGTAAACAAAAACAAAAAAATCCAGCTTTTACTGCACAAAAAAGTAAATTTGGTAAAAACTGGATACCCAATGGTACTACATTGGCGCATGGCGACTTTATTGGTTCCACTAATGGTTCTATTTATTTATTGATGCAAACAGATGGAAATTTAGTCTTGTGTACAACTGATAATGGTGATGGTTGTAGTACAAATTCAGCAGGTAAAAGAATAGGTGGATCATGGATAAATGCTTTATATGAATTATTACCTTCTCCATTTAAAGAAAATATTGGAAAAATAGGTTATGTTGATGAAGAAAATGTGTTGCATGAGTATGAATCCAGTAATATATCGTTAACTGACACATATACAAAGTTTAATAAGGTTGATACTTATGGTAATGATATACCAGGTACGGCATATGGAGGCGCAAACATTGAACAATGCAAATCCTCTTGTACCAATAATAAAGATTGTTATGGGTTTGTATTCGATAATAAAAATAAAGTTTGCTATCCTAAAAAAAGCGGAATGTGGCCATATGGTGGACCATTACGTCCTCTAACATTTACAGATACTTACGTAAGAGGTAAGGCGCCTATTGCTCCTCCTATTGGCGTTTCAAAAGATGTAGAAAATATAGATTCTGTTCAATATCAAATGTATATTACTGGTGGTAAACTTGAAGGAAAATATGGTTTAGCTAATGCTACAAGTGCTGAACAGGAAGAACTTGAAAACTTACAGAGCGAAATGGCTAGTCTATCAAACCAAATAGCTTCATTAACAGATGATTTTGGCGAAGGAACTAGCAATGCTCAAGATCAATCAGTTGACAATACTGCAGGTTTACAAACCTATTTACAGGAAGATACTGCAGTTCAGGTAGAAATAGATAAAATGGATCCTACTAAAAGAAATACTGAAGCACCAACTGAAGGTTTTAGACTCAATAATAATATTGATAAAATATTACAGGATAGCGATATCGTTGTTTTACAAAAAAATTATGATTATTTATTTTGGAGTATTTTAGCTGCAGGTTCAGTAGTGGTGGCGATGAATATCCAATCATCGTCTTAATTCCTTTTGAGAATATTCAAATTTAAAATAAATAAAATAAATAAAATAAATAAACATATTGGTTTTATTTTATTTAATTATCTTACTATAATTTATACAATATGGGAATGGGAGATGAAGATCCTAATACAAATGTACCTAATATTACAAACGTTGTAGAAAAAATATTAGCAGATATTCAACGTTTACAACAAATGGAGCAAGAACTATTTACCAAAATAGAAAGAGATACTTCTTTAACACCTCAGCAGCAAAGCGATATTGTTGACCAAATAAATAAACTTTCGACAATGCGCAGTAATTTATATTCAACATTAAGCGAAATTAATAATTTTTATGAAAGTGCTATGGGTTCTTCTACAGGAACTTTACAACAACAGACTGCCGCGATTAATATCGTGGAAACTGAATTAAATCGCTCTAAAACACGTTTAGCTGCTTTAAAAATAGACAGAAACAATAAAATACGTCTTGTTGAAATTAACACATATTATGGAGAAAAGTATGCTGAACATTCGTCATTAATGAGAGTTATTATATTTACACTTATACCTATTATTATATTAACTATTTTATTTAATAAAGGTCTTCTTCCAAGTAAAATATACTATATTTTATTTATAATTGTTGGTTTCATAGGTTCCTGGTATTTCTGGCAAACTTATGCATCTATTATTACACGCGATAACATGAACTATGATTCATATAATTGGAATTTTAACCCAAATACTGCTCCTAAATCTACATCATCAAATTATACAGACCCTTGGGCAATTCTAAGCACAGGAACATGTGTAGGTGAATATTGTTGTTCTGTTGGACAAACGTATGATACTACATTAAATCAGTGTGTTGGCACTTCTACATGGACACCCGTAGTACCCGTAGTACCACCCGTAGTACCCGTAGTACCCGTAGTACCAGTAGCACCACCTGTAGTACCCGTAGTACCTGTAGTACCCGTAGTACCTGTAGTACCCGTAGTACCTGTAGTACCCGTAGTACCTGTAGTACCTGTAGAAAAAGCTTGTGCAGCAATTGGTGGTAATACTGCATACAATAGTTCATGTTTGCAATCATTTAGTTATTCTAATTGTACGAGTGGTTGTGGAACAAATGTGCCTGGTCTCGGAACAATATGTTGTGAAAGTAGTTGTTGTAGAGGCAGAGAATCTTTCCAAACGATTATTCCGGCTGAATATACAACAAGGGACCAGTCTATTTGTAGCGAATTAACAAAACAACAACATGGTAAATATAAATCTGATTATAATTTAATAAATAATTTGCAAGCATACAATAGTTAAATTTAGAAAAATAGCAATTAAATAAATATATCAAAATCTTATAATTATATATATAGTAATAGTAATGGGAAGTGAGTCATTGAGTTCATCCGATATAAATGGATTATTATCTGAAATTCAAGAAATGATAAATTGTGACCCTGAGTGTCAACAAAAAAAAGAAATAGAACTACTTAAATCACGTTATGAAACATCGTTAAGTACTTTAGCATCTGCTCCTGCTGCTGTATCAACAGCACAAAGAGAATATATTGTAAGTGCTCAAGGCCAGTCAGCATGGACTGCATTACAAGAAAAAACTTTAACTGATGAAGCTCAAAAAAATGTTGACGATTTTAAAAAAACACAAGAAGAAATTAAAATTAATATTCAGCGTAAATTAGATTCTTATGGAGGAGTCCTTTTGAATTATAAAAATATAGCTGAGTTATATTTAAATTATAAAACAGAAAATGTGGAACTTGTAAAAGAGTTAAAAAAAACTAGTAATGATATTCTAACAAATGAGCGTAAAACGTATTATCAAGACCAACAATCTAATGTTTTAAAATTTTACTATTATTATATAATTTTGTGGATTTATATCATTTGTGTTATATTTTTTGGTGTCATCTCATTTATATATCCATCACAAACAAATTGGAAAATACGTTTTGGCGTATTTATCTTACTTATTTTGTTACCATTTATTTCTACTTGGTTGTTAGGGATTTTTATTTATATTATTTATGCAATTTATAATATGCTACCTAAAAATGTATACAAGGGACACATTAATGACTCCATTGGACTAAAACAAAACTATAAATAAAACCTTTATACTATAGAAATATTTTGAGTTTTATTCGTCTAAAGCTCTTCTTCGTCTTCTGGTTCCACAAATTTGACTCCTGACCATTTATCTTTTGTATTTCCGAATTTTTTATTCATGGCTTCATAAACCTCCTCACCCTTTGGCACTTTTCTTGAGCCTTGAGATTCGGCGAACCATGACTTAAATGCGTTATACACTCCTTGTTTTCCAATCTTATGCTGGTGATCATTTGTTTTGATAATCATGTCATTAATAAATGCTTTAATATGGTCCTGTCCATTTCTGTATTTATCCGATGCCTGCAACACAGTTTCGCAATCTATGACAACACCTCCTGTCTCGAAAGCCCTCTTTACAAGTAGACTAGCAAATATTGGCGCAAATGTAGGAAATTTATCCTTCAAGCTCTTATCCTTTGGATAAATATACGTAGTATCATCATTATATGCCTCACCTTCATCAACGAATTTTGACTTGAAATCGCACTTCCTGATTCTTCTCCATGTACCATCATCATTACTTTCAATATCGAATAAATTATTGGTGCAGACTACCAAACTGAACTGGGGGTCGAAAATCTCCGACTCAGAATAAAGTCCTCTTGCTTGCAGTGGGTCGCCTCCTGTAAGCTCTTTCATAATACCCTCATTCAGTTTCACACCCTTAGATGGCTCTTGCATGACTGCATAACGGACACCTTTCAGCTTAAGTACCTCATCAGATGTGCCACCAATTTTGCCTCGAGCATCAGTTACCAAAGTGATGGGGACTGTTCCCTTGTATTCACCTAAAGTTGCAGACATTAAATCAGCCAAAATCGATTTACCATTACTTCCTGAACCATGATAAACATTGAAAGTCTGATTTTTATTTGACCCGATTAAGCATGAAGATAAATGGTCCCACATATATCTATTCAAGTCTGGAATAGGGAATAATTTATTCATGAAATCAATTAGTTGATTTTGCACATTTGCATATACACTTGATGTTTCATCATCTCCAGAAATATAGTTAATATGTGTTGTTTTTGTAATATAATCCTCAGGATATCCTTCTCTGAAAATCTTGTTGGCGAAATCGACAACACCATTTTCAAAGCACATCAAATATTTGTTTGTATCCATATTTCGGACAAATTCACCATCATAGAATATCTCTGCAGCCTCACGCATTATATTATTTTTATCATTTGTTCGCTTTAAACGAATCCTCATATCTGATATGGTTTTATTTTTCTTCTTCAAGAAATCACGTCTCTCATCCTCCTCTTGATATTCTTGAATTTGCGATTGAATTTTTTCTTGTTTTTCTGTTATAAATTTATATAATTCTTCCGAGATTTTATTTCTAAGTCCCATACCTTTATCCGGCTTCCATCGGTGATTTTTAAACCTAAACCATATACCTTTTTTATCATAACTTACACAAACATATTCGTCCTTATACATTTGCCTTAACACTTTTGCAATATCATATTCTGTTCCCGTTTCGAAAGCGGCTTCTAGAAAATATTCAATTGTGTTTTCCTTGATTTTTTCATATTCGTCAAAATTATCTTTTCTTACCCAATACATGATAGATTTTCTGGTTACTTTTGCACCATCATGATTTGTCTTTCCAAACTTTTTCCACAATGTGTATAATTCTGGAATAGAATTATAATCAAAATCATTCGCTTTACTTCTCAGTTGAACCCATGATAAGAATAACCTCTCATCAGTATGCTTTAAAGCAAACGCAACTTGTCGATTCAATAAATGTGAACCTGATTCAAAATATTTTGGTGGCAATGCTTGTGTAAAATGATGTGCTTCTGCAGTTTCATAAAGCCCTTGTTCTATTAATTTTTTTAATAATAATTCTATTCCTTTTTCTAGCATTTCTCTACTTTTGATATCATTAATGGAAATTTGGTCAGGATCCTCATCATCGTCTTCGACAATTAAATTCATTTTCGTTTTACTTGACGCTTTTTTAACACTCTTTTGTCCTCTTATTTGCAGCCTCGAATTGTATTCATCAATGATTCCCGGGTTTAATTCAAACTTGACATTGTTCTCATAACGAACTGATAATTTCTCGAAATTGGTCTTCAAGTCAAAATATTTGACTTCCTTTTCATCCATACTAAAATTATCATCTGCACCATCTAGCGTCATTACATAATAATGAGTAAGGTCATATGCATCATTTCCCGGTTTGCGTGAGCCAAATAGCTGCCATCCTGTTTTGCCTGTACTGATTCCTTCATCTAGTACTGAATCCCAATTATTTATGAGTTGTAGCTCCCAAATTTCTGGTAATTTTGTAAGCATTTTCTCACGAATTAGCAGTTGCATTGTATGGTCAATTTGCATCCCGACAACCATATGAATTCCGTCTTTAGTCAATGAGCCATCAGCTAACCTATTTACGTTTGGTTTTTCGAAAATATATACAGGAATTGGAACATTCGGACTAATTAAATAACATTGCTTAAGTTGTTCCATATATTCACAAATCATATCGTTAATATGGTCGCTTGTATGTTGTCTTGATGTTACGTCATGATGATAACGAAAATCGAAATCTACTGCCATTGGACCTCCTACCTCTAATTGGCGCTCCGTCAAATACTCTTTTTGTTTTTTTAAGAAAATCTTATCATAATAAAGTGAATAAAATGTAGATAATTCTTCCTTGGGTATCATGTAAGATCCTGCATATATGTTCAACTCTTTATCAGGAATCCGTGTATGAGTGTAAGGGATATTGCTGTCGGAATTCTTAGCACTATGCTTTGCTAAAAATTCATTTAAATCTTTAAATTGTGACGTTGTCATCTGTGTAATACTCATTATGTGATATAATATACTGATATTTTTCTATTTCATTTTTTTTCTATTTAATTTTAAAAATATTTATCGATTTTTAAACGGATTTGTAACGGATTTTGATATAAAGAAAATGCGTGATAATAATATTTAAAATAGGTTTAAACATTTGGTTATATATTATATAATATTGCGCAATGTCTATAATCATAACAAAGGAAACAATCCAACGTCTATTAAAAGATGTCAAACATATAATGAAAAATCCACTAACAGACCAGGGAATTTACTATATACATGATGACGAGGATATGTTGAAGGGTTATGCACTAATCGTTGGACCTTCTGATACACCTTATTTCGGAGGTAATTATTTTTTCGAATTTACTTATCCTGCGGATTATCCACATAGTCCACCCAAATTGAAATATTGCACAAATGGTAACAATGTGCGATTTAACCCAAATTTATATGTATGTGGTAAGGTGTGTGTTTCTCTATTTAATACATGGCGTGGCGACCAATGGACGTCTTGCCAGACCATTTCTACTAGTTTGCTTACATTGTGTACATTGCTTTGTAAAGACCCATTATTAAACGAGCCTGGTGTAAATAAAGGGAACAAAGATATGGAACATTATAATGAAATTATAGAATTTTCAAATTTGAAAATTGCAATTTGTGATATTTTGTCTAGAAAAGAAGGAGTTTATTTACCTTTTTTTGAAAATTTTTACCCATTTGTAAAGGAGAATTTTGTAAAGAATTATGACAAATTGTTGGAGTTTGCTATTAAAAAAAATGAGGATTTTAAACAACAGGAAGTCAATTTAAAAACGGGATTTTATTCCATGAATATTAATGCGAATTATAATAATGTTATTGAGAGTCTAATCTCTTTATCCACCTTTTAAAAAAGGTGGAGCCAAAATATAATCTAATTGTGTAAAAAATATAACCAAATTAATGTTTTTCAATAGTAGGTTTTGGCTCCACCTTTTGAAAAAGGTGGATAAAGGTGGAATAAAATTGAAATAAAAGAATATAAATATAATGTATTTATATTATAGTAAGATGCACTTTTGTTCCAACTGCTCAAACATGTATTATATTAGAATCAATAGCGATAATCCAAATCAATTAGTGTATTATTGTCGCAAATGCGGAAATGAGGATACACTTCTAGCTACAGAAAATATGTGTGTATCAAAGACACAAGTCAAGAAATCAGAGCAAACATTTAGTCATATTGTAAATAAATATACAAAATTGGACCCTACTTTGCCACGTATTGACTCGGTGTTATGTCCTAATCCAAGTTGTTTGACGAATACAGAGGACAAACCTCGTGAAATTATTTATATTAGATATGATGATGCCAATATGAAATACATTTATTTATGCTCAGAATGCGATACTACATGGAAAACAAATGAAAGCGTATAAGCATAATAAGGTATAAAAAATTGAATTATATATTATAAATTTTTATAGTATATAATATATGTCTAACTTAAAACCACATTATTTATGTCTAACAAGTGGATTGATGCTTATATCATTAATAATATATTTTTTAACAAATGAGATAAATTTAGAAAAAAATGTATTAGCATTTTCATTATTTTTATGTTTTATTTTTTCGCAATTATTTTGGTATAACCCAATAGAGAATTCTGTAATACATAAAATAGATGCAAATATCGCAAAAATAAATGTATTTTTATTTGTTTTCTTTGTATTATTTTATAAAAAAATATCTTTGTGGGTAAAATCTTTATTTATACTTTTAGGTGTATTATCTATTATTGCTTTTTATAGAAGTGATTGTTTTTCTAGAAAAGAATGGTGTTGTGATGACCATTTAATAAATCATGGATTGCTGCATATTGCAGGGTTTTTTGGCTCATTGTATGTATTTTTATAGTTATGATGGGATTTTATTTGATTTATTTGTTTAAAAGAAAATTGAAATTAATTATTTAAAAGTATCTTTAGTTATTATAGTAATCATGAGCGACGAAGAATATTCTGACGTTGAGTCTGTAAAATCCGAAGAATCAGAAGTTGAAATATATCCTGCAAAAAATATTATTGGGCAACCGAAACAATTAGATGATGATTCTATAGATGATGCTGATTTGTCTGATAATGATTCAGATGTAAATGAAGAATTTGCAGAGGATCAGGATGAAGTTATAGAACCACAAATAGATAGTGATGTGGAAGATTCGGAAGAGGAAGATGAAGACATCAATATAGATGATGCTGAAGCCGTTCCAGAGCAAGCTAAATCCAAGAAGACAACAGACAAGAAGTCAAAAAAACAATTAATGATACTTGATGATGACGACGAAGATGATGAAGAATATAATGAAAATTATTTAGAGAAATTTGATACTGAATTAGTTAAAAATTATATAGATGATTTCCATCCAGAATGTTTGAGTCATAACTATGATGAAATTACCAAGTTGTCAAATGTTGTTAGAAATAGTGATGGTATTATTATTGACCTATTGCATAGAACTATACCCTATTTGACAAAATATGAAAGGGCTCGAATATTAGGTCAACGTGCCAAACAGATCGAAACAGGTGCGAAACCACTTGTAAAAGTACCTGAAAACATTATAGATGGGTATATTATTGCAGAATTGGAACTGAAAGAGAAGAAGATTCCTTTTATTATTAAAAGACCTATTCCTGGAGGTGCATGTGAATATTGGAATTTAAACGACTTGGAAGTGGTTGCGTTTTAATCCACCTTTTACACCTTTTCTCATTTAAAACGCGCATCATTTTAATAAAAAGATAAATATATGTAAATCAACCAGCGTGTTGACCAAGTATTAAGACTATCTCAGTTTTTTCAATTTCGTTATATTTATCCGTATTTATAGATAAATCAAAATCAATTGGTCTAGAAATACTATTTGTTTCATCTCTATCATAACCCCACCTATCCATTGATAATAATCTTTTTACAGGAACTAATAAATATTTATCAAATAAACATCCCTTATCTAAAGTTAGTTTTACTATACTTTCACCATGGGATTTATGATATGAACCATTATTTGTAAACTCATTTATTAAGTAGTCTTTCAGATGTAAACTATTTTCTGGTAATTCATTTTCACAAATAATTCTTGAGTATATTTCATTAAAGTAATCATTATCGTCTTCAATAAATCCATAATACAACATTTCTTTAATTAGAGTAACATTATTTTCGTTTATTTGTAATATAAGGTCTGATAATAAAATCTTAATCCCAATTGATGCAGTTGCAGTTTCACACCTTCCCATTATAATATATATATTATATTATAATATATTATATTATAATCTAATATATACTATAATAAATGGGCGTTTTAAATGAGAAAAGGTGTAAGAAAAGGAGCAGCCAAAATAATGAAAACAAATTGTATATATTTTTTAAATTATAAAATAATATATATATCTAACCTACTTAAAGCCGGTCAAATACATGATGTAAATATTTTTTGCAAAAATGTAAGATAAAGGTAAGATAAAGGTAAGAAAAATGTAAGATGAATGTTAGAAAAGGTGTAGGACCGACTTTTGAATATTTTTGGGCAAAGTATTTTGGGATTTTCATTTTTGGACATTTATTTTGTCCATTTTTCAAAATCCCAAAATACTTTGCCCAAAAACCTTAGGTCTGTGACCATAATTGAATTTTATGGTCTCATCACCAAAAAAATAATTTTCATTTTGTTAGCATAACTTTTTTTTATAAATACTTAAAAACCTTTTCTTTTGTCTATATATAGCAATGTTTAGCAATGAAAAAAACTCTAAAAAACTCATAGAATATAATTGTATAAATTGTCACTTTATAACGTGTAATAAAAACGACTATAATAGACACAGCCTTACCAAAAAACATAAAATGAGCGAAAATCAATGTTTTTCAATGAAAAAAACTCAAAAAAACTCATTTGCATGTGAGTGTGGAAAAACATATAAAGATAGCTCAGGATTGTGGCGACATAAAAAGAAATGTAAAGAACCTGATAATGATAAAGAACCTGATAAAGATAAAGAACCTGATAAAGATAAAGAACCTTCAGATAAAGAACTCATTATGATGTTAATTAAACAAAACACAGAATTATTAGAGATTGTTAAAAATGGAACACATAATACTACTAATTCACATAATAAGACATTCAATTTAAATGTATTTTTAAACGAGACATGTAAAGATGCTATGAATATTACTGACTTTGTGGATTCTCTCCAATTGCAGATTTCTGACTTGGAAAATGTTGGTGAACTTGGTTACATAGAAGGAATTTCCAATATTATTATAAAAAAATTAAATACATTGGATATATCAGAGAGACCGATTCACTGCACAGATAAAAAGAGAGAAACAATGTATATCAAAGATGAAGATAAATGGGAAAAGGAAGATGAGAAACATATAAAAATGCATAAGATGGTTAAGAAAGTAGCAAACAAAAATATAAACCTTATTTCAGAATTTCAAAAGTTGCATCCAGACTGGAAGAAATATTCTTCCATGGTCTCTGACCAATATAATAAAATTGTTATAGAGTCCATGGGTGGCAAGGGTGACAATGATTATGAAAAAGAAGAGAAAATTATTAAGAAAATCGCCAAAGAAGTGTTTGTAGAAAAGTAATTAACATTTGATAGTTTTTGTATTTTGTGTTACAACACATCCTTGTATATCGGTTTTTGTAACATTCTTTATGAAAGTATAAATGATTTCGATATTTTTTATACTTTTAATCTTATTTGTGTTTGATTTACATAATAATCCACCTACTTTTATTATATATTGTCTCTCTTTTTTGGATAAATTATCTGGCATTTCGCAAATAACATGACACGATGATATATTCTTTGCATGGAACCAAAAATCTGTTGGTTTACCCTTATCTATGACTTGAAAATTTTCACTCTGAGTTTCACCAATATGAAAAGTTACTTCTCTCTGTAAAGCTTCCATGAAAATATTTTCTGTCTTCATTTCTTTATAATACAATTGTAAAAGATTGGTAAATTAATTTCATTTTTATTATATATTAAATACAATTAATATCACATAATATGACGGATTCAAACATATCTGAAAAAATAATAGAAGGAATTACAGAGAGAACGATAATCCTCTTTTTAGGAGTTGCAATATCAAGTTCTGTATTTGGATTATTTACAATATATAATTCTTGTAAAATAAATAGTATGAATGAAAAACAAAATGTTATGGATGAAAAATTAACTAGTATTTCAAAATTTATCTACAATAATGGTGATTTGCCTAAATTGTATTATAATTTTTTTTACACAATGAGTAAGCAACAACTTTATACAGACCAAAGAATTGACGATGTAAAAGAGAGAATTGAAAAAATAATTGCATTATTAGAAGATACAAAAAGTGATAAAGATGAATAGTTATTATACTTATTTTTCCAACGATTTAAAAGTAATTTTCATAAGTTATATATTATGAAAATTGCCTTGTGTTTTATTATTAATTACGACCATGTATTAAACAAAGAAGACATTTGGAGAGAATGGATAGAACCCAATAAAGATATCATCAATGTATACTTTTATTATAAAGACTTAAAAAAGATAAAATCTTCCTGGATTTTACAACATGCTTTACCACCTCATTTTATTCACGAAACCAGTTATTATCATGTTATTCCGGCTTATCTCTCTTTAATGCAATTTGCATTAAGTCACGATAATCAATGGATATGCTTTTTAACGGATTCGTGTTGTCCCATTATTTCGCCACAGAAATTCCGTTCTTTATTTTATAAACACTGGAACAAGACGATTATGAGTTGGAAACCTGCTTGTTGGAATGTGAATGTGCATAAACGGGCAAATTTGGCATTGTTATCTGAAGAATTGCGTCTTGCAAATGATCCTTGGTTTACTATCAAGAGAGAAAATGCAGCACAAATTTTGCGATTTGCAAAGACACAACAAGAAGCGACCAAAACTATTTGTGCTGGTGGATTAGCAAATGAAAGTTTGTTTGCTATTATCTTATATGGATATAAGCAATTAAATACTGGTGTGGTAAATGCTGTCACACATTTGGCTGATTGGTCTCGAATGGCCAGCGCAACGAGTCCTTATTGTTTTAAAGATGCGAATTCAACGGATATTCAATTTTTAGAAGACAATTTACAAAAGCATAAATGTGCGATGTTTTTGCGAAAAGTGTCGCCCGATTTTCCTGATACTATACTAAAAAAATATATTTATAATTATAATCGAGAGAACGAAATCTATGTTAGCGAGCCATTTGTATTTATTTGCAGGAGATTGCTAACGAGACTATATTACCTCATCTATTATGGTGTGCCATTATTTTGTTTATTATATGGACTTAAATATTTCTTTTTTTAATATAGTATAGAATTTGACGAACTAACATTAATAAAAAAAGAAAACGAGCAGCTTAAAAAGAGGGTCGCCGAACTGGAAGAGCATTTGAAGAAATATACGGCGCCACCTAGAAGCAAGACGTATTATGAAAATCATAAGGAGGAGCTTCTTGAAAAAATGAAAAAGTATAAGCCAACACCAGAGCAAATTAAAGAGAAAAATAGGAAGGCTTACTTGAAAAGAAAGGAGAGGAAATACGTTATGATGATTTATATATGTTATATGGAGGTAAATTTATTTTTATACGATTTAATCCAGATAAATTTGTCAATCAATTAGGAACTACTAAAAATCCTTGCATGAAAAATCGGATGGAATATTTAAAAAATGAAATTATTAAACAAATTTATAGAATTCAGCGTGATGATAATCATGAATTATTAGAAATTATTTATCTTTTTTATGATGGTTATGCATATACAATTATTAGAACTTGAACCTGCAATTACATATCAAACATTGGACGAACGTAGTCATTGGTTCATCCGAACTACGGCACTGTAGCTGGTAATAGGTGCATTTATTTCCTCTACATTTTTTACACGTAATCGTGTCAGTAGCTGCCGACAAATTTACTTCAAATTTATTCTTATCACGTTTGCTCTTTGCATCAATCAGCGCTGCCCATTTTTCTGGTCGCATTTCATGATGAGTCATAAAAGCGACCTGATGTGGTTTTATATCTCCACTCTCAATTTGCTTCAAAATTTCTGGACTCAAATTGGTAATAATACTACGCAAATGAGTCAAATAAATTTGCACAAAGAAAGCGTTGTCCCATTTTTTAACGATTTTGCGTTGATCAGCTTCCTTGAGAGCATAATTAAATATACCCTTTTCCAAATTTAGTGCATTCTTTTCATTTGCCAAAGTAGCCTCTAATTTCTTGCGAATATTGTTGCGAAATAAATCAGGATTTTCAATCTTCTTCAACGACATTTCTTATAATAATTTAAATATAAAGAGATATATTTAAATCATTTTTTTAATCCACCTTTTAATCCACCTTTTGAAAAAGGTGGAGCCAAAACCTTCTAATTTAGTTTAATTTTTTGGATATTTCTTATAATAGATTGACTCTATTTTGGTTATACCTTTTCCAAAGGTAGATTTGGCTATACCTTTTCCAAAGCTATACCTTTTCCAAAGCTATACCTTTTCCAAAGGTAGATTTGGCTCCACCTTTTCCAAAGGTAGATTTGGCTCCACCTTTTCCAAAGGTGGATCATCATAATCATAAGCCTCTTCACTCAATTCACTTCCTAACTCTTCAATTATAATGTCATCATCATCTTCATTGCTTTGTTCCTCTGTTTCCTCCGTCTCATCTGTTTCTTCATCCTCATCCTCATCGTCTTCCTTGCTTACTTCATCAGACTCTTCCGTATCACTGCTATCAACAACAAAACCATCCTTCAAATAACCATTCTTAGTCTTCTTCTCCTTTGGAACCTTTGCTAGCTCATCCTCTTCCTCTTCATCTTCCTTTGCAGTGGCAGCTAAATCCTCGAACCCACCAAATAATTTCTCATAAATCTTCTTCCATAATGGCAAACTAAGATCCGTATATATTTTTGTCCCGTCTTCCTGTTTAAGGTAAGCAATTATTGCACAATTACCAAAAAAGAGTGAATTATCGATTGGTGGAGGAAAATCATATTTATTTTCAGACCCAGCACGTCCTTCTGTCTTAGCGTATACCTTAACAAAATATTTATTTCCTTCAAATTTTGCATTCCATTCTACTTTTTTGACAAAATCCTCAGCCTTTTTGAAACCACATTTCTTATACAATTCTTCAATTTTAAAATCCTTAATAGCTAGAGATTTTAAATTGCCGCCTTTTTCAACAACAATAATATTTAATGGTTGTGACATCTATTTATAATAAATTGAATGGGTTTAAATAGTTTACATATTATAGATTATAATGAAAATATATATTAATCATTATAACTTAGATATTTTGTCTGAATTGATAAAAAATCTTACTGAATATCATGTGAAAACAGAAGAATATATACAATTGTATTCTACAACAGGAATATATATGGTTGACTATGGGTCAACTATCAAATTGAATCCAATAGACCATGACATCATAGTATTAGAAAATTTTTATGATAGTTTTACACTGATTGTAGACCCATCTTATTATATTGCAGAAAAAGTCGCACAAATTTCTCCAGAACATGTTACTACAAGAGTGAAGCGGAATGTTTTTGCTTTAAAAAAAAACCAAACGCAAACAAATATCCGTAATAAAAAACTATGTATAAATCTAATCATAGAGACTGAGATTATAACTGATCAAGGTGAGGCGTTTTATTTTTTAAAAAAAAATAACACTGAAAATGCAGACCAATATAAAGATATCTTCTTTGAAATGCCAAATGATACAGATGTACATGACGCTTTAGTAAAAGAAGAAATAATTGAGTTTTTATCCCTCTTAAACTAATATAGGAATACTATATGTTATCATGGATTATTCAAATTACAATTGTGTCAATTATTCTCATATTTTTAGTGCATCATTTAATTAACTTTTTTAAATCGACATTGACTGTTCCAAAAATAAAAGATTTAGTGAATAGTCCTACTCAAAAATATGAAAATATGTATAATATTATTAAAAATAATACAAATACAAATACAAATACAAATACAAATACAAATACAAATACAAATACAAATACAAATACAAATACAAATACAAATACAAATACAAATACAAATACAAATACATATTCTAATTCTTCTGGCCAAAATTCTGAATATACTCTTATCGATTTGCTACCAACCAAACAAGAGGATCCATCTTCTATGAAAAATGAATTGAAAAACTTTTTGAAAAAACAAATGAAAGGGTCTAGTACTATGCAATTAGAGTCAATAGATAGCAACCCATCTTATGCAAGCTTTTAAAAATCTTGTATAAAAATAATATAAAGATTTCTCTCTATTAATGAATATAGACAATGCTTCTAACACAGACGGAAAAAGAAACCATCTTATCTGGTTTCCCTAATATAAAACTTTCTTATGAAAATGTTATTTATAAGAAAGTTTCCATAAGTGATTATGTAGTTGCCGTTCCAAAAGGCACAAAATGTTTTTCTTGGTTAACCATGTATCAGAACAAACCAACTTGTTTCATTATGGAATTGACCAATAAGAAGCAAATTGTAGACATTAAAGTTTTCAATGCGTGTTTTTCTTTGGAGCTTGCATATGGGACTATTTTTTATGGAACACTCTTTTATACATCAGGTAATCGTTTCTTTACTATTGAAGACATATTTACTTATAAAGGTGCCGAAATTGAGAAAAGGAGTTGGCAAGACAAATTAGTATTATTGAAAGATATTTTAAAAAAAGATGTGAAACAGATTTCATATAATAACTCATTTATCGTTTTTGGTTTACCTATTATGGCGAAGAGTTGTGAAGAATTAGATAAGCTTCTATCCAGTTTGCAATACCCTATACAAATGATTCAGTTTTATTTGATGAAGATGGTAAATAATTTTTTATATATGGATTACGAAAGCTATAAGAAGCCTTTAGAAACCACGTTCATATTAGAAAAACCAGCTATACAAGTAGAAAAGAGAAGTAAACCAAGTAGAGAACAAATATTCATTGTAAAACCTGATATTCAATATGATATTTATTATTTATATGCACAAGGTGTAGATGGCAAAGAGGAAAAATGCGGCAATGTACATATTGCGGATTATGAAACAAGTGTCATGATGAATAAATTATTTAGAATCATTAAAGAAAATGCAAATTTAGATGCACTAGAGGAAAGCGATGATGAAGAAGAATTTGAGAACGAAAATGCTGACAAATTTGTCAAACTAGATACAAATATAAAAATGGCCTGTCAATACAATTATAAGTTCAAAAAGTGGGTTCCTCTAAAGGTTGTGCAAGAAAATGCAATCACTATTTCTGTAAATGAATTAAATAATATTATTAAATTATATGAGCAAAACAAGAGGCGCTATTAATTAATAATATTGAATAAAATAATCTATTCATACTATATATGTCTGCTGGTTCAGCCAATTCAAATTTAGGTTATGGTAATATATCACCATTTAGCAATGTAAATGGCAATTTTGTAAATAAATTTAGCTCCAATAATCCTGCGACTTTTGGCAGCAATGAAGTGCCAGGTCTTCCTGGTTTAGCAGGAGCAAAAAGCAACATTGATGCTGCGGCAGGAATAGTGCCCGGTATTTGTTTATTTAAAGGAGGCGCAAAGAGATTTAAGAGAAAAATAAAAAATATCACTAAAAGATATAAGAAGATGGCAAAATCTAACAAAATGAATTTAAGAAAAAAACTTAAATCTTTAAGAAGTAAACTTCGTTCCAGAATGGCGATTTCGTCTTCAAGAATTTCAGGTGGTCGAAGACGCCGTAGCAGAAAACAACGGGGTGGTTATGCTCAATACCAAAACAATATGCCTGTTAGCAATACATATTCTATTGGTGGTGTTTTGTCTGCAAAGGATTCGGCTCTTGCCAACCCTGTACCCATATATAAGGTTACCAATAATGCTGTAGATAATTATAATCATTACACAGGTATGGGATTTCCAAGTAAGGGTCATTAAATATATAAACAGAAAAATTATATAAAATAATTATTTTATATAATTATAATTATAATGTTTCGTCAAGTTTTAACGCCAAAAGAGGAAGATAAAAATTCAAAACTTAAAATTGACGTTGTGAAAGATACAAATAAAAAAGATACTATTAGTTTGGAATATATTTTTTTGAATTTTCATTAAGAAAATTTTTATCTATTTTTTCATTTTTAGTAAACAAACCCCGGACGCATATTTATCTTTAGGTTTTTCTGTATCTGGCTCTTCTGTATCTGGCTCTTCTGTATCTGGCTCTTCTGTATCTGAATCATCTGCAATACTTCTATCAGAAGAACTATTGCTTTTTTTAGATATAGTTTTTTTTGTAACCTTTCTCTCTTTCAAATTAGGAACATTCACTACTAGCCATTGAGTTGTATCTGGCGTATATTTTTTATTGTCTGTATAAATAATTTTATAATTCTCTTTCTTATAAAATGTTTTTCTCTTACGCCATTGGTTTTGAAATAAATCATGACTATCAATGATATCCACTACAATTGGACTACTATGTTTCTCTCGAAGAATACGACCCACGCTTTGTTCTATATCTGTTTTTGGAGTTGCCATGATTAATGTAGTGAGTGACTTTATATCTAATGCCTCGGCTGCCATGCTATATGTAGCTATAACCACTTTTTTAGATTCCGTTTCTTTTAATGCGGATTCCTTCATTCCGCCAACATAGTATCCACACGTTGCTATATTTCTGTGAGCTATAGCATCATGTAAATATTTAAGTAAATTTTTATTATGTGCAAGAATCATTATTTGTTGATTTGGGTCCTTCAAAAGCATATCAGAGATAATCTTTAAAATGAATTCACTGCGACGATTATACTCACATAATTTCGATATCATACTGCTGTAAGCTGGATTACCTCTAAAATCCGTTTTTACTTCATTAAATTCATCATCATCAACCTCATATTTAATTGCATGAACCACTACTTCTCTCTCCTCATCTCGTTTACCTTTAAAAACAACATCTCCTAAAAACATTTTAAACACTTTTGTAGTGCCATCCTTGCGATTCATTGTGGCAGATAATCCCAACATATATTTAGTAACCAATTTAAAGAGAGAATTTGAAAATACCTCACTTGAAATATGATGCACCTCATCAATAATAGTGAGACCGAACGAATCAAATATAGAAACCGGATATTCCTTCATTGAGAGACTTTGCAACATCCCAATTACAATATCCTTATCATCAATGTCAATAATAGGTCCTTGTATTTTACCGACGCGAGCTTTGGGTAAAAATTGCTGAATGCGTTCAATCCATTGATTCATTAGAAATTCCTTATGCACAATGATGAATGTTTTCTTTTTTAATTGTGATATAATATTCAACGATAAGACAGTCTTCCCATATGCACATGGTAATTCTAATAATCCACCTCCGTAAACAACCTTATTTAAATGCTCAATATATGTATTAACTACGAGTTCTTGATTTTCTCTCAAATTACCTGCAAACTCCAAATCAATATTTACACCTTCTGATATCTTATACTGCTTAGGTGTACCATAATTATTTACACCATAATAATGTGGCACATAAAACTTATTACTTGATTCGCGATATGCTGGAAACGATTTTTGGTCTCCACAACCTATCCCCCCGTGTGTATATGGTTTAATAGTTAAATCACTGCGGATTTGTTTTTGTTGTTCAATAGTTAGCTCATTTTTAGGTATCGTATATCCTTTTTGTCCCAAGTATGTATTTAACATTGTAATTTTAAATAACTATATTTATTTAGTAAATACTATTTATATCCTTTTCCTTTAGTTCTTCCTACAGAATTATTAAAAGGCATCAAATAAAATCTATTCATATGATATATGGAAAGTTTAAATGCTTTATTTAATAAAGAACATAGAGTTGAACTATTTTTAGCGGTTTTATTGGTCGTCTATTTAGTGATGGGATATAAAACACCACAGGCTGTTGCAAATGTCGTCGATACGCTCATCGGTAAGGTTGCAATCTTTGTTGTCGTGGTTTATCTATTCATGAATTATCATCCTATTTTAGCAGTATTGGCATTGTTTGTTGCATTTGATTTGATTCGTCGTTCTACTTTAACTACTGGTATTGATGCTCTTCAAAAGTTTGTTCCTACAGAAGAAAAGAAATCATCACAATTTACTGCATTTAACCAGTTTCCTTATACTTTAGAACAAGAAGTGGTTGCTAAAATGGCACCTGTTATGCAATCAGGATCATCTATTACACAGGCTTCATTTAAGCCTTTACTTGATAATTTACACGATGCTTCTCCTGTAAATAATTCTAATTAAAATTAAACAAATAATAAATATCAATACTTATTTATTATTCTTCTATTTAGTAATTTAATTTGCTCTTGCATTTGCTCTTGCATTTGCTGAATTTGCTGCATGTTCTCCATCTATAAAACTAAATCCATATGTCCATATATAACATACAAGTATGAAAATGATACATGCAAACAAAACTTGTATAATTGCTAAAAATATTGGATTTTCTAGCATGTTTATTAAATTAAATGTAGTATCCTCCTTTTCATAACTTACTTCTGTTGTCTCTGTTGAAGAACCTGTAGGATTACATGAAATATAAATACCATCACCTAGTTCTTTAGTCGTATTTGGTCCAGAGGAGTTGTAAAACAATCCACCTCCGGTAGCTAATTCTGTATTTGGTTGTATTAATTGTTTTAGTGTATCTAAACTGGTACTGCTAATCGGAATTGCATCTAGCATTCCAAAAACTATATTATGAATTGAATCAGAATCATAATTTGTAAATGGCTTATTTGGAACAATTTTTTGTATATTAAAGCCACCAATATTTACACTATCTCCTTGAGCTGGAGCAGAAGAGGATACTTTATTAATTATTTCTGCTATTATATTGGTTCCTGAATTTGTTTCGCTAGAGGATCTGATTGGTATATAAACATTTAAATATTTACCTCCATTTTCAGGTGCATGTACAATAAGTAATTCGGCATCGGCTAAATTACCATTATACAAATGTCTAGAGGGTGTGTATAACAATGTCCAGAATACACGATACTTTTTTTTATCAAAAGTAACAGGGGGGTCTCCAGTCTCTTGCGAACGAATCATAATTACAGATCCCATGTTATTTGCAGTTGAATTATAATCATTATAAACAAAATTATATGAACATTTTAAATCACATTTACCTTCAATGTTTTCACGAGAAATATTAATTTGTTCACTCATTAATATAACTATATAAATAAAAATATTAATTTATTTATATAGAATGAAATTAACTAAAGGTAAAATATCTAAATTATATAATAAAAAAAAACAAAGTTTTAAAAAGAAAAACCATAAAAAGAGAACAAAAGGACGAACGTTTAGAAAACATAGAAGAGTTAATTTAGCTAGAAAGTCATTAAGGAGACTTAAATACAATAAAGTAGGTGGAGCTGGAGGAAATACTTTAACTATTCAAACTCGTGATGGTGCTAAATTATATAATATAGGTGAAAATGATAATTTAACATATGTTCCTAGTAATCCAGTTTCTAGTACTCCAGTTTCACCTTCAGTTTCTCCTCTAGTTTCACCTCTAGTTTCACCTCTAGTTTCACCTCTAGTTTCACCTCTAGTTTCACCTCTAGTTTCACCTCTAGTTTCACCTCTAGTTTCACCTTCAGTTTCACCTTCAGTTTCACCTCCAGTTTCACCTCCAGTTTCACCTCCAGTTTCATTAATGAGTGAAGATGATATGGTAAATACAAAATTGAAACAAATTGGCATTGATTACTATAATGCTTTTAACAAAAGTCTTGAAATTAGTAAACAACCACAAAAACCTGAAAAATCAAATAACATAGCTTTTAGAGGATTAACAAGTAATTTTGAAAAAAAAGATGAATCAGCGGAAAAAAACCTATTAATAGAAGAAGGGGCACCATCAGCGCCACCATCAGCTCCAGAAAACCTATTAATAGAAGAAGGGAAAGCATCAGCGCCAGAAAAGCTATTAATAAAAGAAGGGGCACCATCAGCGCCACCATATCCAGAAAAGCTATTAATGGAAGAAGGGAAAACACAACTATTACTAGAAGCAGGTCCAGATATTTTGCCAATAGAAATAAAAGGACCCGGACCCGAGTCACTAACCAATGAAGAAATTATCCTTCAAAACGAAACCCAACGTGCAAAAATGAAAGAAAATAATAAAGAAGGAGTAAGTTACCAAATGTTGAACCCTGATCGCAGACTATATTATTATGTAATTAAAGGTAATGAGAATGTGACATGGGATCCGCCTATCGGAATAGAAATAATAAAACTAGATGGCACTAGTTTAACTCTTACAGAACAGCAAAAGGAAAAATTAAGGCCTGAATTTATTAAAATACGACAAGAACTTCTCTCTAGTTAAATAGAAGGTAAATATTTTATTGTTGCATTATCATAAAGCGTGACTTTATAAGCCTCATTTGCCCCTTCCACATATACGGAATCGCCGCTATTTAATTGATCACATCCATATTCATTCGTGCAACTGCGACCATTATACATAAGAGGTAATTTGACATTGTTATGTTGATTGCTTGTCGAATAATATTGCCATTTATTTCTATTTGTAAACAATGGACGCCCCATTAAAGGTAAAATGTTGTCTTTCGACTTACCATGTAGAGGAGTTAACATACCAACTTGTCTATAAGACGTATCTACAGCACCCACATTTGTCGACATATTAATTGGTACTAAATATCGTTCATCTCTTAATGGTGGCGCATATGGGTTTAACAAAGGGTCTGTATTGAAGTATGGAATATTCCAACTAGGTAAAAAACTAATAGGTTGATTCGCATCTTCTCTATTATTGGTCTGCTGAATGACTATTTTTTCAGACGATTTTGATGAATTAGAATAAATCAAATATCCAATCAAAACAAAACATATGATTATAAAAAATAGAGACACATTCTCAATGCATATTACACCTGGAGGACACTTTTTCATATTATATTATATAATATAATATGATATAATATAAATCCTTTTATTATTTATTTCTGTAAATTAGATAACATAGCCTCAACTTTACCCAACATATCTCCCTTTGCTCCAGCAGGCATATCTTTCATCATTCCCTCAACTGACTTCATCATAGGTCCCATTTTTTCTATAAGAGGACCCATATCCTTCAATGAGCCTGCCAATTGTGCCTGTTGCTGCATTAATCTCTCTGTGTCGGAAGTCAAACTCTTAATTCCATCCTTACCTAAAATGCCATTCAATTGGTCATATGCATCCTCAATGGTGGTAGCATAGTCAATGGAGTGACCACTTTTTTTGGCGCGTCCGACTTCGAATGATTCCTCTGCGCCTGTTTTCTTTGATTTTTTATCATTACTTGCATCTGGTTCATCAACTGCATCTGTTTCATCAACTGCATCTGGTTCATCAACTGCATCAGTTTTTTTTTTGCTATCAGTTTTATTTTCTAATCCCTCCATATAAGATCCATCCTTCAAAGACATTAGATTCACTAAAATGAGTGGGACACCCAAAACAACAATCATGTTTTTGCTAAAGTATCTTACCAAAAGAGCAATTAGAATGAAATAGACAACTATATTGTAGTGTCCAATCACCATATGTCCAATCACATTAAATAGTGCTAGAAAAGATACAATGTGTAATACCAACTTGTTTGTAAGAAAATTAGATATTGCTGAATTCAGTTTCATTATATATACTATATTTAAAAAAAAATGAGTCAATTCATAAATATAGTACTAAATATACAATAATTATGGCGGAGAGTGAATACGATTCAGAAGATGATGACGACTACAATGAGATTGTCTATGAACCTGAAGAGCCCTGCAAAACACGTTTCGTTATTGCTTTGTGTGAGCTGTTTAATAATAGAATTCATGGACCAGGACCCCAGGGACATTATCTAGTGTATTGTAAATATAAAAAATTGGATATGAACTGGATAGGAGAAACAAGTGATTTTATGAATTTAGAATACCAATATTTACACAATCAAACACACGAGTTGTTTCCTAATTATAGGCAAATTGTATCAATGCCTAATTATATAAAGCCGGAAATTGTAGAATGTATATTGCAACCGGATGGATATTGTATTGCTATAAAAAAAACATTTTGGATAAAAATTATTCAACGCACTTGGAGAAGTGTGTTGAATAAGAGACGAATCATAAAGAAAAGCCTTGCTGGATTAAGACATAGAGAGCTGACTGGTAGATGGACTCATATGCCGAGGTTACAAGGCTTATTAACGAGATGATGTTCTTCTACTAGATCTACGGCTACTTCTTCTGCTACTGCTTCTAGGTGTAGTAATAGAAGTTCTGCGAGTATTCTTTCTATATTTATAACCACCTTTTTGTTTTCTTTTACTCTTTTTCGCACGTTTTTTATGTCTTCTTGTTTTTCTGCCTCCTGTCGGGCTAAAAACAAAAAGATTAAGCTCGTCAGCAAGTTGAATCCTTAGAGGTTCCTCCAATTTATTTATAAATGTTTGAATTGAGCTAATATCATCATTTTCAAGTGATTTATCTAAATTAATATTTTTATAATCATCCATTATTGGCTCCCACTCCGGATGCACAAGTTTCAGCATTATTAATGCTTCATATAATTCATTATTAGTATAATATTTACCTTGTATATTTATATTTCCTTTTTTATAATTGTCTGGAATTGTGTCAGGATATTCTCCTGATGCAAGAGCTCCTGATGCAAGAGCTCCTGATGGACGAGGTCCTGATGCAAGAGCTCCTGATGCAAGAGCTCCTGATGGACGAATTTCTGCTGATAAAGGAGTTAGCTGAATTTGTAATTCTGTAATTAATAATTGGATTTCTTTTACTTGGTCTTGAGTTGGTTGCTTTATAGTTGTAAAGATTTCTATTCTTTCACTAGCCTGATCCATCAAATTAATAGCGCTTTGTAGTTGCAATTCTAGTTCTCTTGATGTATTGGATAAATTTAAAATATCTGCATTACTTTTCGTTGCTTGTTGTGTTAATGTAACTACTTGTCTTTTTTCAGCTTCTATTTCTGTATTCAACTTTTGTAATTCTTCATCCCACTCCAAATTTTTTGCTATAAAGTTTCTATTGGAATTTTCAAGCTCCGTTTGAATCTTTATTATTTCATTCCTTAGTTGTTCTCTATCAGCATTTGATAAATCTCCCTGAGTTTGTTGTTCATTTATCAATCTCTGTAATTCTACTTTTAATCTTTCCTGTTCGGCTAAAAAAATAGTTTCTGCTGTTGTTTTTTCTTCTCTTGTTGTTTTCAATTCTGTTATGTTTGCTTTTAATTGTTCATCGATCTCTACTATTTTTTGTTGAAATTCAGCTTTCTCAAGATAGAGTCTTCTTTTTTCCTCATCATTATCCTTCAGTTGCTGACTATTTTTTTCTATTAAATTTGTAATCGACTTAAATATACCGCTTAACTCGTCTTTAATTGTTCTTAATGATCGTGGTAATTCTGTATAATAGCCAATAGCGTCTGCGTTCGTATCTAATGCTGTTTGAAGTCTATCAAATGAGTCTTTAAAATTGTTTGCCATATTAATATAATATATAAATATTATATTCATAATTTAAAGTTTAATATTAAACCAAATACTTTAATTTGTATTACTGATAATTTCTGCTAAACCTTTTTTAATAGATCCAATTTCGGACATTATTTTTTCTTGTTCCGCCTTAGCATCCTTAATGTTGTATTTACTCATTTGATTGGTTGTATTCAAATCTTGCACATATTTGTTCAAAAGTTCAAGCGCCTGAATTTGTTCGCGCTTTTGTTGAGCAATATAATCGTAATATTTGGCATAATCGCTCTTGACAACTTCTAAAAATTCATTTTGTTTTGATGCTTTTTTTAAGTATTTTTGTTTCTGGAGCAACATATCTCTCTTTTGTTCAATTAATTGCTGCATATATAAAAATTGTTGATCTTTTTGCATAATGTTTGGTTGTTCGTAGATAGCTGGTTGTTCGTAGATAGCTGGTTGTTCGTAGATAGCTGGTTGTTCGTAGATAGCTGGTTGTTCGTAGATAGCTGGTTGTTCGTAGATAGCTGGTTGTTTGTAGATATGCGGTTTTTCTAAAGTAATTACAAAATCTTGATGACAAGGTAGATCCATTGATAAAATATTATGCTATTATATTTTAAAATCAAAACTTTATAAACTCTATTAAACAAATTTAAAATCTTCCCTTTATATTATTTAGGATGTCCAGAGAACCATTATTAGCACCAGACGATAATCGCTTTGTCATGTTTCCAATCAAGCACGATGACATATGGCAAATGTATAAGAAGCAAGTAGATTGTTTTTGGCGCGCGGAGGAAATAGATTTGACCAAGGATCTTGATCATTGGAACACCCTAAATGCTGACGAGCGATATTTCGTTTCCATGATTTTGGCGTTTTTTGCTGCGAGCGACGGAATTGTGTTGGAAAACTTGGCTTCTCGTTTCATGACCGAAGTGCAGGTTTCTGAAGCGAGAGCATTTTATGGTTTCCAGATTGCAATGGAAAATATCCATAGTCATACTTATTCTTTATTAATTGAAACCTATATAAAAGACCAGACAGAAAAGCACAAGCTCTTTAATGCTATTGAAAATTTCCCATGCATTAAAAAGAAATCAGATTGGGCGCAAAAATGGATGAATGATAACCGCAGTTCATTCGCCACCCGTTTGGTCGCCTTTGCATGTGTCGAGGGGATCTTTTTTAGTGGCGCCTTTTGCAGCATTTTTTGGTTAAAAAAGAGGGGTCTGATGCCTGGTCTCACCTTTTCTAACGAATTGATTTCCCGAGACGAGGCACTCCACTGCGAATTTGCAGTGCTTCTTTATTCGAAGTTGATCAAAAAAATGGACAAGGCACGCATTCACGAAATCATTAAGGAGGCAGTCGAAATTGAAACCGAATTTATTTGTGAGGCGTTGCCATGTAAATTGATTGGAATGAATGCCGAATTGATGACGCAATATATTCAATTTGTTGCGGACCGCTTGTGTATTCAATTAGGATACAAGAAGATCTATAATGCAGCGAATTGTTTCTCTTGGATGGAGACCATATCGCTACAATCAAAAACAAATTTTTTTGAAAAACGTGTGAGCGATTATGCTCTTGCAAACAAATCAAACGCTGATACAGCTTTTGAATTTTCAGAAGATTTTTAATATAATTAAATTAAATAAACAAATTAAATAAAACAAATTAAATAAACAAATAAAATAAAATAATAGTATATATGCCATATACTATTACAAACTATACATATAAACAAGCCAAAAAACTGGGCGTCGAAGTGAAACCATCTACCAACAAAACAAAAAAAATAGATGTGTATAAGAGAGGTCACAAAATAGCTAGTGTAGGAGCATATGGCATGAACGATTTCCCTACTTATATTAAAAAGAGAGGACTCAAATATGCAAAAACTAGAAGGAGGTTATATAAAATGCGTCACGAAAAGGACAGACACCAAAAAGGGAGTCGTGGTTATTATGCCGATAAATTATTATGGTAAGAATTAAATATTAACAAATTTAATTTTATCATAATCCAGCTTCTCTCTTTTGTTCTTGTTCATCGCCGATATTTTACCCAAGAATTGAGGAAATTTAATAAGACCTTTCTTATTACATTTTAAAGTCGCTCTAATACAATTCGATGCAACATATGGACTCAATTCAAAGTTAAACTCCGCGTCCATGACATCTGCGTCAGACAATGAGGACGCTGATTCATCCAAATAATCCAGATTCTTCGGGAAATACTTGTCATCTTGCGCGGCTTTCTCCGTTTCCTTTGCACCCATGGTGCAGCCAATATAATTCTCTTGAATGAGCAAAGGATGGATATCATGTGCCAACCAATAGGTCGCGTATTTGTCGGCAAATGTGGAATCCATATTGAACAAACGACCTGTTGTGTCAAATATATTGGCACTTTGAATATCCTTTGTTGTGTCGACACTTTTGAGACCTAATTGAAGCGAATTTAATATAAATCGTATATCACCATTAGCCTGCTCTATTAATTTATCAACAACGGATTTTTTGATTTTAATATTTTCATTTGTAACTACTTTATAAACCAATTCATATACGTGGGCATATGTTGGCTTGGACAACTTGATATCGAAACAATGCGTTAATAAGGGTTTTATTTGTTGTGAAAACCTGTCGTCACAAATGCAAATAATTGGTATTTCTGTTTCCTTTATACACTCGATTAAAGCGCTAATAAAACCATAATCTATAGAATCAATATCGCTAACTACCAAGACATTTTCATTATCATCGAGTGTTTTCTTAATATGTAGGAGTGGTTTGATGGATGTTTGTATATTTTCTCTGGACCTCTCATCGTCAGGCGTCAAATGAATGGCGTGGTAAGAATGTTTCTTTAAAATCAACTCGACAAGCAGTGACTTTCCTTGTCCATTGAGACCGGATATTAGCGCGCATCTATTTTTCTTACTAGCTGGGTCCCAAGTAAGAAGCCACTTGATAAAAGGTTGTATGACTTTTGAATTTCCGACAAAATCGGCTAATTTAGTAGGTCTATATTTGGTAGTAAACATGATAAATTGTATCTTTAATAAAAAGATATAATTTTTATTCATTTTTATTCATTTTTATTTAAATATAAAAAATAGTAACAATTATAAAAATGATTACATGCAATTTGATGGGTGGTCTAGGAAACCAATTATTTCAAATATTTGCAACTATTTCATATGCAATAAAGAGCAAAAACCGATTTAATTTTCTAAATTTGGAAACATTGGGTGGCGGGTCAACAACAATTCGTTATACCTTTTGGAATACTTTTCTATCGAATTTGAAACCATTTTTAATAAAGGACTTGCCTCATGATATTCAAGTGATTCGAGAGAATGGATTCCCTTACAATGAATTACCCGTTCATCAAATGTATAATAGAAATATTATTATTAACGGCTATTTTCAAAGCTACAAATATTTTCAAGACCATTATGAGGTCATATGTAGAATGCTCGGTCTTGGAAAAAAGAAGGATGAAGTGCTTTTAAAGCTAGGTCTATCCAATGATACATTATCAAACGCGATTAGTATGCATTTCCGTATTGGTGATTATAAGAAAATACAAGAATATCATCCGTTAGCCACATATCAGTACTACGAAAGAGCTCTTAATTATATTAGAGAGAAGAAACCAGACCAACATTTTACAATTTATTATTTCTGTGAAGAACCTGATATTGAGGATGTTTTGTCAATGATTCAAAAGTTGGAATCCATTTTTTCTGAATACAAGTTCGAGAGAGGAAATAATGAGCTTGCTGATTGGGAACAAATGCTTCTCATGAGCTGCTGCCATCATAATATTATTGCAAATAGCTCATTTAGTTGGTGGGCAGCTTATTTCAATTTATGTAAAGACAAGATTGTATGTTATCCTTCAGTATGGTTTGGACCATCAGCAAATAATGATACGAGAGATTTACCTGTAATTAGCTGGACTAAAATTGACATTTAGCAAGGCCATTTATAATACTCAAAGTAAATTTTTATTTATTGAAATTGGTAAGCCATGCCCAAATAAAATCATATATGCCAATATAAACGCAGCCAGTAAAATACTTCGGTCTTCAGCAACAATTTGATTTTGACCAAGTATATAAATCATAAATAGGTATAATAAAACACCGATTATTACAGAATGTAACACCATCATTCGCCCGTTTTCCATTTATATATATATATTATATTATTTATATAAATGAGTGTTAAATTTGTCTAAAAGTTGAAATTAGTATTGGCTCTTTAATACTTCTACATTATGATGTCCCTTTGCATTAAATGCAGAAGCAGCATGTATGCGATGTTTCACTAATATTGCCTCGCAATTAAAAAATTTGCAACCCTTCTTTCTTAAACGTAGCCACAAATCGTAATCTTCGACACCATCCCATTTACTATCCCAATAACACAAGTTTTTTCTTATAATAGAACTGGAATTGATAATAGGGTTACAGAGTTTAAAATCAACATGACTAATATCACCGACAGGAATGGGTGGAACTATACCTGATCTATCACCAATCCAAACACAATTGCTGCCAATAACATCATAATGACCTAACATTTGTGATTGCATATCTAGTTTTTCATCATACCATATATCATCGACATCGAGTAGTGCGATGTAATCGTATTTACACAAGATTATCATGTTATTTAAAGCGTTAGATTTTCCTCGAATGGTATGTAAATCATAAACACGGATTTTATTACTAGTGCTTTCATAAGCTTTTGCTAAAAGATATACATCAGATTCAGCAGGGTGACCATTGACACCAATAATGAGCTCCCATTTGTCGTAATTTTGTCGCAAAATAGAGCTGACAGATTCATCAATAAATTCGATTCCATTATAAATAGGCATCAGTATGCTAATCATTCCACCTTTATCTACCTTTAGAAAAGGTAAAACCCAAATATACTTAAGTAGAACAAAAAAATTAAATAAATTTATATTTATTTAATTATATTATCCACCTTTTGGCTCCACCTTTTCCCAAAGGGACTGGCGTTGCTAAAGGTGGAAGCGTTGAAACATAAACCAATTGTCCAATCCTTGTCTGTTCTCTCTAAATAAAGTGAAAGAATCCAATTGAGAGAGAATACAATCGACCAAAATAATCTGATCATCTTTCACTAAATATCCATGCTTAAAATATGTCTGCAGTTTGCTGTCAAAAGTTGATGACCACCAGTCGATCTTATCCTTGTGTAAAAAGAAGAATCCTCCAGCAATAGAATTTTGATCAGCAGGTATTTCTTGTACAGGCAAACCATGTTCGTTTTTGTTATTCACAATTTGATGTAAATAATTCATATAACCATCATCATTGTTTATGCAAGCATAGCCTACTTTGTCCTTGTTGTTTTCAAGAATCTGCAAGTTGTTACCCCAATTTGTCAACTTACTTGTATGTAAATCATCGGGTCTATTTCTAAAATAACCAATATCACACCATCCGTAAAATGGAGTATCAAAATAGTTTCTCTCTATTGTGTCTTTTACAAAGTTTATTTTTTCAGCCCATAACATATTGAGCTCCCAACAAGACCTATCATTTAATAAATAATTTTTATCATGATTTTTTATCCAAGAATCTTTGTATTTATAATTATGAAATTGTTCTAAAGGTTTAATAATCACTTTAATTCTGGGATTATTTTGGGTATTAATATACTTGGCACTATTTTCATCAGTATAAATGACCAAGTTAAATTGATTAACAATGGATATTAAATTATTCATCCATTCAACATATATACTTGGGTCGAACTTGGATTTAATAATATAAAAACAACTGGAAAAAGTAATTGACATATAATCCACTTTTAAAAAAAGTGGAGCAAAATACTTCACTTTTTTCTAAGTTATTTGAATATTAATTTGGCTCCACCTTTTCTAAAGGTGGACGGATATAGAATGCATCGCCCCATCTAAAATCACCACACCATTTTGTCTCCACTCTTTCTAGTCCAAATTGCCCTAAATAGGTATCCAACTCTGAAACAAGTGCGCAATCCTTGTATACATAATCTGAATTTACTTCTACATATAAATAATCCACCTTGGGTAAATAGTGTTCCATTCCCTTAAGTGCTTTCAATTCGGCACCCTGAATGTCAAAATTCAAAAAATTGTATTCAATAGGATACTTGCAAATAATATCCTTTAATATTTGTGTCTCTCCTTCAAAACAGGTAACATATTTGACATCTGGATGAAAAGTAGAATGTAGACCAAAATCTAACATTGAAGAAGACTGCCCATTATTAGATACATTAAATCGAACTTTTTCAACGACATCCGATACAATAGCATTTTCAATCAAAACACCTGGATATTTTTGCTTACAAAACTCTACTTTTCCAGGTAATGCATCTACCCATAACATCTTATCCATGGGCAAATAGCGTAAGTAATCATTCAATTCTTCACATTCATGGGCTCCAACGTGTAAAATACCCTTAAACTGGATATTATATTTTTCAACTAATTCATGAAGAGGAATAAGCATTTAATATTATTTGACTATATTTTTTAAATGGTTTCTAAACTAAATTATTATATCTTGAATATACTTGATTATTAAAATCCCTATACATTTCTGAAGTTTGCGTATAAATACTGCCACTATGAACAACATGGTCATATTCTAAATTAGGAACAACGTGCATATGTAAATCTAATTGTTCAAATAATAGTGTATTAAAATAAATAACATCACATGCACTTGATTTTTTTATATTTTCTAATTCATTTTGCAAATTTAAATTATTTATTAAATATTTATTTATTACATAATTTCCTGTGTTCATTAAAACTTCGCTAACAATATTATTATGTGTTTTTAGTTGTTGCTCTTTTACTAAATTGTTTGCAAAATCACCTCTTTTATAAATAAAACCTGATAAATGCGAATAATTAAAATTTGGATTTGCTCTACATGGTGCTAATATAATATTTTTTTGGTCTTTAATGTTATTTTCAATATAATCTTTTGCTATAGAAAAATAATTTTTATAAGCAAAATTATCAGAGTCCATCAATACTATCCATTCATTATTAGCTAATGAACATACTTTTATCTTATTTAAAAAAGGTCCTAACCTTGTTTCATTTTTATGTAATTTTAGTTTTTCATTTTCTCCATATATATTTCTAATCTTGTCAATATCATTTCCATTTTCATCTGTGATTATTATTTCTGAAATAAATTCATTGGATAAATATTTTCCTAAATAACTATGTAAAAAGTTATCAAATCTATCCATTGTTGGTATGCATAAGCTAAACATTTAACCTAATATAATATTAATATTATATTATATTATATTTAACCTAATATAATATAATATTAATATTATTTAATATAATACTAGAAATATATACAAGAGATTACTCATTACATAGGAGATAAAAATATCAGTTATTATTGAACATAATGACACTATTACTGATTATTATATTATGAAAGAAAGCAAATAAAGAGTTTTTATAACCATTATAGTAATCATTTTCATTATCATAAACATATGTAGATTCACCAACACCAACTGGAATATAGTTAGCTAAAATAAAGTTTTTTCTTGGAATAAATGTAACTATTTATTCATGTGGAATAGAAAAAGTAATTAGAAATATATTTTCATTTACCATAATATAATATATTATAGAAATACTTTAAGTAAATTACAAATTATTTATTTTAGTAAAATTAATAAATTAAAATATTTGTATTGTTATAAATGAACAATACAAATAAAAATATTAAGTATTACTTAATACATGGTCTAGATTTAGAAAGAAAAAAAACAATGCTTAAAGAATTTAATAAATGGGGATTTGATTTGAACAATATTAAATGGATGGAACATCCGAATAAAGATGAAATAACTGATGAATTATTAGATAGTTTAATAATAAATACATATTCTTATTCATCTGGCTTATTTATTCCTCCAGAAAGAATAAGAAATTTAAAAGGATGTATATGTTGTACATATAAGCATTATTTATCTTTGAAAGATATTGTTGAAAATGATTATGATTATGGAGTAATTATTGAAGATAATATTTGTTTTAAAGGGAAAATACCCGAGTTAGTTAATACATACATAAAACAATTGGATGAAGTATATGGTGAATGGGATATATTATTTGATGGAGCTTGGACAAACTATATTGAGGGACCCATAAAATCTGGTTTATTAGTTTATCCAAAAACGAATGAAATAACAAATCAATGTCATGGAGGAACTAAAGCGGCCACATTTTATTTAATAAAAAAAGAGTGTGCAAAAAAATTAATTGAACATTATATACCATTTAATAATTCTCCAGATTGGTGGATGAATGATCTTTTTAGAAAATTAAATATTAAAAGTTTTTGGGTCGAACCATCTTTTGTATATGTACAACCAAATCATATTTCAACAACAAAAATATAAAATACGTTTAATATAAAAAATTTAATTATTATTATTATTTATAAATGGAATTTGATGCAACTATTTCAACCGAGTTATGTGAACTAATGGGAAAATATGGAAGTGACAAAGGTAATGAAAATTTAAAAATATCACCACATAATTATAGTACATTATATTATAAATTATTTTTTAAAAGAAAACATGAAAAATTAAGAATATTTGAATTAGGTCTAGGAACTAATAATGTAAATCTTCCCTCTAATATGGGCGCGAATGGAAAACCTGGTGCATCATTAAAAGCTTGGTCTGATTTTTTTCCAAACTCTCTAATTTTTGGAGCAGATATTGATAGAGATATTCTTTTTAATACAGAAAGAATTAAAACATTTTATTGTGATCAGTTAAATAAAACAGATATATCCAATTTATGGAGCAATCCAGAATTAAATGAAAATTTTGATATTATAATTGAAGATGGTCTACATACACCTGAAGCAAATATATTTTTTTTTGAAAATAGTATCCACAAAGTTAAAAAAGGTGGCTATTATATTATTGAGGACATATATATTGATACTTCTATTTTTGAAAATATTATTGAAACTAAATGGAAAAATGTATATCCTCATTTAGAATTTCAAATTATTAAACTACCTATATTAGAAAGTTGTAGTAAAACAGCAAATAATATTGTTCTAATTCATTATAAAATATAAAATATAAAATTATAAATTTTATATCCAATTCCTTGCAAAATACGTAGAGATATTAAATATATTGAATATCAGAACCTGATGTAAAATGCGTAAAATAATTTTTTTCTATATAGTCATGAACTAATGATTTTCTATCATTATTAGACAAACTATAAAAATTAGGATGATAAATTTCACGCCAAAAAAACCATATTCTATTAAATTTTTCATCCAACCAATAAATTAAATCATTATCAATCAAAAAAGATGATAATATTGATTGATCGTCTTGATGATATTTCATATAGTTAGAAATATTATTATTATACAATTGTTCAAACATCTCTCCATGATACTTTGGTTGATAAATAACAAGACCTCCATTTATGTGATCATTGTATTCTTTATTCTCTCCCGATAGAGCATACCATTCTTTTCCGGTTTTTTCCCATCCCATTCTAACTTGTATTTGCTCTCTCAACTCATAATTACCTAAATATTTTCTTTCATTTACAGCGGCTACTTTACCTGTTGGTATTTCATTAAAAGGTAAAGATGGTGCATTTTGATCAATAAATATATCAGAATCGAGTGATACTACAAAATCATAATCTTTAAATTTATTTGGTATTAATAGTCTCTGCCAATAAAATTTTTTTTTATCCATATATTCTTCATTTTTTATTAAAGAATTAAGAATTATTAGTTCATAATTATATTTTTCACAATATGACTCTACAGATGATTTAAAACTTTCATTAAATTTTTTAATATAATTATCACCAATAACAAATATAACTATTGCAACCTTCATATTTATATAATTCTAAAATATTTTAAATTATAAATGAAAATTTATAATAATCTCAAATTTTCTAAATATTCATGCAACTCTTTCTTAGTTAATGTATTTATTTTACTATTATAATCAGTTAATGTTTCTTCATTTATTTCTTTGTTAAAATTAAAAATAGATTTTATATGTGTATATTCACCTATCTTATTAATTCGTGCAGATTGTGATTTATTAATTAATGATTCTAATAATTTTTCACCTGGTTTAATTCCAATATTTTTAATAGGTTTTTTATAAATTTCAGAGAATAATTCAATTAAATCTTTTACTTTCAATGATATTAATTTTGGAACAATAGTATCGCCAGTTTCACTATTTAACAATGCATGTTCTATTAAATTAACACTTTGTTCTAATGTCATTACAAATCGTGTCATATTTTCATTTGTTAATGTAAAAAAACTTTTATTTTCATCTTTGCCAATTGTATGAAGTAAAGGAATAATACTTCCTCTAGAGTTTAATACATTACCATAACGTATATTTACAAACTTAAATTCTTTAACATAATAAGATTTTTCAACAATTAAAGTTTCAGATAATGCTTTACACATACCATATACATTAATTGGACTACATGCTTTATCGCTACTAACAAATAATATAGTTTCTAAAAATCCAATTAAATTATTTTTATATAGTTCAATTGTATCTAAAATATTCTTAATTCCAAGTAAATTTGTATTCAAACTTTGGTCAGTATTATATTCACATTGATCAATATGTTTCATTGCTGAAGCAATTATAATTATATTCGGTTGAATCCTTAAAATAGTTTCTTCAATTTTACTTTTGTTAATAATATCTCCTATAATAAAATTTAAATTTTTATTGTTGTTAAAATCTAATTTCATATTCCAATGTTTACATTCATCTCTTGAATAATTATAAATTGAATTTTTTTCTATGTATCTTTTAACAATTTCATAACCTAGTGAACCAGTTCCTCCAAATAAAAGTATTGTTTTATTTTCCATGATTTAAATTACTTTAAATATATAATTTTAAGTTATTTAAATTTTAAAATATATTATAAACCAGGATTTTATAACGATTTTTATAAAGACCATTTTTAATTAAACAAAAGTAATTTGAATTAAAAATTATAACTATACATGCAAATCCAGGATTAACCATAATTCAAAAATAAATACTTACAAAATTAAATAGGTTAAAAAATAAAAATAAATACTTACAAAATTAAATAGGTTAAAAAATAAAAATAAATACTTACAAAAATAAATAGGTTAAAAAATAAAAATAAATACTTACAAAATTAAATAGTTTAAAAAAATAAAAATAAATAATAAAATATAATGAAAATTTTATTATTTGGTTCAACCGGAATGTTAGGCAACTACGTATTTAATATTTTAAAAATTAATTATGATGTTATTTGTATTACAAGAACAGAATACGATATTGTTAATGATGAATGGGATAAATTAAAAAATATTTTTGAAAATAATTTAAATGAAAATGATATAATTATTAATTGTGCTGGTATAATACCACAAAAATACAATGATGAAAATATTAGAACATATATTAAAGTGAACTCTATATTTCCGCATAAATTAAATGAATTTGCAAAATTATATAATATAAAATTTATTCATATTACAACTGATTGTGTTTATGATGGAGCTAATGAAAACTATATAGTAGGTGACCTTCATAGTGCAAAAAATATTTATGGAATATCAAAATCTCTTGGAGAACCTCACGAAGCTACAGTTATTAGAACATCAATTATAGGAGAAGAATTATCTGGTAAAAAATCACTTATTGAATGGGTTAAAAGCAATAAAAATGGAAAAATAAATGGTTTTATAAATCATTTATGGAATGGTGTTACTTGTCTTACTCTAGCAAAAATAATAAAACTAATAATCAACGAAAATTTATTTTGGAATGGAGTTAAACATATTCATTCACCAAATATAGTAACTAAATATGATTTATGCTGTTACGTAAATGAAATTTATAATTTAAATATTGAAATTAATAAATCAGAAGATGTGATAAAAAAAAATATGACACTCTTAGATAAAGAACCAATTTTTAAAATTGATAATATTTATAATCAAATATTTGAACAAAAAAATATATATAATTATATAATGATAAATAGTAATTTATTTTGTTGTCCAAACAAAGATACATATCCGCCATTTAAAAATGGGTTGTATCTTGAAGAGTATTTTCATAACAAATTTATCAGAGATCAACCACCATGTAAAAGAAAATACATTCCAGTTAAGTGGACAAATTTTCAAATTGAAGGTTGGTTTTCATCTAGAAAACAAGAAATGCAATTGGTTCTAGATAATTGGATTAAAAATAATCCATCTGAATACGGATACTTTACAATTGTTCAATATGATGATGGACCTTTACTTTCATTACCTGCAAACACAATAGTTTATGGTGCTTGTTCTGGTAACATACCTATACCTTTAATTTATGAAGATAAAAATAATACACTTGTAAATATACCAAAAAAAACATTTACAGAAAAAAATATACTTTATTCATTTGTTGGAAATATAAATGCTAATCATGTTACTCCAAATGTTAGAGAAATAATGAAAAATGAATTGTCTAATAATTCAAATTTCTTTTTTTATCATTCTGGTGGATGGACACCTGATGTAAGTATTGATTTACAAAAAAAATTTGTGAATATCACAATAGATTCTAAGTTTGCACTAGCTCCAAGAGGATATGGTAGAGGTTCGTTTCGATTTTTTGAATGTTTTCAATTAGGAACTATCCCCGTTTATTTATGGAACGATGAAGAATGGTTACCTTTTAAAACTATTATTGATTATAATAAATTATGTATTTCAATTCATATTTCACAAATTCATGAACTAGAAAATAAACTATTATCTATTAACGAAGAAGAATATAACAAAATGTTTGAATATTATAATAGCATAAAACATCTTTTTGAATTAGAAGGTATGTCGAATCAAATAATACAAGAAAATTTATAAGGCATAAATTAAAATCACAATTAATTTATAAAATAAATATAATATTAAATAAATGCTTTACTATTATACATAATACATATTCTATGATCGATCAGGATTATATCATGCTCATTATGAATTGCAAAAAATATGCAAAAAAGGCCGAATTTCAGAAGATAACTTGGTTACCAAAAGTGCCGGGGTATTTGCGGTTCTACCACGTAATCGGTGACGAATCACTCGATAATGCGTTTAAATTTGACGATAAGGAGCGTATTTTATATGTGAAAGTGGCAGACGATTATAACTCCTTGCCAAAGAAGGTAATTGCCGCTTATGAAGCCGTTTATGAAACGTTTCAATTCAAATACTTATTTAAGACCGATGATGATCAGATTTTGATAAATCCGCGTTTTTTCGACACAATAGTTGGTCTTATATCAAATAAGATACCAAAGACGCATTATGGAGGATATATCGTAGATGTGAAGCAGCCTTATTTATCGGAATATCATCGCATACATCCAGAGTTACCGAAACAGCTGCCATTAATGGTCACCAAATATTGCAGTGGGCGTTTCTATTTTCTCTCTAGGTCGGCTATTACTAACTTGATTGGAAAGAAGGAATTGATTGGAAAAGAGTTTTTAGAAGATTATGCGATAGGTTTCAATTTGGATGCTATATATAAGACTGAAATACTCTCTCTAGCTACTAATAAGTTCTTTACGGATATTGAATTGTCGGATTATTCAACATGGTTGGTAGAAAGAAATATATAATATATATATATATTATATGGATTCACTAACTCCAGAACAAAAAGGAGATTTATATGATCAATGGACTGACATCGTAAAAAAAATAGATGCAGAAGTCATTAACTCAATTTCTGATACGGGTAGTTGGGATTATTATGAAAGAACGAAAATCCAAACCAATAGAGAAAATATGAGAAATTTGAAAAAGGACGAAGCAAAAGAGATTTTTTTAACAGAAAATCGAATTAGTAAGGACGATTTTGATACTATAATAAAATATGGAGCAGAACCAGAGAGCAGAATCAGACAGCAGAATGCTAGGAGAAAGCTAGCAGAATCAGAGAGGAGAGAGCTAGCAGAATCAGAGAGGAGAGAGCTAGAAGAATCAGAGAGCAGAAAGCTAGCAGAATCAGAGAGGATAATGCTATTAGATGATGATGGTATTAACACAGAGTATGATACACTTTTGAAACATTGGGAACCTATTTATATTTTTCATAATTTCTTGGAAGGATATACAAAACCTAGTCAAAGGAGAATAATTTTGCATCATATAGCTAGGGGTGGAAAAATAGACAATGCACCAATAACGGCCTTATTTCCAGGTGAGGGAGGTGGTGTTAAAAAAACTAAAAAAACTAAAAAAACTAAAAAAACTAAAAAACGTATAAACAAAAAAACAAAAAAACGTATAAATAAAAAAACTAAAAACAAAAAGTAACTAAATCCGCTTGTGAAATGTGGATCAAAAGGTAAAATTTTTCAAAGTTGGTGTCATTGTTGATGGTTTGACTCCATCTTTCTTAAATATTGAAAAATAAGCCGCCTTATCAATGTCCAACATGGCCGTCGCATAATTGGTGGGCCGTTTTTCAATATCACTATAATCTTCTCTCTGTGTTACTGAAAGAGGAATAATTAAATACCAGTTATCCCTCTTTTGTAACTGAAACCAATACTTGTCAATCGCATATAATACACGTTGACTTGGATTTTCAATAAGTTTTCTAATTCCCACTCTAAAATTTTCAATGAGAGTGTCAAAATAATGGCCATTCACTAAATAACCAGTGGTAGTTTGACAACTACCGACTTTAATACACGTATCATCAATGGGTTGATAAGGTGGTACATTATTTCCACCAACTAGAACGACATCCCATGTGTTGTGTGTAGAGAGAAATTTGGATAATTGACTTTTAAATAATTCAGGTTTTAAGAATTTAATATCGTCTTCTAGAATCAGCAAATGTGTCCAACCTGCTGCTTTTGCAGTTTCAAGACATTTTAAATGACTCATACTACAACCTAATGCACCATTTGGCAGCTTAATTGCATTAAATCTATCTACGTGTATTCCGAGTTGTTGCATTTGTGATTCAACATGTTGTTTTCTATCTGGCCTAGAAGATAAATTAATATATAATGCATGTTTTATATCTGAAATAGAATTCATAATTTACTATATTATTAAATTATGAATATTTAAATATAAATATTATAAATACATAATAATATATTTAATTGTATGTGTTTATAATTATAAGTTATTTGTGTTAATTTATTTTATAATATAATTTATTTTATAATATAATTATAGTATGAATTATCAAAAAAGAGAAATTCGACATTCATTTTTTAAAAATATGTTTGATAGTGCAAAACCTAAATCAAATAATTCAAAACATAAGATAAATACTAAGACAAATACAAATACAAATACTAATACAAATACTAATACAAATACTAATACAAATACTAATACAAATACTAATACAAATACTAATACAAATACTAATACTAATACTAATACAAATACTAATACAAATACTAATACTATTGCAAATACTATTGCAAATACTATTGCAAATACTATTGCAAATACTAATGTAAATACTATTTCAAATACTATTGCAAATACTAATACTAATACAAATACTATAAGAAGTTTAGAATACAATCAAATAAAAAGCGGTTTTTATTTTTGGGAATATGACAGCGACCCTGCTACATGGGTTTCAATTTTGATACCCAGCTATAATACAAAACAAGAGTATTTGGTTGAATGTATGACTTCTATTAAAGAACAAGTTGGGAATTTTGGAATAGAACTTATATGGATTGATGATTGTTCTACAGATGAAAATACGTACCAATTGGTAAATTTATTACACACCATATTCGAGTCATTAAATCATATCAAAGTTGTATATAAAAAAAACAAAATTAATCGAGGAATTAGTTTTTCTTTGCATCAAGGTGTGGTCGCTTGTTCAAATGAAATTGTGATTCGAATGGATTCTGATGATATCATGTTGAATACTCGCATACAGAAACAGATCAAATTTATGGAAAACAACCCATCTGCAGTAATATGCGGGACAAATATTATTTGTTTTAATAATGAGAATGGTATAAAAAATGAAATAGATCGTTCATCTCATAAACAAGTTTTGACATGGCAAGAATATAAAGAAACTCCTACAGATTGGTTTTTAAATCATCCGACATTGTGCTTCAGAAAAACGGCGATTTTAAATACAGGCAATTATAGAAAGAATTTCAAGGTTGCTTTTGAAGATTTAGAGTTGGAATTACGTGTTTTAAAAAAGTTTGGCGTCGTCTATAATATAGATGAATGTTTGCTTCTTTATAGGCGTCATCCAAGTCAAATTACAAGTTCTATTCAAGATATTGAATTAAATAATTTATTAAAAACCGCATATATTCAAAAAATGGTAGAAGAATAATTTTATTCTCTCATAATAAAAATATACATATGACGGAGCCTTTAGATAAGAAATTTATTGCAAATCAAATCAAAAATATTTTATTAGAAGATGTAGATAGAGAGATGAATCAACTGATGAATATTGGAAAGGGTGCATGCAATGTTGGTCCCAGGTCTCGCATAGGGAATAATGTGATTGATTATTTTACTTTTACACAGCGTCTAGAAACCAAGGGCAAATATAATGCGAGTTTTTTCGATTTTTTACAAAATTTAGACACGTTTAAAAATAAAAAATTCATACAAACGATGCTAACCTATTATGCTGAAGTGAAAAACAAGAATGGTCAAAAAAATGAATTTATCGTATTGAAAGAGGTCTATAATATTTGCATAAGCGCCATCAATATTATGAGACCACTCAACTGCATGGAAATTTATGTTAAGTATAACGGCACAAGAGTGTTAAATTTTTGTGCCGGTTGGGGTGGGTCTTTAATCGCCGCGGCGGCTCTCAATTTGGACACTTATTATGGTGTGGAAATTAATAAAGATTTGAAAGAACCATATAACAATATGGTCGCATACTTGGCCACCAAATCGGAAACCAAAATAGATATTCGTATTGAAGATGCTTTATGCGTCGATTATGCGACAATGGATTATGACTTGGTGTTTGCATCGCCACCTTATTATAGTTTGGAAAAATATCCACACAATGCGATATACGATTCAAAGCGAGATATGGACGACAAATTTTATAAGCCGCTGTTTTTGGCAACATATAATGGTCTACAAATAGGAGGACATTATATTATTAATGTTTGCAAAGAGGTATATGAGAAAGTGCTAACAGAATTGTTAGGACCAGCTCACGAATCATTCCCTTTGAAGAAATCCAAAAGACAAAATGAGTATACAGAAATGGTGTATGTATATAAGAAAAATAAATATTAATAAGTTCCACCCATGCCTATACGAGCAGAAATCTGAGCTCTAGGTCTGGCGCCTATATATGCTGCATATTGTGGTGAGTATATATTGGGAGGTTGTTGTCTATTAGATGGAGGATTATTAGATGGAGGTCTATTAGATGGAGGTCTATTAGATGGAGGTCTATTAGATGGAGGTCTATTAGATGGAGGTCTATTAGATGGAGGATAATACATTTGTTGTGACTCAGATCTCACTGCATTTTTATTAAACGAATCTTCATTCACCTCTTGCTGTTTATCTCGCGCAATTTGCTGCAGCAAAGTTTGCGGCACTTGTTTTCCCATAGACATCAAATATTTCACGACATTTTCCCTCTTCTCTCTATTTGTCGGATAATAAGGAATATTTGTCCAATCATTTGTTGTAACAACACTCTTATTGGTCTCATGAATCTTGTCTGGATGAATAATTTTTCGTTTTGGTTCTCTCAAATCATAAGTATAATACTCTTCCGATCCAAATGGTACATGCGTCAAAAAGGTCGCAATATTTACATACATAATTTTTGAATTGTGTACTGCAAATATATTGTCACTAGGATTTTCCGATTTTTCGTCTATAGTATATTGCATATGACTAATAGTACGGAGACCATCGTAACCATCATCGTGTTCACCTCTCCATGGATCCTTCTTGGAAATGATTCGAGAGATTCCATCAAAAAGTTGTAAAATCTCTGGACTTCCAATGTTATAAAATACACTTCTGTCAATTTGTAAACCGACTGCTTCACAACGTTTTTGCAGTGCATTGTCTTCCATTCCCCATCCCCAAAAACATGGGAAGCCATTCGTCTTCTCAAAATCGGCGCCTTTCATTACAACAATGCCACCTAGTGCGTATTTGAATCCGTAGAAATGCTTAATTATACCATGCTGTGTATTGTAATCGAAAATTTTATTGAAAGGAATGGTGTCTACGTCATTAAAAATAAAAGTAATATCCTTGTAATCATTTGGGTATTTATTTCGGGCGGCAATGAAGCCGATGTTTTTTGTAGCACCTCTGTTAAAAGTCCTGGCATCGCATTGATGAGAAAAATATATTTCATAATCATCGTCGTCTTCAAGAATAAAACTCATGTATTTGCTAAAAAAGAATTTATGTTGAATGCGATTTCTATAAGGGACAATAAAAATACGTTTAGGGATTTTTGTTGGAACTTCGTTTTCCATTTATAGATGTTTATTTTTTATTTTTATATTTATAACATATTCATTTTTTAAAATTATATATTATATTTTTTTAAAATGGCAGCAGGTATAATCTGGTCATCTTTTGCAATCTTTTCCAACTTCTTATAACACTTATTAATGGTCACTTCACTCGTCTCACTCACATTTTTAACATCTCGTTTGCTAATATTTAACTTGCAAATCTGCGAAATATAATACACCACTCCTGCAGCAATAGATGGCGGAGTATTTTCCGGCATCACATCCATCTTCTCAATCTTCATTGAGACAAACTGACACAACTTTGTTAGTTCATGATTGATATTCAATTTGCTGCAATAACGCTCTATAAAGGCTTCTGGTTTCGTCTTGCCAAAGTTTGTCTTCTCCTTATGGTCCATATCTTTCTCTAAATTGTTAATAATAGCTAGCGCATTTTTACACCCCTTGGTTGCACTAGTTGCATCCAAACAGAATATCGATGCGATTTCCTTGGCAGTTCGCGGATAATTATTTACCCTACATGCGATGTAGATGGACGCCGCAATAATACCATCTCTGTTGTCGCCCCTAAATGTCATGTTGCATTCCGATATTTTCTTATGATATACAATCGCGTCATCAATAATCATCTTTGGAATACCGGCATTTTGCGCCATATTTGTAATGATTTGAAATTCGTCATATTGTGATTTCTCCTTATATGGCATTGATTGCCACTCTGTATATCGTCTAATTTTTCGCATCTCATATGACATAGGACCAATGCACAAAACTTTACAACCATAAGAAGACTCTCGGAGTAGTGGATTTATTGGCATACCACACCTGGTAGGGTCAGAACTCTGGTTATCATCTGCACCATAGTAGCGCCATTCAGCAGACTGGTCAACTAAATCTTTATAAATAATTCCACATTTTGAATTTGTGCATGTTAGAAACCCTTCTTCTGAAAATGCTAAAATACTTTCACATCGCTCACACATTTCTCGATTTCCAGAACCATACATACATTCTAATGGAACCTTTTGCTTATCGGGATTTTCGATTTGTGTATCAAATATATTCCATAGTTCAGTCTTATTTATTTGTGTGTTCTTTCGTTTTTGACTTTTGTCCTTGCTCATAGATGTAATATCTTTTCATTAGATAAAATATTTTTAATTCAATTTTATTTATATTATTTTTCATATATTTTTTTAAAAGGGTATAGTATATGGGAAATACACCTTCAACAGCTAATAAATCGGCTGAATCAGAATTTAAAAACTTTTATGATGTTATTGATTATGTGGCTACGTATTACATATTGACAATGGATTTCAAGAGTTTAAGCAAACTTTCTGAAAAGGAATATTGTGATAAATTGATTATTTTAACTGCCGACATTATCGAAAAACATTTCAAAGAACATGAAATTACATATCTTGAGCAAAGGATTAGGGATGGATTAGAGGTGAATAGTCTAAACACTGAACAATTTGTTTTCATTGATAGAGATACATTAAATGATTTAGATATATCTAATGAAACAAAGAAGAGTATTCAGAAAAATATTAAAAAAAATCGTGTATGTATTGGAATTGCAAAATTTTATGTAAAAATTGCCCATGTTTTTGCTGCGATTGTTATGACAATCAATCCTGTGTATACTTATACAGATACTACAAGTGGACTCACTATGAGCAGCAGTTTGTTGGAAAAAGACAAAATTCCTAAAAAAGCCGATAGAAAATTATTTAAATTGAATATATGTGATAATCGCATTCGTGCCCTTAAAAGAGATGAGCTTATTGATGAAGAAACCAAGAGTGTTTATTTAGAGCCTGAAATTTGTGATATTAATGCTGATGAAAATGGAATGTCTAGAACATTAGGTGACGAGCCTGGTATTAATGAGCTTATGCAGCTATATTATGATGAATATGATAGCAAAACTGGAACATTTTCTAAAATGACGACTGAAACCAAAGCATTGTTTGATAGAGATTTAAAGACGTTTTTTACTGCATTTACTGGAGAAGAAACAATTCCGCCTGAAATCACTAGATTTAGTGATATTAAGTTGAGAGATTATGCTAAAACACAACCCAATTGTCTAGGACCTGACCCAAAATTTAGAGCTAGAGTTAAAATTGGCGAAGTAGATGATTTATTTGTTGCATATGCAGATAATTTAAAGAATATGGTTGGAAATGCGGCTGATAATCAGTATAAATTATTAGATATTATTAACCAGTTATTTACTTATAGTATTGACGCAAAAACAGGAAAAAGAGTCATCAGAGTCAATCCATTATTAACAGAAAAAATATTACAGGAAGCAGTAGAAAGAACTAGGAAATATATTATGGAATTGTATATTAAATGTGAAAAAGATTATACACAGGGAGTTAAATTATACACAGCAATTGTGGAGTCAAAAAATGCTGAAATTGTTCCTAGACAAATAGAGTCGTTAACAACCGAATCCGATAAATTGGTACAAAGTGTACAAATTCCTGTTGGAGCTCTTGAACAAGAACAATTTGTTGAACTAGGAAAAGGACAAGATGTTGAAAAAATAGGCTCTTCTGTTGATAACAACCCTTCTTTTAACAACCCTTCTGTTGATAACAACCCTTCTTTTAACAACCCTTCTGTTGATAACTCACAATTTGATGATAATACATTTGGTGAAAATAGTCCTCCAACTATGCCTCCAACTATGCCTCCAACTATGCCTCCAACTATGCCTCCAACTATGCCTCCAACTATGCCTCCAACTATGCCTCCAACTATGCCTGTATTTGAAAAGTCTAATGAATTCGTAATACGACAAGGAGGTAAATTTTCAAAAAAAAAAAATAAAAATAAAAAAAATACTACAAAGAGAAACAAACACTAATTTTTTAACCGAAACATAATTTTTATTCTATATTTGCATCGCTAATTTGTCTTTTTAAATTTAATCTTGTAACAAATATATCTAGTAAAATTAATCCTAAAATATGCAGAATCGGAAACATAATAAACAGAGATAATATAAGCAAGATATAAATTAACGCACCCATAATGTTATTGTGAAGTAATAATATTATGATATTTTCATTTCAATTTTTTTAAATAGATCCAAATAATTTACGAGCATTTGCCAAAGCTTGCTTTCTTAAACTATTTCTAGCAGCAGTGATAGAACCTGTTTTACTTAAGGTATCGTGTGCAGCCTCAATAGCAGTTACCCATTTTTTTTCACTTTTGTTTTTTCCTCCTTTGTTTTTTCCTCCTCGCATTTTTCTAGATTTATTTCTATTAACTCTTGATTTACGATAACGTCTTGTAGACATGTATATATATATATTAAACATTAAATATTTAATTTAATATCTAAATAATAGAATTATATGTTTGCTTAAGCCATGGAAGCGGCAGCAGAAGCAGACTTGGAGGCAGCAGACTGCATGGCCTGTTGAGCGGACCTAGAAGCTTGGGCAGCTCTTTGGGCAGACCTTTGAGCAGACCTTTGAGCAGACCTTTGGGCAGACCTGGAAGAAGATTGGGAAGCAGCCCTGGAAGCAGCCTGTTGAGCTGATCTAGAAGCTTGGGCAGCCTGAGAAGCAGCATGTTGCGCGGACTTAGAAGCAGCTCTAGAAGCAGCCTTGGAAGCCATGCGGGCACGGGCAATAATGCGGTTGCGTGTAATCGCTCTGGAACGGGAACGAGATGAGGAGCGGTTACGAGATGAGCGGTTACGACGTTGAGTTCTATTTGCCATTTATATATATATCTGACAAAAAAATTTTTACGAACGTCTAAATTTTTCTAAATAAAAATATAATTTTAATTACTCCACACAGTATTTGTTGAAGGCCACCACATTTTATCTCCCTTAATAACTTTATAAATTGCCCTAAATACATTGGTTCTTGATAATGGAACATTGCATCTATATTTATCTAAAGGATGTGGATTTGTTTTTAATTGTGCTAATATTGCTTTTTTAGAAATCTTCTGTCTTGATTGAACCGCGAAATATATAAAAAATGCTTCAAATGATATAGACTGAATAGGCAAAATATCTTGGTTCTTCAACTGGAAATCTCTTAAATATTCTTGACATATTGCTAAACCAGAAATATCTGCTAGATCTTCGCCTATACTTGGTTCTGCATCGAAATCTATTCCATCATAAGAAGCAAATACCTCATATTGCTTAATAACATCTTCTTGTATTTTCTTAAATACCAGTTTATCTTTTTCCGTCCACCAATCATGCAATACGCCATTTTCATCATATTTGCTTCCAAAATCATCTAAAGAATGTGACATTTCATGAGCAATTGTAAAACCAATGCGCGACAAATTATATTCTAAACCTCGTTCATCCAAATCTACAAAGGGCTTTTGTATATACCCTAAAGGTATATAAATACCATTTTTAGAAGGTGTATAAGACGCATTGACTACATAAGCTTGAGTGCCTACAAATTTTGGTGGTGTTTGTGACCAATCTATTACGGGAATATCAATGACTGGTTTACCTACTAAACGCAAAGCCATTTGCAACCGCCAACGTGACATCTTGAATAGATTTTCCCATGGTTCATCTATTTTGTATTCTAATAATGGGTCTTCACTTAATAATTCAGGTGAACCTACAATTAATTTAAATTTATGTAGTTTTTCTAAAGCTTTTTCTTTGGTTTTTTTATCCATCCATCCATTGCGTCTAATAATACGTATGAATACAGTTTTCAAATCTTCTGCCAATGTTTTTACATAGTTAATAGATTGAGGATTGTTGTATTTTTCGATGTATTGGTTCGTCAAAAATGTATTAAATAAGAAACCCATTGGAAAAATAGGTCGAATGGATACATCTACTTCTTTTTCTTGTCCTCGCACAAAATCACCTTCAAATTCAAAATAATTTTGCCATCCTTCCTCATTCCATCTACATTGCTGTCTAATATATAAATAAATCCAATATGTTTTCCATTGAGGAGAATTCCATTTTTCCTTTAGCAATTTTGTACCACATAATAAATAGTTTACATTTGATGTTATAAATTCATGTGGAACATCTTTAAACCCTAAATGATGACAAAATGAATTCCAATCAAAACCAAAATGGTGCATAGCTTCCTTTTTTGTGATTAAATTATAATGATTATTGTCTTGAAATTTAATTTTATTACATATGACTGCATTTAATAATTCAAATTCAGTATCAAAAATGTCTTTCACATTGTAGCCATGATTTTCACCTAATGCAATAGTAAACATCCTATTTAAATATTTAAAAAATCGTCGTCTGTATTCTTCTTTATATTTTTTTACTTCTGGTTTATCTTTTTCATCATCAAAATAAACATCAATATCAATAAGAGAGAATTGAGGAGGTTCTAAATAACATTTATATAATTTGGGATTCTTATCATCAGGATTTAATGTCCATACAAATGGAGAACCCCATGATATAATTTCACTACTATTCATTAGTGCCAACATTTGCCATACACCCGATTCGTCTTGTAAAAATAATTCAATCAAATCAACTACACGTTTTGCGGTTGTTCTTGTTTGCTGAATAGTATTATATTTTAAAAAAGAAGTATATGCGGTTTTTATGCATTTTGCTTGCTTGCTCTTTTTTGTAGCTGGACTTGAAATAAAATCTTCAATAATTTTAATAAGTTGTATATATACCTTATGTTGTGTAATTCTAAAGTCATCTACTTGCACTATATATTTTTCTTCTTCTAATACTTGCATTTCACTTATCCATCTGTCATTTATATAAGAATAATAATCCTCATTTGGTTTTATATCAGATGGACTGACTGCTTTTTTTAAATCTGCGATAATTTGTTTTTCTAAATTATAACTGGTCGATAGAATATTTATTTTATTTTTTTTGAATACTTCCTCTACTTTATCTTCAAATGTTTTGAAAGTATTTGCAGAAGTTTTACAAACAATTGCAAGTTGTTCTGGTGTTAATGTAGAAACTGCTTTTATTAATTTAATGTTTTTTTTTCGTGTTTTATTTTGGCTATTCTTTTTTATTTTTTTTTTCTTATGTAACAATTGTATTTTTTTTATTGAATTAGTATTGGATGGCATATAAAATAATACAATATTTAATTATTTTATATTATTTGTTTACCTTATTATTTAATTTATCTACAAATACTTCCTTTGCAACTCTCTTTATAATTTTCTCTTCCTTTTCGTAATCATTGTCGCCCTTTCCTCCCATAGATTCTATAACGATTTTATTGTATTGGTCTGATACCTTGGAAGAATATTTTTTCCAATCTGGATGCAACTTTTGAAATTCTGAAATAAGGTTTATATTTTTATTTGCCACTTTCTTAACCATCTTATGCATTTTAACTTTCTTCTCATCATCCTTTTCCCATTTATCTTCATCCTTAATATACATGGTTTCTCTTTTTTTGTCAGTGCAGTGAATGGGTCTCTCTGTTATATCCAATGTATTTAACTTCTTTATAATGATACTTGAAATGCCTTCGATATATCCAACATCTCCAACTTTTTCTAAATCAGAAAGTTGCAACTGGAGAGAATTTACAAAATCTGTAATGTTCATTGCGTTTTTACAAGTTTCATTTAAAAATACATTCAAGTTGAATGTTTGATTATGTGAATTGACATGATTGATATTATTATTAGTATTTGAAACACCATTTTTCAAAACTTCTAATACTAAATTCTTCATCTCTTGGCTTTCTTTTATTAAATAATTTATTAACTCATCTTTGTCTGTTATAGTATTATTTTCAATTGGTTTTTTAAAACAACATCCTTTACTTTTATGTCTCCATAACCCAGAACGTTCTTTGTATATTTTTCCACATTCACAATTAAATGTAGCAGAACTTTCTGGAACTTTTTCGTTGATATTTGTTGATTTTTTATGTTTTGCTGACATTAAATGTCGATTAAATTGACTTTTACGTGATGTATTAAAGTCACAATATTCACAATTAAAAATTTGTGAACTTTTTTGAACAATTTCTGTTGACATTTGTTGATATATTATCAACAGAAAAAGTTCCTAAATACTTTTTTAATAAAAAATAAAAAAAGTTATGGTAACAAAATGAAAATTATTTTTTTGGTGACGAGACCATAAAATTCAATTATGGTCACAGACCTTGTCTTTTTGGGCAAAGTATTTTGGGATTTCGAAAAATGGACAAAAAAAATGTCCAAAATTGAATTTCCCAAAATACTTTGCCCAAAAATATTCAAAAGTCGGTCCTACACTTTTTATAACATTTTTCTAACATTTATCTAACATTTGTCTTACCTTTTTGCGAGCCTTTTTGCGAAAACCTAAAAAAATATTTACATCATGAAATACATGGCTTTAAGTAGGTTATAAATATATATTATTTTTTATACTTGAAGTGTTGCAATGAAAAGTCATTTGACCGGCAATTTGGGCAGGTAACTAGGGTATCATCATTGTAAAACTTATGCCTTATAAGTGCGGCAAAACATGGTTTTCCAAAATAATGTCCACATGAAGTCTTGACTAAGTGCTTCAATTCGTGTGTATGTAAGCATAAACTGCATTCATGTACGGCTTCAAGTTTCGCACCTTTACTTCTAGTGACATGTATAGTAGAACACAACTTTTTATCTAGAGTAAATAAGCAATCATTTTCACACCACTTATTCATGCCATCTAATGCCTCCTCATACACTTCCCAAATAACATTGTTTACTTCATGTAGTTTTTTAAATTTTTTTGTAAATTTTATATGTTTATCAAATTCTTCTTGTAATTTGGAAAATGATTCCTCGTGTATTTTTGAAAACTCGTTATATAAATTATTGAATTGATTCCATGTAACAGATCTGTTGTCATCTAATTCGCTAATTTTATGTATGATGTTCTGCATTGTAAACGCAAGTTGTGAATAAGTTATACAAATTATTAAATTCCTATAATTTATTTCAATTTTTTTCTGCCTCTCCAATCTAGTTTGGCTCCACCTTTTCAAAAGTGGAAAATTAGCGAAATCTATCCTGCATCTTATGCAACAATTCATTATCATAAACCAAATTTCCTGAAGGCTTATACGATTTAATAGGTGTATATTCTTTCTTAGGTAGTTTATTTCCCTTTTGATTCGGGTCTTGTCTATTTAACATATAATCATTTGGGTCACTAGGTGCATTTGTAATTGTCTTATTGGCATCTTCATCATTTTCTTCTATTATTCTTTCTCCATATTCATTTACTACAATACCAGTTTTATTTTTCAACTCTGTTCTGACATAATCAGGCACCCAATGTTGCCATGATATAAATAATAAATTAGGGTGAATATATCGAACATTGAAACCATTTGTTTTCAATTTATCCATGATATAAGCAATACATGCAGCTTGATCATATTTTGGGACGCCAATCATGGTTTCAGGAACAATATACCAGCAAAAATTTTCATCAACCTTTTGTCTTGATGCGGTCTTGATTCTTACATGAATACGATTTAATATTTTATTAAATAATGCTAACTTACACAGATCCTGATGCCTCTTTTTTTCATATAGTTCATCAATACTTATTTTTTCTGAAAAATTGTCAATATTCTCTAATGTAAATATATTAGCCATTTAACATTCATTCAGAAAAAAAGATAAAAATATAAATGTAAAATAGTAAAATAATAAAATAATAAAATAATGTATTAAAATTAATCTATTATAAAATATTTAAATGACTATAAAACATTTAGTTATGTCTGGGGGCGGACCTACTATGTTACAAACATTGGGAGCATTATATCATTTGGAGATAAATGGGTTCTTAAATTTACGAGACATTGAGAGTATTTATGGAACATCTGCTGGTGCAATTATTGGAGTTTGTATTGCTCTTAAATTTGACTGGGAAACCATTAATGACTATATTATTAAACGTCCATGGAAAGATGTCTTTCCTATTAAAGTTCAAAATATATTGGATGCTTATACAAAAAAAGGTATTTATGATAATAAAACTATTGAAAAATGTTTTAAACCATTATTTGACGCAAAAGATATTCCAATAGATATAAATTTGCTGGATTTTTATGAATTAACAAAAGTAGAATTGCATTTCTTCGGTTTTGAAATTAATGAATATAAAGTTGAAGATATTTCACACTTAACACATCCAAATATATCAGTTATAACAGCTATACAAATGACGAGCGCGTTGCCCATATTAGTGACACCTATTTGCGTAGATGAAAAATGTTATGTAGATGGCGGCATGTCATGCAATTATCCGTTGAATTATTGTATTGAATCAGGGAAAAATCCTGATGAAATACTAGGGTTTAAAAATAAATATTCTGAAACAAAAAATAACATAACATCTGATTCTACATTGTTGGATTTTTTATTGAGTTTTATATATAAAGCAGTATTTAGTCTGAGCACAGATAAAAACCAAACAGAAATTCGAAATGAAGTTATATGTAATGTATGTCATTTAAATTTTGATTTTTTAAAGAATGCAATTAGTAAAATTGAAGTTAGAAAAGAATTGTTTGAAAATGGTGTTTCTAGTGGACAAACATTTTTAGAAAAATTAAACTCTAAAGATGCTAAAATAGACAATGAACATGACATATCATTAGAGAACAGTATTCAAGAATTGAACTAATGTATCTTTAGATGGTTTGGCATCATATTCAATGACTTGTCCATCCTTTAATAATTTAATTGTAGGATATCCCTCTATGTTGTATTGATTCATCATCTTATCAGTTTCAGCAGTTTCTTCTGAGCAATCCACATCTGTGAAGATAATTTTATAGCCATTGATGGATTTATTTTCATATTCAGCTTTTAAATCATTCCAAATGGGCTTAGCTGATTTGCAATGAGGACACCAATTTGCGTTAAAAAATAAAAGTTCTGCTGTATTGTTACTTTCAGTTCCAGTTGTCCTTTCATTATTAGGTTTATATTTTGCATTCATTTCAGGTAGAATATAATAATAATAATAATAACCAGCTACTAACAAAAAAAGAATTGAAGTTACAACAATAACAATAGTCGTACTACTCATACTTGTAAGTGAATTTGAAATTATATACATATAGCTATTAGAATTGCCTTGACCTCCTAAAGATAAGGATGAACCTGTTCTTGAGAGTGAATTTAAATTATAATTAGGTTCCATTTATATATATTCTAGAAGAAATTTAGATTGTCTTTTAACGAATACAATAAAGAATATAAAGATATAGCTTCCTATATACTTATACAAATATGCTATTTAGAACCAATAGAGGAGAGTTAGTCGAAATAAAAAAATATGATTTTGTAAATGATAAACTATATTATGAAAAAATAATGGAAATTAAAATGAAATTATCTAAAATTGAAAAAAATCATGATAGTAATAATAATACTCTTAAGTGTAAAAATAGCTAATAATCCAATAAAAAAAGAAAATATATAGCTGCACATTATGTTAGCATCTAGTTGCGCGCGAATAATGTCAGATTCTGCTACTGAACTGGCAGCCCTTAATATGTTTATTTGATTGTAATTTAAGAATAAAATATGTGCCATTATTCTCATAGCTATAGCTTTCATAAAGAGTGATGTTTTAAAGAAGTTGCTTAATGGGCTTATAACAAATAATATAATAATGACAATTGCACTGGCAGTACATATACAGATACTTTTAGTATCTTCCGTAAAAATTGTTATATTAAATGGTTGTGTGTTTTGCTCCATATACATTTAGTTATATTTTTTAAATTTAAATTTTATACTATATTTTTAATATAAATATAATATAATATGACACATACGCGTAAAAATAGAAATACACATAATAAAACTAGAAAGCGTGTATTTACTAAAAAAGATTATAATGCTGGAGATGGAATGCTTACTTCTGTTTGGGGACCACCAATGTGGCACTATCTTCACACGATGAGTTTTAATTATCCTGTTCACCCGTCTTTAAAAGATAAAAAACATTACAGAGATTTTATTGTCAATTTGCAATACGTATTACCATGTAAATATTGTAGAATTAATTTGGCAAATAATTTTAAAAAGAAACCTATACAAATGTGCGATATGGTAAGTCGTGAAACATTCTCTCGATATCTATATGAATTACATGAATTGATAAACAAAATGTTAAAAAAGAAATCAAATTTAACTTATTGCCAGGTGAGAGAAAGATATGAAAATTTTAGATCTCGTTGCACCCAAGAAAAAGCAAAGGTATTTACATTTAAAACTGGAAAAACTTTAAAAAATAAAAAAGAAAAAGGCTGTACAGAGCCTCTATATGGAAAGAAGGCTAAATGTATTATCAATATTGTGCCACAAGAAGACAGAACAGCCTCATTCAAAATGGACCAGAAATGTATAAAGACGCGTTACCATCCACCTTTACAAAAGGTGGAGCCAAACATTTAATTTAATAATGGATTATAAATCCAAATTTCATTAGGATACCAAACGCCATTATTATATGGTATGCCCTCACCTTTTTGTAATTGTTTTAATATATCATTTTTTGATTATTTGAAAATCTTATAGCAATTATATCTTTATTTTCATTATTTTCAATATCTTTTATTAAATCACTCATTTGTTTAAATGACTTTGTAAAAATATCATTCTGCATATGTTTTCATCCCATAATGTATTGTATTGATGAAAATTCTAATCTGTTTTCTCAAAAAAATAACGAATACAAATAATCATTTTGTTATAAAGTTATTTAAAAAAAATAACTTTATATTGTTTTATGTGATTTTAATGAGAAATGGTTTGGCTCCACCTTTCCCAAAGGTGGAATTACATACCAAATGTAGAAAAGTCATTTAATACTGCAACTGGTAATTCGTCGCTATTTATTGCGTTGTAATTTGGCACTTTTTTGCATTCAAATGATGACTCAGGACAGCGTCCACAAGGTTTGCATGCCGGACATGGTTCTTGTCTAGGTATGGTAGATGCAGCTGGACAAGCGGGACATACTGGAGGTACCACTTGCGACTTAAGAATATATAAATCTTCTTGCCCAGGTGCTATCATAGAAGCCGGCACTCCAGGAGGCAATGAGCTAGAATAATCAACAGCATTTATTGTTCCTCCATTAGGACCCTGAGCATAATATGCTGTGTTTCCGTATGGACCGGTTGCAGAAGCACCATTTACTTGAGCATTAGTTCCAGCAACAGCATTTCCGTATGGACCACTTGTATATGCGCCGTTATATGTCTGCACATTGTAACCAGTGCTACCATAATATTGTGTATTAGATGTACTATTATCTACTCCTGCTGTATGCGGATTAAAATAATATGTTTTATTATTTTTTGTTACTTGAATAGTTACAAAACCATTACTCGATTTAATTACTTTGGCTGTTGCATATACATTTCCATATGGACTATTGAATAATATAATTTTTTCTTGATTTCCATTAGTTGTTTTTAAATTATTTGATGTTAATATAAAGGTTTTTTCATTAGGTAATGTGACGTTTAAACTTTCTGTTCCATTACTATTCGTTATTACTATAACTTTACCACCATTTTCCCCCATAAATTCTGCACCACTTGGAATTCCAGTCGAGCTTCCAAAACTATTTTGATAAGTATCATACGATGTATAATATTGAGAATTGGGTAAATCAGTATTAGGATTGAAATATCTGTCATTAGAATATATATATGTCCCTTTATTGGTTTGTATTTGAATTACTTTTTGTCCATTATTGTCTTTAATAATGGTTGCATTTACTCCATTAGGGCCATAGAAAGTTGTGGCTGTTCCATTAGTACCATAATAATTAGTATAATTTTCTCTCACAGACCCAGTAGAAGTTGAAAGTGAATCCTTTCTGTCCTCGACATTAGAGTTCAATGTAACTTTTTCTCCATTAGGTAATGTCACATCAAGGCTCTGTGTTCCATCGCTATTTGTTTGAACTATAGCACTTCCTCCATCTGGTCCTTTATAAGTAGAACCATTTTGTAATGACGTCATCGTTTGCTGATTATGATTATAATTATCACCAGGAATATCGGCAGGAGTAGCAGCACCTGTTCCGCCATATTGCTGTTCTTGAATATTTTGTCTTACTTGTCCTTGTTCAAATCCTTCATAACCGCAATTACCTCCTAAAAAGGAACATATAACTAAACCCAATAATAAAATTAAGAAAAGAAATAATGCTTCAGTGTTCATTGTATAATTTATATAGTGAAAAAAGTTTATAATTATAATTAAATATAATTATAAAATTGAATCGTTTTTATAAAGAATTTATAAAACACAACTTATTATGAAGAATTCTGACTACACAACTGCAGTAATTATTGAGGACGATAAGGATAAGGATATTGTCTTATTATCTACACCAAAAAAACGGATATTGAAACCCAAAGTTGTCTTGGAAAAATCATATAACAAAGATCCAAATATATATGAAATTGGAGTCGACGAAGTAGGCAGAGGTCCATTATTTGGTCGTGTCTATACGGCGGCAGTCATTTTACCTAAAGATGACACTTTTGATTGTTCTATGGTCAAAGATAGCAAAAAATTCACGTCAAAAAAAAAGATTCAAGAGGCTGCACAATACGTGAAAGATAATGCATTAGCCTGGTATATATCATTTGAAGACGAAAAAACGATTGACAATATAAATATTTTACAAGCTACGCAGCTGTCTATGCATAATTCCATATTAGAAATAAGAAAACAGATGAATAAAAAACTTCTTGATCAAGGTATAATAGAGAAAAAGGACTACCAATATTCTCTCCTCATTGACGGCAATTATTTTAAACCATTTACTTATTTGGATAAGAAGACCAATCAAATCGGCACTTTACCTCATGTGACAATTGAAGGCGGCGACAATAAATATGCTTCAATAGCGGCGGCCTCTATATTGGCCAAAGTAGAACGCGACAAATATATAGCAGATCTATGTATAGAGAACCCAAATTTGGCAGAGCATTATGGTATTGATTCCAATAAGGGGTATGGCGCTAAAAGACACATAGATGGAATTAAAGAACATGGCATTACTATTTGGCATCGTAGAAGCTTTGGTATTTGCAAGACATTCCACCTTTGAAAAGGTGGAGCCAAACCCATCGATTTTGGAAGATTGATATTTCTACCTTTTCCACCTTTTCCACCTTTAAGAAAGGTGGAGCCAAACCCATCGATTTTGGAAGATTGATATTTCTACCTTTAAGAAAGGTGGATCAAAATAGCAACACTTTGGCTCCACCTTTCTTAAAGGTGGATTGGATAAATAAAATTGATACAAAAAATATTTTTTATATAAATTTCACAAATACTTATTACAAACGACTTAAAACCTAGACAAGAATTTATTAAATGAAAGTTTTAATTTTCGATACAGAAACAACCGGTTTACCAAAAAGTAAAATTATTAGTGTAGACACACTTGACAAATGGCCCCACATTGTGCAGTTTAGTTTTATTATCTTTGATACTGATACAAATACATTTACATTAACGCGCGATTTTGTAATCAAAATGGAAGAAGGTACAATTATTTCAAATGAGTCGATTGTATTGCATGGTATTACCAATGATATTTCGAGAGATACAGGAGTAGACATTCAAGTGGCTTTACATGAATTCTTCTTTTATTTGCGCGGCGTAGACCTGTTGGTGGCTCACAATGCGTCCTTTGATATCAATATGTTATATATTGAGCTGTTTCGAATTATATATTTAAAGCAATACCCAGAAGATCATATTTCTGCTTACAAGACTGATTTGCATTTCTTGACAAACTTTAAAAATATTTATTGTACCATGCAAGAATCGATTGATTTGTGTGCTATCATAGTAAAGGACAGATATGGACGCGAATACAACAAATTTCCCAAGCTGGTCGAATTACACAAACATTTATTCGAAACAACACCGAATGGACTGCATAATTCACTTATTGATATATTAATCACACTACGATGCTTTATGCATTTAACATATAAAAAAGATATTCTAACTGATTGTAATGATTTTATACAAGCAACGATGCAAATAAAATTTATCTAAAAGAATTGGTTTTTGTAAAATTATAAATTTTTTTTAAGCCGAACACATTTCGCAAATTTCATCTTTTTCTGAATTCTCAATTAATTCAGGTTCAATCGTAAATTGTTGAGCTTGGTGCTTCGCTTTTCTTCTCAAATAATAAATACCTGTCTTTAAACCTTTCTTCCAAGAATAAAAGTGCATGGATGTTAAGGTATTATAGGTCGGGTCTTCTAACCACAAATTTAAACTTTGACTTTGACAAATAAATGCTCCACGATCCGCAGACATATCAATGAGATGTTTCATTGGCATTTCCCAAACAATTTTATACTTGTTTCGTAAATGTTCAGGCACATTAGTCAATTGTTGTATAGAACCCTTATTGGCAATAATATTATTCTTTGTCTGTTCATTCCATAAACCTAGTTCAATGAGTTCGTGCATTAAATATTTATTGACCAACACAAATTCGCCAGCCAAAGTGCGGCGCGAATATAAATTACTTGTTAATGGTTCGAAACATTCATTGAATCCAAGAATTTGTGACGTAGATGCAGTAGGCATAGGAGCAACAAGTAAAGAATTTCTTAGACCATATTTGACAATCGACTCTTTTAGTTTAACCCAATCATAACGCCCAGACGATGGCTGAACGTTCCACATATCGTACTGCAAAATGCCTTTGGAAGCTGGTGACCCAATAAATGAACTATATGTACCAAGTAACTCAGGTTTCACATTTGTATTTTTATCAGACAATAATTCGTAATCATATTGATTTACAAATTCAAGTAGTTTACTCCTGTCTCCTTCTAATAATTCTTGTATTTTTTTAGCACGTTCTATAGATAGTTTATTGCTTTTTTCCAGAGCCGCATGATATATAGTCTCAAAAATCAATTTGTTGACTTCTACAGCCTTGTCTGAGTGAAAAGGAATATCCATTAAAATAAATGCATCAGCTAATCCTTGGACTCCAATGCCAATAGGTCTATGTTTTAAATTACTGGTTTTTGTTTTTTCAGTGGGATAATAATTAATATCAATGACCTTGTTCAAATTATTTGTCACAACTTTGGTTACTATGTGCAGTTTATCATAGTCGAATTGTTTAGTTAAAGGGTCTACGAAACTTGGCAGACCGATAGATGCCAGGTTGCAAACGGCGGTCTCTTTGTCGTCTGAATATTCTATTATTTCGGTACATAAATTTGAACTCTTAATGGTGCCAAGATTTTTCTGGTTCGATTTCATATTACAAGCATCCTTAAATAATAGATAAGGTGTGCCTGTCTCCATTTGTGCATCCAAAACTTTAAACCATAAATCACGTGCACCAATCGTCTTTCTACCTAGACCAGATGCTTCATATTTTTCGTAAAGTGTTGTAAATTCTTGACCATAGACGTCGGCTAATCCCGGGCATTCATGCGGACACATGAGCGTCCATTTGCCGTTTTCCTTGACACGTTCCATAAAAAGGTCGGAAATCCACAGAGCATAAAAAAGGTCACGGGCCTTCAACTCTTCGTCACCATGGTTCTTGCGAAGCTCCAAGAAATCCTCAATATCGGCGTGCCATGGCTCCAAATATATGGCAAAAGAGCCATTACGTTTCCCGCCTCCCTGGTCAACATAGCGTGCAGTATTATTAAAAACGCGTAACATAGGGACAAGACCATTGGAAGACCCATTCGTTCCTTGAATATGTGCCCCCTTGGCTCTTATATTATGGATATGTAGTCCAATACCGCCAGCCCATTTAGAAATACGAGCGCAATCATGTAATGTATTATAAATACCATCTAAACTATCATCTTCCATTGCAATTAAATAGCAACTAGACAATTGAGGACGAGGTGTTCCTGCATTGAAAAGAGTTGGTGTAGCATGTGTGAAGAATTTCTGTGACATCAAATCATAAGTTTCTTTTACCAACTCAAGTGCCACTCTGTTAATGTTTTCTCCATGAATACCAATTGCCACACGCATCCACATGTGTTGAGGACGCTCTACAATTTGACTACCAACCTTATACAAATAGGCGCGTTCCAAGGTCTTGAAACCGAAAAAATCGATTAAATAATCTCTGTCATAATCAATCATGGCTTCTATTTCGTCAGCAAATTTTGTAGTGAAATACCATAAATTATCTGAAATAAGTGACTTATGTTCTCCTTTTAAATTTGTAAAGTCATACAACTTTTTCATCGAATTGAAAAAAGATGGTTCCGTGTTCTTTTGATGATTTGAAATGATAATGCGACCAGCCAATGTGCCATAATCTGGATGATTAGTAGACATAGATGCGCATTGTTCGGCTGCTAATTCATCAATTTTTCCAGTAGGAATCTTATCATACAATTGGTCAATCACTTTCATAACGAGAGATGAATAATTTATTTGAATACCAGCTTCTTGACCCAACTTCTTTACTCGCTCTAGAATTTTATCAAAGGCTACTTCCTGTAATTCACCATTACGTTTTGTTACGTGCATTTCTTCTTGACTCTCCATATTATATACTATAATTTAAAGGGATGGTTTTAAACCCTTTTATTCCACCTTTAAGAAAGGTGGAGCCGAAATATATTCCACCTTTAAGAAAGCCAAAATATATTCACCCTTTAAGAAAACCAAAATATATTCCCCCCTTTAAGAAAACCAAAATATATTCCCCCTTTAAGAAAACCAAAATATATTCCCCTTTATTTTAAGTTCCACCTTTTTTAAAAGGTGGATATATATATATATATGAATCAATTCTTATTTCTATTTTTAATTCTAGTAGTAGCTCTAGGAATTCCTATTGTGTTAAATATGAGAAATCCAATGCAACTTCTTGAAGGGTATTCTAATTATACTTTAACAGGAGCCAATAGTGCATATCCTCAGGCACAAACTTCTATATTATTGCAAGATATATATCCTGCAATAGGAAAAAATCAAGTGTCGAATGATACTTCTGAAGTTATTTGGCAAGATTATCCTACATTTGAGGTTGGTTCTTATGACCAAATAACCAATAATATTCGATACCCTGACCAACCTGATAATGGAACATGCACACCTGCAGGTATGTGTAATGCTCTTTACTATAAAAAAAACATTGGTAACAATAATGTTATACCCTTGCCTCCAGTAGAACTAGGTTGTGGAACACGTGTGGGTTATTTTGATACGGATGTTAATTTGTTGCCATATAGAACAGACACTGCAAATATATTGTATTAATACATTTTTAGACTTTTTACACGTTTTAACATTTCAAATGCAGTTTTTATAATAAGTTTGAAATGTAAAATTTGTATAATATATATTATTATAATATAATATGCATATAGAAGCAAGAGATTTTACTTTATTTGTTAAAAGAATACTTAATATTTTTTTCATTGGAAAGCGTGTTTTAGATGTTGGTTCAGGAGATATTAATGGTAATAATCGTTTTTTATTTGAAAATTGTGAATATGACGGAAATGATGTAATACAAGCAAATAATGTAACGATTGTATCAAAAACAAAAGATTTACCTTTTGAAAAGAATACATTTGATACTATTATATCTACAGAATGTTTTGAGCATGACCCAGAATATAAAGAGTCATTTATTAAAATTTATAATATGTTAAAACCAGATGGTTTGTTTTGTTTTACTTGTGCTTCAAGTGGTAGAGATGAACATGGCACAAGAAGGTCAGATCCTAATTGTTCTTATGGAACAATTGGTAATTTAGAAGATATGTCAGATTATTATAAAAATCTTACAGAAATAGACCTAAATGAATCATTACCATTAAACAATTTGTTTTCAGCGTGGGATACATATTATAATGATAATTCAAAAGACCTATATTTCGTGGGAATAAAAAAAGGAAATTCTATTTTAAATTCTTTAGAAAAATATGTAAACAATGGCGTTGTAAATACTTCCTTTTTGTTTTTTTTTACAAACGAATATTATCGAAATCGAGACAGCTGATTCATATAATATCAGCATTTGAAATGTTAAAAAGTGGATTATTATATTAGCTTATATTAATTGAACAAATGACACAAAGTCATTTATTTACAAATACAATTATGTATAATTTTAGAAACGAAATTGATAGTATTATTGGAGGTATGCAAATAATGAATATGGACGAATTAACAAAATATTTTTTACCAAGTGAATTAGATACTCCAGAAAACAGAGCGCATATGTGGAAAACTTTTTTTGAACATATACACGATTTAGAAATCTGTCAAGCTGTAGAAATTGCCTATTTGACATCTGTTTTGAAGAAAGCATTGAATAATGAGAATTTTGATTTTGCATTTATTTTTTCGGATATAGTGGAAGAAGAAGATGCAGATTTAGAAGCAAAGATGAAACCATTAATTAGTTTTATCATTGTAGAGAGAAATGAATGCAAAAAATACGGAAATGCATATGCTCTAAATTATATATGCTCTAAAGTAAAAGGTCTAGGTTCCCTGTTAGTAGGACTATATGTATATTCTATATTTAGTCATCCACTCATTGATAAGAGTGACCTTCGTGTAAAAAAAATAGAACCTCCTACAAGTGACGAATATTATGGACCAGCAATTCTACATATGGGATTATTAGAATTGAGTGGTGGGTATCAAAATGTACCAGCATTTTGCCTATATTCTAAATTCGGTTTTGTGGAAGATCATACATTATCAGGTTATACTAGTAATTGTTTTAGAAGTGATGCAAATATAGCCATGAGAACTAATTTTCCAAAAGAAATGACTCGAGAAGATATTAAACAAAAAGTTGTTTATATTTTATTGGGAAGGGAATCAGAATTTGAAAAACCAGTTATTTGTAAATTTAAAGATCCAGAAATGCAAGGTTATGTAGCCTGGTTATATGGTGAAAAAAAGGCAGCTAAAATAGAATATGAAAAAATGAAACCTCAAGCTAATTTTGTTATAAATAAATTAGAAAATGGTAGTTTAAAACCAGAATTTAAAGAAAAATTGGATGCATTTGAAAGCAAAGTAGAAAAAAGTATTGCAAAAATAATGGAGATAGAAGCGCTATCTAGTGAAACTACTTATACCAAATACAAACATGCTACTTCCAATGCTATGGGAAAAAGGAAAAGAAAAAATACTAAAAAAAAGAAAAGAAAAACATATACAAAAAGAAAAACATATACAAAAAGAAAAACATATACAAAAAAAAACATATACAAAAAGAAAAATGAAAATGAGAAAAGGTGTAAAACACATAAACGCAAATATAAATAAATTTTTATATATTATTTTTTTTAATTAGCAACTGACAACCCTTGCTTTCCGGCTCTACATATGATTTTGCAGATTCCGTTTTTATTTTCCTATTTGGCGCCCTGTGTTCATAACCACTAACGCGTTCTTCTTCTACAATTTTCCAAACTTTTTCTAATTGACCAATATTATTTTTAAACCATTCATGATTGCGCAACACAAGGACACACGACAATTGCTCTAGTTTCCAGTATATATATTTTGTATATGTATATTTGTAAGGTTCTGATTCATATAAAGTAATTGTTTCTTCTTCCCATCGTGAAACTTCTTCATCACTCTTCAAATGAAGTGGTTTATATACGTAAAAAGGAGTACAATCTTTTGTATAAAATTGAATAATTATACCTTTCTCCTTTGTAGAATCGACGTCCGATTTGAAGGTTTGACTATCAGGATATTCAACAAACTTGGTTTCAAAAAAATCGCATTCATCTAGGCCACATACTTCCATTTGCAGCTGCATTTGGACCCAATATTCTTTCTTTGGGATACCGGTAATATCTCGACTCACCGGATTTTTGATTTCCAACATACGACCATAACGTTCTGAACTTTTGTCCACATTAATTCCATCTGGAGATGCACCTATAAACTTGTATACAGAATGCTGAATACAACCAAAGTCCTCTATTTTTGTCTTATATATGCTCTCATATAACATGACAGATAATGGCTCATATTTTTGCCCGTGATGCATGGCACTATTGGTATTTACATTATTAATAACCTTGACATCCTCATCTACAACTAGTGGTTTTGCAGGCTGACATTTTTCATAAATAAGCTGATTTATAGCAGCTGGTGACTCGAATGCTTTCCATGCATTGCTAGCAGTAATCAAGTTTGCACGAAAGGCATACCATTCAGGTGTTCTTTGAACCGGCTGTGGAATACCTCGTAACCTCTGAATAATTTGTTCTAGTTCAATAATATGTTCAGAACACAACTCTATATCGGTTATTTGACTTATATTTATAGAACGCTCAGGGTGAAACAATGTGATAAATATTTGAAAAGCATCGTCTAATAGTTCATTCATATCATCTTCAATATCCTCTCCATAATCGAGACCTTCAATATGGTCTTCCATTTGAATATAAAACATATCTTTAATTTCTTCCAATAATATTTCGTGAAAATCAGGCTCTGAAATGACATGAGGATGATGTGTCATAAATTCATCCATCAAATGGATAGCAGATTCAACTAATTCAACCGCATGTTCGTCGGTAAAAATGGATGGTTCGTCCTCAAATACTAATGTATATAATATATCATTTAATTCTTCCATATCTTGTAAATAAATATGCGACATATAAAGTTATATATATTACTTTATATGTTTTTAATATAATTATCTATATTATAATCTAATTTATAGATTAATTTTCATCATCAGAATCAGAATCATTTTTAGTTTCGACAATTTTATTTTTAATAGTCCCATGACCATGATTTTTTTTTGGTGCGAGTGATTTTAATGTGCAAACTCGTTTATCCATATTTTTAAGAGTAAAATGTTTATTTGACTTGGTATAAGCTAACGCAGGTATTTCTTTAATAATACCATTTTCCTTGTCATAAATAACATCTTTAACACGTGATAATTTTTTCTTATCAAGGCTATCTTTTAAAAAAACAGCAAGTAATTTACACTCTTCTTCATCTATTTTTTTTTCATTTTTATATAGTTCTACAAAATCGATTAATTTTTTATATTTTATGGTTTTATTTAATTTACACCATGGTTCGTTACTATTATTATTTTTTTCTGCTTCAAGAAACTTTTCCAAATTAGATAAATCATTAGCAGATTTTGTTTCAAGTAATGGTGCCCCATTTAATAACATAGTCTTATATTTAATATTCTTGAGCTCTTGACATTCTTCTGCAATATATTTGACTTCATTTTCTTCAATAATGTCTTCCATATAATATAATATGGTATCTTCATTTTAACTCAGTTTTGTAAAATAGTTAATTATAGTTGATTTTTTATATCAGTTAAATATTATATTAAATAATATCCACTATAATATTATATATGACAGATGAAACCCCAAAAACTATCAACATAACAGGAACAAATAATAGATATCATATGAAGAAAATAATAGATAATAAACCCATAACAGAACCAAAAAAAAGAGTAGTTTCTGAAAAATGGTCATTTACGGAAGAATATTTTGAACATAGTAATCAAATAAAAATGGTTTCTAATATTTTAAATGATATAGAAGGAGAAAAAAATGTATTAGATAAAAAATATATAGAAGGAGAAAAGGATGAAGATGTAGTAAAAATTATTATTCAACAAATAAATAAAAAAATATCCGGTTATAAACAACAGGATATTATTAAAAAAAAATTAGATGTACAACAATTTATTACATTTGAATCAGTTATAAAAAAAATGGTAGAATGTGAATTGAAATGTCGTTATTGTAAAAATTCAATGAATGTATTATATGATATTTCGCGAGAATTAAAACAATGGTCTGTAGATAGGATTGATAATGATTTTGGTCATAATATAGATAATTTTCATCTAGCATGTTTGGATTGCAATTTAAAACGTAGATGTAGAACAGACGAGAAATTTTTATTCACAAAAGAATTAAACATTATAAAACAAGATAGTACATAGAACAAAAAAGTCAATTATTCATCTTCTTTTCTCTCTTTAAAATAATTCATAATATCATTCTTAAATTCTTCACAAAATAATTTTGTAGGTATTAATAATCCATTTTTATGATATTTTAAATGTTCAGAAGGTGAAAATTTGTGATCTACCAAAATTTGCCATCGATTCGTATATTGTCTATTTTGTTTTGAGCCGTGATAATGATGATGAATTACACCAGGAATATATCCTAATCTTAATTTTCTAGCATTTTCTTGAAAAATCAAAATACTATTTTTATAATCTTCATGATAATCCATATTGAGTGTATTTTCTACTTTATTTATAAAAGAAAATGCCATCATATTGTCTCCAGAACCTAATACACCTTTATCATAAATTCCGCCAATTTTTTCATATGCCTTTCTTGTCATTGCCCATGCAAATCCAGGATGCCAATAATTACCTCCTTTTGCAGTATATGATTTTTGTTTTGAAAAACTATATCCAAAGCCATTAAAAATATTCATAGTATTTTTATCTTTATCCATATCTACAGCATGACTGAACAATTGCACAACATCTTTGCAACCATTTAAAATTTTTAATGTGTCTATAGCCCATGAATTACTTTCAAATTCTATATCAGCATCAATCCATGCAAATGCTTTCCAGTTATTTGGTAGAAGTTTAGTTACACCTAAATTCACCATATTTTCCTTATGCCAAATAGGTGTTTGAGTTTTTAATTGTAAATGTTTTTTATTATTTTTATCTGTAATAATGAAACGTTGGTCGGGATAAATAAGTTCGACAATATATAAATTAACGTTTTCTTCCTCTTCTTCAAATCTTTTCATAAATTCCCTACATAATATGTATCTTCTTGCATATAAACATGGATTTGATATAACTATAATAACGTTTAATTTTGCTTCAATTGTGGTATTATTAGCAATAGCATGTTTAATATCATTTACTTTATAGTCAATGTTATCAATTTCAATTCCGTTTATAATCGTCATTTTACTAAATAAGAATATTTTAAAATAATATTTTAAAATATTTTAAGTTTGTTCAAAATATTTTAAGTTTGTTCATAATATTTTAAGTTTGTTCATAATATTTTAAAAATAATATAAAGTATAATTCGTATGGAATGGAAATGGACAAAAGGTGAACCATATGAACGTTCTAGAAGATTAAAACATGTACAGGAATTAGAAAATAAAGAATTTAGTAAAAATATGGAAACGTCTGCTTATACATCATCATTGCATCACGACGAAAATACATGGGATATTTTGAATCAAACCACAGATGGTTCTCTATTTAAAGTTTCGAGTAAGAGAGAAGATCTAGACACAAAAATATCCGATAGAGGTTTAACACAACAAATAGGGTTTAATCCTTTTTTAGGTGAAAACAGCTATATTAATGATGTAGCTGTTCGTGATCAGTTTCTAAAACCAATTAATACAACACAAGGTGAAATGAAATCAAAAGAATATAATTAAAATAAATGCTAAAGATTTATGCTAAAGATTTATTGCACATAGTGTATAACAATCTATTAACAAAGTAGGCGAGGAAAATATTAAATAACATAAGAATACCACCAAGTATATTTCCTCTGGAAAGAGATTTAAAATCCTTGAAAAGAATAAATATTTCTGCGACAAAAGCAACTACAAGAATAACAAAGAATAACATTGTCCAGAAGAAAAAATAAACACACGCTTGTTTATCTAAGGGTCCAGATATAGAATTCATGAAATCTGACATATATATAATATACATAAAATTATATAATTTAAAATATATAAAATTTAAATTATATATAATTTAAAATATCTAAATTTTATATTTTAAAAATGAAAAGACTTAAATATGTTTCAAACATTCTACCATAATGAATGTTTCAACAAGTTATACAACGCAAAATGAACTATTACTAAATAATTTAATGGAATTTTATAAAAATGAGCAATATCTTACAAAGATGCTAAAAATAATTACTGGAGAATCTAAAATATCATTACGTATTGTCGACTGGTTTGCTACAAATTACGCTAAGAAGAACTATACATTATATACGATTAGTCATGACAATACACCTGCTATTCGTTTTAAGGTTTACTTTGATTATAAGCTCAAATTGAAAGCATATAGTAAGAAACGTTTTGATCCATTTTGTCGCTGGGATAGGATAAGCATTCCATATAAGAGCGGAACATGTATTGAGACCACTATCGGGCAATTAAACTTTTTCAAATGGGCGCTTGAAAATAGGGTAATTGAATATATCGAAGATAATTATGAAACGATTGAAAAGGACATGAATAGTCGTAACAGCACTTCCAAAAGAAAGGAAACATTGGCGGATAATTCAAAGACGCGTAAAAAGAGAGAAGAGTTGTCAATTTCCGCTACAAAAAGCATCAAGAAAGAGGAAGTGGAAATTGTAGTAGAGTTTCATTGAAAATGTTTGATTTTGCTTTTGAAAGTAAAAGCTTTCGGTTTTTAAAAACGAAAACAATATTTCAATATAATGATAAAAAGACATATCTATATATATTATTATAATGGAACAACTAAATATAGTTGAATTGATTGAGAGCAATCCAATCACAAAATTGTCTTCTGACTATAATGTCAAACTACTTACAAAAATAAAGGCAAATTTTAGTGATTTTGAACAACAATTATTTTTGAAAACTTAAGGATAAATATAAAAATGCGGATATAAGCACTATGCAACTTTTTAGGGTCGTGTTCACATTAATGATCATCATTGGATTTTTGATAAAGAAGCAAATCATTATAATTAAATAATAACCTCCAATATTATTTAATTATAAATCAAATATAAAAATATATAAACCTCATTTTTATTTAAATACTTTTCGTCTATTTTATTATACATTTGTATATGGGAAATTCACAATCTATCAGAAAAATAAATTTTCAGGATATTCAATATATTATTAGATTGCCCGAAAGACATATTATGATTAATACATTGCCAGTTTCAGAACAAGATTGTTTGTTACCAAATACCATGAATATACATAAAGAAGAAGAATTAATAAACCAGTTGCTGCAAAATAGTAAAAAAGCAGTAAACATTATTATTTATGGTAAGAATTGTAATGATAATACATTATATACAAAATATCAACAATTGACTTCTCTCGGATTCTATAATGTGTTTGTATATCCTGGGGGGTTATTTGAATGGTTACTATTACAAGACATTTATGGTGTAACAGATTTTCCTACAACAAAAAAAGAATTAGATTTGCTGCGATACAAACCAAATAAAATACTAAATATAGCTATTTTAGAATAATATTTATTTAAGTATTCATATAACTATATAAATGATTCCAATGAATCAAGTTTTTCATTTTTTTCTGTTAGGTGCTTTATTAATTAGTTTCTATTTTTTTATAGATATATTAGTATTCAAAAATAAAATCCATTCTGATATTTTTTCCACATGGCAATTTCCCATGTTGCTAGCTATTTATTTAGATACTATTTATAGGTTATAATAAATTCGTGAATTCATTTTTAAATTTACATAATGCTATATTTGATAATTCGTCGGCGCGTTTATTCAAATCACGCAAAACATGGTTGTATTCAATAGTTTCAAATTTTTTCTCCAAATTTTTAGCAGTTTCAAACAAATTCAATAAGCTGGGCGAACTACACTTGTATTTACCTGTCATTTGATAAATGACAAGTTGACTATCTCCTTTCACCAATAAAGATTTTATATTCATATCGATTGCTTTTTGAAGACCCAAAATAAGACCTTCATATTCTGCTTGATTATTGGTTGCTTTTACTCCAACAAAAGATGTACCAGACCAAATCTCATTATCATTCTTGTAAATGACTGCACCTGCTCCAGACAAACCAGGATTCCCCTTGCTACATCCATCAAAGAATAATTTATATTCAAAATCGTATTTATTAATTGTTTTAGTAACATTTTTAATAATGATTTTTGGCGCATATTGTAGAGTAGTTTGACGTAGCATCATGTATAATATATAATTTATATAATAACTTTAAACCTTTGACAAATATAAATATTATAATGTAATATAAATAAATGTTGATCCCTTTATTTCTTCTCTCTTTATTTACATCAAGTGTTTTATCTGATAGTGAATGTCCAAATGTACCTGGCTTACCTGGTGACAGACGCAAAGATAAGAGTAAAATGCGAATTGTTCAATATAATGTAGAATGGCTATTTATTGATTATAATAGTGAAGCCAATTGTCCTGGTTATGGTTGTACATGGGTAAATCAATCAGAAGCCGAAATACATATGGATTATGTTGCAAATGTTATAAAAGTTTTGGAGCCAGACTTTATTAATTTTTGTGAGGTAGAAGGCTGTGATGAGTTGAATATATTGAAATCAAAATTAGATGACTCTTATATGCCGTACTTAAAAAAAGGCACCGATAGTGCAACTGGTCAGAATGTTGGATTCTTATCTCGAATTGACCCAGTAATAAGTGTATATCGCACAGAGGCACGTTATAATTATCCTATTCCTGGATCCAAATGCGGATACACTGGTGCGACTACTTCCACTGGTGTAAGCAAGCATTATATTACTGAATTCGAATTTGGTGGTATGCAAGTTGCGGTTATTGCTGCACATTTAATTGCTATTCCAACAGACTCATCTAGATGTGCACAGAGAGAAGGACAAGCGGCTATTTTACAGGAGTTGATTATGGGTTATGTAAATGAAGACTATGAAGTAATTATGATGGGTGACTTTAATGATTATGATGCTGAAGTGATGGACATCAATAATGACAAACCAAAGTCGCAAGTGTTGGATATTTTAAAAGGTATCACAGGCGATTATGTAGGCAAATATGAATTATATAGTGTTGCAGAAAATATTTCACAAGACCAGCGATATAGTGATTGGTACAACTCGGATAACAATTGCAATACGGATTCATTGCGTGATTTCTCTATGATAGATCATATATTGGTAACGGATGTATTAAGAAAAAATATTTTTAATGTTTTTATTTATCATGGTTATGATGAATATTGTGGCAAATATGAGTCTGACCATTTTCCTATAATAATTGATTTACAATTTTAGAGATTCGACATCTTTCTGCGCTTTTCTATGTAACTTTAAAGATTCCTTTCTAGAGTAAGCCGTTTTAAATAGTTTGTCCGAGCGCATCTTAAAGACACGATAATCGAATAAGTCAAATGCTTCATTAAGAGCTGTTGTGTATTCACACTTATCACGATGCATTGTATACATAATGCACCTATCAATATCATATGCTGCAAGTAAATCGGCTTCTCTCACAATATGATATGCTAGCTGATATTCTCCCAAGTCAGGATATCCACGTGCCTTTACTTTTGAATACGACATTGTTGAAATAATTTTGCTCATTATTTCTAAATCTTCTGGTCTCATAATGTCGGACAAATAGGATTTGTATTTAATTATACCTTCTGATTCATCCATATATTTTTTATCGCTCATATCGTGACCAATAGCGGCTGCGAAAATAATTTCCTGTTGTTGTTCTAAAAAGGGATTATTTTTTAATTCACTTTCATAAATGCGTTTTGCATAACCAAACACTTCCATTGCATGTTTTAAACCATGTGATTCGTCAATATTATATAATTCAGTTGTTTCGCCTACATATCTAAATGAACGATTCAATAAAGGCGTTAAAGATAATGCTGATGTCATGAATTTCATGTGTAAGATGTAACATTATTTCTTTTTTTAAAATCAAATTCAATTTTTTTTCAAATATACTCGCATATTTCTGCAACCAAAATACCTTCTTTTAAAAAGACTTTGAATGGTTTCCCACAGCCGTATATTGCGTTTGTTTGAATATATTGTTCGCAAACTTCTTTTGACGAATGAGGATCAATTTGTTGTCCATTATTTTTAAAGGTACCATGGCGAAAAATTGCACAATTTATTTCTAAAATTTCTATATATTCTTGGCAATGAGGACACGTGACGATAATATTGTTAGATTTTTCCGACATTCAATAATATATATATAAAAAAATATTTATATTATTTATTAGTTATTAGTTATTAGTTATTAGTTATTAGTTATTAGTTATTAGTTATTAGTTATTAGTTATTAGTTATTAGTTATTAGTTATTAGTTATTAGTTATTAGTTATTAGTTATTAGTTATTAGTTATTAGTTATTAGTTATTAGTTAGCGTGTGAAATAATTAATCTCATACAACCAATCTTCCATTTGAGTTGTATTTTCATGAATATCTACGTTTCCGTCTAAAACTAGTTTCTCTGTATTTATGTGATTACTTTGCAACATTTCTTCGTGATATTTATCACAGCTGGTTAAATAATCCAACGGAATACAATCTTCACCTTGTCTGCCCCTGTTTGAAATACGAGCATGGCAAATTTCTGGTGCCGTCTTTACATATACAATCTTGTGCACTGGAAATTCCTCGGAAAAGGTATCAAACCAATTCAAATAAATCTGATAACAAACGTCTTCCATTTTACCGGCCTCATATAACATCTTGGCAAATACATAGCGATCTGTATTTAAACTACGCTCTGTAATAATAGTATACTTCTTACCGGGCTCGAGACCTTTCAATGCTTGACGTAAGACATTTAATCGCGAAATATAGGCCATCATTTGAAAGGGAAATGAATATGCTTGTTGGTTTTCATAAAATTTCTCCAAAATTGTTTTACCATTTGCGTCTTGAATTGTTGCCCATTCATCAACAGGTTCTTTCAAGAAAATGATACACGGGTTATTTTTGTATTCTTCTCTCAAATGTGACATCAATGTGGTTTTTCCAGAACCGATGTTACCTTCAATAGAAAGAATAATTAAATCTAAAGTTGCAGCCATATTGATATAATATACTTTCAAATATTTTATTATTTTTATTTCAATTTTAAAAAAAATTGACTAATAAAATAAATATAAAGAGAATTACACAAATTATATACCTACACAGAACAATGGATTTACAACAAAGAAAGCTCAAGAAATCAGAATGGGACTCTATTGAAATAGCAGTTTCTAAATCAGAAATGGATGTATTAAGCATGATTATGCAAGGATACCACGATGTCAATGTAAAGATAAATAATAATCTCTCTATCTTTACATTCTTGAAAATAGAATTTTCAGAGAAAATGGAAGATTATTTATATAATAAATACTTGCGCGCCCGCGCTGACAAAATTGAAGAAGGATTGAAAGAAATGAACACCAGTTATAAGCAGTTAAAATTGGATACCGACGTGAAAATAAATTCGGCAGACAAGGTTCGTTTGGAGCGGTTTGATGAAGATTCTTTAAAAAGGAATGACCTTTATGAGTTTGTGTTGATGACACACATGGAAAAAATATTGGAAAGCAAGAAGTCAGGAAATGACAAAAAATTACATTATCATTATTATACGCTTTACAAGCTGATTCGCAACAATATTGTAAGACTAAATAAACATATTATTGAGATTACTAATCGCGTATTAAATATCTTTGAATGCGATGTCAATAAACTTACCATTATTGAGAATGCAGTGGAATTTATTGAACGCAATGACAACCTATTAAAATACGGAGATTTGACATTGTATCAACATCAGAAGGAAATCTTCACTGCTTGCAAAAATGCGAGGCCTAAATTGATGTTGTATATGGCGCCAACTGGAACGGGGAAAACTATGACACCAATTGCTTTATCAGAGCAGAAGAAGATTATCTTTGTATGTGCTGCTAGACATGTTGGTTTGGCATTAGCAAAGGCTGCTATTTCAATGAAAAAGAAAATTGCTTTTGCATTTGGTTGTTCAAGTGCTTACGATATTAGATTACATTATTTCGCTGCAAAAGTATTTACCAAAAACAAACGTACTGGTGGCATCGGAAAGGTCGATAATAGTGTTGGCGACAATGTAGAAATTATTATTTGTGATATTCGCTCTTATTTGCCTGCTATGTATTATATGTTGGCATTCTTTAGAGCAGAGGATATTATTATGTATTGGGATGAGCCGACCATTACATTGGATTATGCCGAGCATGATATTCACAAGACAATTCAGGCTAACTGGAAAGAAAACATGATACCAAATGTGGTGTTATCCTCGGCAACATTGCCAAAGCAACACGAATTGACTGAGACGATACCAGATTTCCTGACAAAGTTTCCTGGTGCCGAAATTTGCAATATTGTTAGTCACGATTGCAAAAAATCAATTCCTATTATTAATAAAGATGGATTTGTTGTGGTGCCGCATTATTTGAGCGAAACTTATCAGGATATTTTAAAAGTCTCTAAACATTGCAGTGATTATTTGACATTACTGCGTTATTTCGACTTGAAAGAGGTAGTTGACTTTATTGCCTATGTGAATGGCAATCATTATGGTAATACCAAAACGCATCTGGACAGGCATTTCGAGACTCTTTACGATATTAATATGAAAAGTATAAAAATGTATTATATAGTCTTAATGCAAAACATTGTTCCAGAAAAATGGCCATATATATACACGTATTTCCGGCATTTGCGTAGTCCTAGAATATTAGAAAATGGCACTATCGATACAAAGGGTACCAAAATTGTCAAGTCAAAAAGCATTGGTCCTGGTACAATAACTGGTGGCTCTACAAATATATTGGATGGTGCTCCACTGACGAGAGTAGCAAGTCAGCAAGGAATTCCAGTAAAAGCCGGCACATCTGGTGTATATGTGACGACCAAGGATGCTTACACTTTAACAGATGGTCCGACTATATTTATCTCGAATGATGTAGAAAAGATTGCCAAGTTTTGCATTCAACAGGCAAATATTCCCTCTATTGTTATGGAAGATTTGATGAAGAAAATCGAATACAATAATGTTATTAATGAGCGGCTATCTATTCTGGAGTCAGAACACGAATTAATAAAAGAGCAAGGTGACCAGCAGGCAAAGAACAATGTATCGAGTTTCCATAATGGCAGCACTATTACTGGTAGAAATAAGAGCAGCAAGGATTCCAAAAAGTCGTCTCGAGATTGCCCGGAGGAAATGGAGAATAAAGGCAAGCTGAATAAATTGACCAATGAAATTAATGGTCTGAGAGCGCTTATAAAATCAGCGTCATTAAATGATGCATTTATTCCAAATAAGAAAATGCATTTGGATAAATGGACGGCAAACTTTGAAAAGCCAGCTAGTGGTGCTTTTACAAGCAATGTGGATGAGCAATTTGTGTGCGATATTATGGCTCTAAAAGGCGTAGAAAATTCTTGGAAAGTATTATTGATGATGGGTATTGGTGTGTTTATTAATCATGAAAACATTACTTATACGGAAATTATGAAGAAGCTGGCTGATGAGCAGAAATTATATATGATTATAGCTTCGAGTGATTATATTTATGGAACTAATTATCAGTTTTGTCATGGTTTCTTGAGCAAGGATCTAGATTTAACACAAGAAAAATTGATCCAAGCTATGGGGCGAATTGGGCGAAATAATATCCAGCAAACATATACCATTAGGTTTCGAGATGATGAGCAGATTGCAAAGTTATTTACATCGGAGACGGATAAGCCGGAAATCATTAATATGAATCGATTATTCAATAGTAAAAAAGTAGTGTGGGAAAATAATAGTTATCAAGAAGTTACAGAATCACATGAATAAGATAGTTAAAAAATTATATATAAAATTATTTAAAATTTATATAAAAATATTTACATATAAATTTTTTATTTTAACATTCTCCACAAGGTTTTTTTATATTACCAAAATAATATATTAAATTTTTGTATTATTTGGTTTATTATATTCGTATACTTTCTCTCTTAAAATTATATAATATTCATATCTTTCTTTTGATAGTTCTGATTCATATACTTTACAATTTCCTGTTGCGATTGATTCTGTTTTTTTCTTATCTATAGCTGAATTAGGATTATTTTGAATGAGTGTATTATATATTTTTATAGTTTTCCAGCCTTCTAATACTTTTTCAAATATAAAAATAACTTCTTCGCCAGTAATATCGCGTTTTGCAGTACGTTTTTTCTCTCTTCTTTCTTTTTTCATTTGTATAAAATCTTTTTTGTATTTGTTATCCATGTTATAGATAACAAATATATTTTTATATATGTGTTTCGTTAAATTGTTTCAATAAATTTAAATAATGGTCATATCTTTCTTGTACTAATTCAGATTTATAAATTACTGATTTACCATTTTGTAAATTTCTTTTTATATTTTTAATCATATCGATAGTAATATTATTTTTGTTTTGTTCTA